TGGAGCAAGTATTAGAGCAGGCAGAGGCGTTGGCATGGAGGCTGGTCTTGGTCTTATTAGACTTGGCAGAGCAAATAGGGGTGACTTCAAAGACCTGGAAGGAACTGGTACTGGACCCCTTGGAAAAACCCATGGTGCAACTGGAGCAGCCTTACAGCAGCAGCTTCAGGAATCCTACGATAGCGCTGCAGCAGCTGGTGACCAGGAAACAATGGCAGCTGTAATTAAGCGGTCTAGAGCCGTAGGCGCCGAAATAGTTACACAAGGTGCAGCTGGAGGAACCATTGCAGGACTCGGAGCTTCGGCTTCGGCTATTGCTTCAGTTCTTAGGAATGCAGCATCTCAGATTTCGCAGATTACGTCCAAGATGTCAGGTCCCGCGCCTAGGAGAGCCTAATGGGTCGTCCTCCTGTATATGACATAATCAATGATTATGAAAAGTCTTCCAACTCATATGTAATGAGTAATCCGCATTGGATTATTCTAGTCATAGGACTGAGTAACCCAGTTACATACTCCAGAAGCACCTTTAAAAGTTTGAAGCTTGAGGGTGAGGACGATAATGGAGGCGTCGGAGTACGGTCCAGAATGATTATCACCGATGATTGCCTGGGGTTGAATGTAGCAAATTCAAAGGGAAGCTACATCAAAACTCTTAATGCAAATCTAAAGACAGCAAACATAAACTACATTTCCAATATATTACCGGGCGACTGGATATTGGCATGGATTGTTAACAGCAGAGACAGATTTGATTCTTTGTTAGGTAGACTTGGAAATGACACTGCTGAGTTTCCATGCAACTTGTTTAATGATGGACTCAAGTTCGTGGGCAGGGCTCATGACATTCGCTTGAACCTAGATGTAGAACCTTCGTCTGGAATGAAGACATCAAATGTTAGCCTCAGTGCAATTGGGTTCAATGAACTATCTACGCAATTCTTTTTTAACCCGTTCTTGGCAGCTGTTATAGACTCCAGAGATGAACTTCAAAATTGGTATGCAAAAATAGGCTTATCTGGAGACTTCTTCACGAAGATTCTTAGTGTCGATAAAAACAATACCAACACTATCATTCCCACGATACTAGATATCGTAATTGGCAAAGGGGTATTGAAGGGTATTGGTAAGGACTACACAGACAAGGGCTTACCTAGTCCCGCAGTAGGGCAAACAAATACAGAAGCTCCATTCGCCTACATTGTCCCCCAGGAAGTTGGCAATATTTTGGGTCGTTCATCTGATGAGCGTTCTAAGAAAAGCGGTTTCTTGTCTTATGCTGACCTACTAGAGTTGTGGATTGGAATTCAAAACTACTCACCTGAAGGTGGTATGACTCCAGACAACTTAAGTGACGAATCAACACTAAACAGAAAAGTTACGAACAATCCAGTGTTAGGAACCTTTTTTAATCCTCCTACTTTTGCTAATAAGCCGTTGTGGTCTCAAGTTCAGCAATATATCAATCCTGAAATCAATGAGATGTACACAAGCCTGAAGCTTAATGAGAGCGGGTTTGTCGTGCCTCAGATAGTCGTTAGACAAATACCTTTCACTACAGAAGCCTTTAAGCCAGGGCCAGAATCCCTAGTAGTAACAAAGTTTTTGACCTTACCAAGGTGGAAAATTCCGTCCCTTCTTATTCGGTCTTTATCCGTAGGTAGGTCAGATTCTACACGATGTAACTTTGTTCAGATAACCGCTTCAGCTTTAGACCATGTTGACGCAAACACTGGTCCTCAACAAATGGCCACCAACAAACCTATTGTCGATGACATCGATATTCAAAGGTCGGGGCTTAGAGCGCATATAACAAAGGTAGACTGTCATGTTGCCGATACAAAAGACCAATCACCATCGTCTTGGATGACACTGGTTGCTGACTGGAAAATTGGAAGCCACTTAACTATGAATGGCACTATCAGTTGTCTAGGAATTCAAGCACCTATTGCTGAAGGAGACAATGCTCAGTTTGATAATCTGATATTTCATATTGAGTCTGTCAATCATAACTGCGGAATTGGACCAGATGGAAAAAAGTTTTTTAATACACAGCTAAGCTTGACCAATGGAATGGAAGACATAGATTCTGATGAAAAGAAGGTATTTCCTTCTTATCCTGGTCTGTTTCAAAGAGAGAATCCTGCAGTTGATGCCGACCAAACGCAAATTGAGGGGGCCGAGAATCAGGGTCTGGGTGTAAGGGGTGATGGCACAATTGATTCACCGGGACGTTTTGGAGGTCTTTCGGAGACTCCATTAGGAACAGACCTGCCAAAAACAATTAAGGTGGTTTAAGCAATGGAAATTATCCCCAGTTTTTACAAAGTGGAAGACGTTGGAGCAGAGGTTCCATCTGGTCTATACGGCAACCTCCAACTCAGAATAGGAGAAGTACAAAGAATCGTCTATCCATCAGATGAAAGAAGTATCAGCAAGAAACTAATAGAATACGATGTGCTAGTTACCTACTCTGAAGGAGGAACATACACTCGACTAATGTATCGTAGCTGTACTATCTCAAATTTATTTGGTGGTCTTGCAGACAAGCTTTCTTTTACTCTTCGTGCAGAACACACGGAACAGCGTAAAGAAAAGGATAATGGACTAAAGGCTGGATTAGGTTCAAAGGTTCTATTGCTGTGTGTTGATGGCAACAGGAACAACGCCATAATCATAAGCGGAATAAGAGATACCCTGGATGTGTCCGACAAACAAATAAAGGAAAAGGGACATAATCTGCATTTTAATTTTAATGGTATCGACTTTGTCATTAACAAAGACGGAGAACTGGTGCTCCAATATCAAGGTGTAACTGATGCTGATGGAAAAATAAATCAAGATGTTGATAAAAATGCTGTTGGAACTACACTCACCATTCAAAAAAATGGGAATTTTGTTGTAAACACCAAAGACAAAAAACAAAGCATGACCATCAATCATGAAAAGAAAACGATTGATATTGTTGCGGACAGCGCATATACGGTCAAGGCCAAGGACGTAAGGGTGGACGCCTCAGGGTCTGTGGCAATTACAGACAAGGGCGGGACTTCTATAAAAGGCAAGGGCGTTAATGTTGGAAGCGCATCAGATGCTTGGATGAAGGGAACTTCCTATCGCAAAGCTCAATCTCAAATGCACTCTAAAATCATTGCGGGGCTTACACAGGCTGCAATTGCGCTTCCATTTTTCCAAATGGGTGCTGTTGCTTCCGGTCTGATGCAGGTTGTATCAGCCATTTCTGCCTTTGAGGCTCAATCATCTCGATATCTTTCGAAGAAAAATAAGACCGACTAACAATCTTAGGACAAAATGGCCGATATTAACCCTCCTCTTTCACATACTCTAGGGGCAAATGGAGTAGAAAACCCGCTTCCTTTGTCTACAATTGGGCACACGTTTGCTCCTGAAAATGCAGATGCTCAGAAAGCAGTAATAAAGCAATCCAAAACTGCCAATCAGCAGCAGCCCAAAAATGACCAGGCCTCAGGAGAAGGAGCTTTGGATTTTTGGGATGAATCGGCCATAGACCCTATCAGATGGAATCAACGATTCCCATATGAGTTCAGAATCATAGAAATCAACAAGAGCGGCGGCGTTTCTTACTACGGTGGCCCAGAGTGGCTGTTTACTTTGCCTATACCACCCGAGTCAATGACCATCTCAATGCCATTTGCTATTAATGTCAGCGCAACACTGGGGGGAATTATCGAAGAACACAACGGAACACCCTTTAAGATGATTTCTTTATCTGGAACAACGGGTGTATTGCCTAAAAAAGGCAGCCTAGGAACTGGAACTAGTTTCAATCAGATACTGGCAGGGAGCGGCATAGCTGGTGGAGTAGTAAATGGTGTAGTTGGTGGAGTAAGCCAAACAGTTAGAGCCGCTCAAGATACAGCTAGATTGGCAATTGGTGGAAACTTTGGCCTAATCAATAACACAGTAACGGACTCTGAAATTGGTTCAGAAAGTTCTCCAGGAGAGATTGGCAAGACAAGTGGATTTTATCAGTTTCTATTACTTCAATCTTTTTTTGAAAGATATGGAAAACTCAAAAAAACGGATTTAGGTAAAAACAAGGTGCTTGCATTTGCTAACTGGAAGGACACTAAAGACCAAGTCTATTTGGTTACACCCGTGTCCTTTGACTTAAGAAGACTAGCTACAAGCCCATTTGAGTATGCATATTCTATTCAGCTAAAGGCCTGGCGACGAGTGCGCGTAGGAACGGTACCTAATATAGGAGTTCCTGATATTTCTGTATCCAAAAATCCAGACAAGATGGCTAGGGTTCTTTCAACCCTAATTAGTGCCCGACGAACTTTAGAAGAAGCAAAAAATACCCTTCAGGCAGTTCGTGGAGACATCGACAGAGCCATCAATTTTGTTAGAGAAGGGATTTTGTTTTCTAAGGATGTGATTGGGTTTAAAACAACTTTACGGGATTTTCCAGAGAGTATTCAGAAACAGGTAGGCCGTGAAATTAGCGCCTACAAGAATATGAATAAGGAGAATTTTGACAGAAAAACCCAAAAAGACCAAAGCAACATGAGGCAGCTTGGAGGAGAAATCACTCAGTCTACTCCATCACAAAAAAGAAGGGCCTTAAATTCAGCCCCTGGAGCCAACGTCTATCAAGATGGGGCACAACATGGGCAAGCTTTGGACAAGGTAAATATGGATTCTCTAGACCTACCTGTTTCAACCAAGAAGAAAATTGAGGAAGAGAAAAAACGAGTACGGTCACTAGTTAGAAGCGACTTCGAAGAAAAAAGAGACGCACTTGTAAGTGTTATCGAAAGCTTTTCAGATAGCGTAGGCGCAGGAAGCTCTATTTACGATACTACTTTTGATAAAAAAGCCGGTACTGTTGTGAGGTCAACGCCAACATCTCAGGACTTAGAAATACTCTTTGCTCTGAATCAGACCATTATGGCCTTTAATGCACTTTCTGCATCTGGCGATGGCGAGCCCTCGTCTAGACTAAGCACAATCGAATACATTGCTGGTCTAGCAAGAGGAGCAGGCATTGCATTTAGGGAACCTGTGTCTAAATTTGCAGTACCTTTCCCATATGGGTCTACACTAGAAATCTTGTCTTCTAGATATCTGGGTGACCCCAATCGTTGGCACGAAATTGCAACTCTAAATGGGTTGCGAGAACCATATGTTGATGAGGTTGGATTCCGATTTAAACTCCTGACAAATGGAAACGGAAATGAAGTTGTGATTGAAGATGTGTCTAATGTGTTCGTTGGACAGCCAGTTTACATCTCAAGCACAGCCTCTTTTAAAGAGAGGCGGCGTGTAATTGGGATTAGAACAGTTACTCTTGGACAAAACATCGTATCTGTAGATGGAGAAACTGATTTAGCAAAGTTCAAGGTGCTAGATAATGCTGTATTAGAAGCTTTCTTGCCCGATACCGTCAATTCGCAGATGCTCGTATATATTCCATCTGATGAAATTCCGATACAAAACGATTTCAAATCCAGGTCAATTCCTGGAGTAGATGAGTTTGACCCCATGATTGCTGTGGGCGGCGTAGACTTCTTGCTTACACCCGCAAATGACATTGTTCTGACTGACGATGGCGACAATAGATTGGCTGTAGGGTTGACAAATATTGTTCAAAGAGTGCGACTAATTCTAAATACTCGTCAAGGCACGCTTTTACACCACCCAGAATACGGACTACCAATAGAGGTTGGTGTTTCTGTAGCAGATGTTTCTGCTTCTGAACTATTAAAAATGGCCCAAACCGCCTTTTCAAATGACCCAACCTTTTCTGCCATACGCCAAACCTCTGTGTCTATCAAAGGTGGCCTTGCTCAAATAGGAATTTCTGTTGAGGTTTCTGGAGTAAACCAAACAATTCCCGTCAGCTTTGAGATTAAGCAGTAACCACAAAGACAATCTTAGTTTCAGAAGATTAAATGGCAAACGATATTCCTAACTTCCGCAGTTATCCGCAGACCCTAGGAGAAATGACCGAGGCCTTAGTCTCACGATTCGGTCTAAAAAATCTGAAGGTTGGTTCCGCAATTCTATCTACGATGGAAGCTGCGGCTCAGAGCGACGTCCGCACTTCGCAAGACATCTTTAACTTACTTGCTTCTCGGGCACTAGACCGCTCTGAAGGTATTGCTCTTGACCGTATTGGTGCCGATGAAGACATTCTTCGTTTAGAAGCCGAAGAATCTAATGGCAAGGTGGTCATAACCGATGAGAGTTTTGAGAAAATCTCAAGCCGGGTCTTCCAAGGCACTAGCCCTCCAATTGTGGGCTCTGTTTTAATCAATATTAACGCAGTAGATGCAGCGCTATTTACAACCTCAGGTAACATCTACATCGGTAGAGGAACACTAAACTTCGAAGGCCCTATCGCATATTCTTCAAAAACAGACAATGGCACTTACGTAACTCTGAATCTATCCACTCCCACAACCAAATTCCATAATGTAGCTGAAGAGGTTGTTCTTGGCCAAGGAGGCGACCGTACAATTACAGCTGGTACGGTGGTTCGGACGCCCCAAATTAACAACGCAAGTGTTGTAGAGTTTCGAACAACATACACCTCTGTCCTACCAGATGGAGAAAACCAAATCGAAGATGTTTTGGTGTCTTGCAGTGTTCCAGGCCTTGATGGAAATGTAATTTCTGGGTCAATAATCGAATTCGCAACTACTCCATTCCCAGGTGCAGCAGTCACTAACCCACTACCATTCACAAATGGTCTCGCTTCCGAAGATGACATTACATATCGCGAGCGTATCAAGAGCACTAGGGCAACACGTCAAAAAGGTACTGACCTCGCAATCGTTACTTCCATTTCGAATATTATTTCTCCAGATGAAAATAGGCGCGTCACCTCAAGCTCTATCGTCGCAACCACAGACGTAGCCAGCACCCTCTTTATTGACGATGGCAGCGGTTATGAAGAACAGACTGATGGCGTGGGCTTCGAAGCTATTATCGACGCTGCAGGGGGCGGGGAACGCTTCCTACAGGCAACAAACAGACCCATTGCCAAAGCTTTCGTAGTCTCTCAGAAGGAAGCCCCATACATTCTAGAAGAAGCTGCCCAGCTTGCGGTCAAGGTAGGTGGAGTCTTACGTGTACACACATTCAGAAGCTCTGACTTCGTGTCAATCCAAAATGCGTCTGCTTACGAAGTTTCTTCTTCTATCAATGGAAACCCAGATATTGACTTTGGCGCACGAACCCTAAATGGCGGCAAGAACGTTGTTCTGTTTTCTCGCAACGAGTCAAATGACGATGTAGAACTTGTTCCGGTTCTTGAGCCAAACATTGACGCAAACCTTGAAATCCGGTTTGCCGCTAATCGTCATTTTACAACTCTTCTTTACAAAAACGACCGCATCCTAAACAAGGATGGGACAGCGGCCATCATCCTTAGCCGGGACTTTGATGGCTGGTCTATTATCAGTGGCAGCCAGACACTTGGCATTGCTGTTGATGGCACTCCCTCGGCTGTATACACAATCACCGACCAAGATTTCTTCGACCTCAATACAGGGTACGCAGCTGTAGGCAACAACAGTCTAGAGGCATGGGCGACTGTACTAAATGCACGAATCCCTGGAATCACAGTTACTGTTGCCAACGACCAACTGGTTGTGACTTCGAACAAGGGCTTTGTGGCCAGCGCATCTATTGTCATAGACCCAGTTACCACAAGCCTAGTAGGAAAAATCTTCGACCAAGTGCAAGCATTTGGAACTGATAAAGACTATGTTTTAGACCGCAACGTCAGCCAGTTCAGACTCTCCAAAATCCTTTCTCTGGGTGACAAACTCACACTAGGAACTGAATGGACACGCTCATTCATTGAGTCGCCTAGCATTGACCCCGTTGCTCTTCTGAACGATGTCCGCATGTGGATGGCAGTGGACTCTAATGCAACGCCTGTTGCTCATAAGTTCGGTGCCCGATATACGTTTGAGATTGAGAAATTTCAGGCATGGGGACTTCGTGTTCATATGACTGCTACTTTGGCAAATCAGCCATTTAAGAGTGTCAAGCCTGGTGACTTCCTGATTCTTTGGGATGAAAGCTTCAATGATACCCAGCGCCAAGTGTGGCGAGTGTCCGAGGTTGACCCAGAATTCAACTACGTGGTTCTAGTAAAAAAGAACATGAACTTGGCCCGGTCTTCAAGAGAAGCCGTAGCTCTTACGAGTGGCGAAGTTATATCTATTGGCGGTATCACATCTCCTTCTTTAGAGTTTGCAAGTGAGAATTCCGTAACAGCTACTGCAGAGCTATGGAACAATATAACGGGTGAATGGACATTTGCGGCCAGCATGTCTACATCTCGCAAAAACTTTGCAGCGGCTCGTCTTAGCAACGGCAAGGTATTGGTAGCAGGCGGGGAAGACCAGAATGGAGTCCTTTTGAACTCCATTGAAATCTATGACCCAACTCTTGATTCTTGGTCCATTTCTCCTGTTTCTCTTACAATTCCTGTTTCTAGGTTAACAGTTAACCTACTTTCCGACAACAGGGTGTTTATTGCGGGCGGCATGGACTCCAATGGATTGGCCGTGGTTAACTGCTATGTTCTAGCACCCGATGGCCTATCCTTACTTTCGTCTCCTTCATTTGGGGTAGGTCGAGGCCGTCACAGTCACAGAGCAGTTCTAGTTGGGACAAGTATCTTTGTGGTTGGTGGCATGGATAGCGGTGGTAGTCTATCTAGCAAGACAGATAGCTTCGACGGAACAGTTTTCACAATACGAGCCAACATGGACGTTGGAAGAGCTGTGTTTGGACTAGAAAGGGTTGATAGTAACCGACTCCTAGCTGTAGGCAATAGTTCCGAGTATTCTATCGGTAACTTTGATACGTATACCACATACAACATCTCTGGGAATGCATGGGAACCATCCGAGCCTGCGCGTGTAAGTTTTGACCATCCAGCTAAGAAACCAGTCAAAGCAGCTACAACAGCCAACATTGTTCTGGCTGCTCCACAGGTTATTGACACTGTGTCTGTGGTTGCAGGAGACCGTGTCTTAGTAAAGAATCAGATAACTCTATCTCAGAATGGCGTATATCTTGTGGCAGCGGGCGCATGGACACGGGTTGTTGACCTAAATTCAGCAGCTGAATTTTATCTGAAGCCCACATTCTACGTCAAGAACGGAACCCAAGCAGGAACTTCTTGGCACACTAACCAAGAAGAAGTTGATATTACTTCTGGAGGCGGTGTTGGTTCAGCAACGATAACCTTTACTGAAACCACCGAGATTAAAACATTCTCTGTTGTAGACAGCAAAATCTTGAAGATGGTGGATGCGTCAAGCGTCAACGTCGAAAACATTGTTGCTCTAGGTAAGCTAGATTTCCTTGAGCTTGTTGGCACATTCAGCTTTATGTTTGACATTGCCAACGCTGGTCCAGCTATCAGAGAAACTTGGCAATTCACGGGGTTCTTTCCTGAGCCCAATACGCCAACCTGGATTACTGATTGGAATCCAGTTAACGTAATAGGTACCCCCTCAGGCACTCGTCGTGTTTTGTTCCCTAATTCGTATAACGTTACCTCTCAAGAAAGCTCTGCTATTTCTCATCAGCTAACACAGACTGGAGGAAACGTAGCTATTGGCGGCAGCGGCACCGACCTAGTCAATGTAAACGAGATTCTAGACCCTATCGTAGACACAACTGGTGTCATCTTGACTGCTGCTGGTGTAACCATTGTCCGCAGTGACAACTATGTCCAGCAACTAACCGTTCCAGCTGGTTCATACACAGCATTTAACCTGTCTGAAACTCTAAATGAAACTCTGAAAGGTGCCCTAGCTTCTACATACTTGACAGACAAGACTCGAATTCGTACAAACAGTTTTGATGTTGATGGTGACATTGCCCTTGTTGCAATCGAACCAGAAATGAAAGAGGCCTTTGGTCTAGAGGTTGACTATTTTAACAACCTTACGAATCACTTTGGTAGCACCGAATCAGGAAACTCTGATGTTGGTACAACCAACTTTGAACCAACGCTAATTAACTACACAACTGATTCTGGAACTCTTGATTGGCCAATCACTGCATTTCTAAACGGTGTCATCGATGGTGGACAAAAGGTCAATATCCTAAATAGGCTAATGAATAGCGATGACCTTGGTCTAAACTGGGGCCTTAACGAAGGATTTAGCAGCCTTGTCTCTCTAGTAGAAGACTATAATGCAGACAGGGGCTACTACAAGGTCGGGCTTCGCTCCACTTTCCTACACGAATCTATGCCGAATGAGCGGATTTCTATTACTAACCCATTCGCCATTGGACCTGAAGATGATTTGTCTGTCGTGATTGACAAGGATGTCCTTACAAAGAGATATCCAGTCAACATGTTCCGAAAACTAACTCCTACCACAAGTACATATGGTAGTACAAACGAATTTAAGGACCTGGACAACAGTAACCAGAGTTTGGCCGTAGCATTCGGTCTAGAATACGACTTCAATGACTTCGCCATCTACATGAAAGCTCGCACAAAGAGCCATGAAGCCGATGCCACACGCTCTGTGCTTTGGAGATATTATCGCTTTGGCGCTGAAGGGAATAACGCGCTTGTTCGATACGTATATCCAGATGAGGCAGACCAGCAAATTACTGCAAGAGTGGTCACTCCTGACAAATCTACGTTGGTAGAAAACAACAGTCGTCAGAAAATCAACGTTGAGATTGTACTGGGTTCTGGAGCAGAAAGAACCGGCAACACATTTCAACCAAGTAACTTTAACAACTCCTTCTTTGGACAAGCAATTGTGTTGGCCCCTGGTCCAGGAGTCACCGTAAACTATTTCTTCCTAGGCTTCACAGTGGAGTCTGCTGAAAGAGATGGTCTTAATGAGACAACTCTTACCCTAACCATTCCTGATGCAACTCCATCAACTGGGCCATCCAGCACAGGATTGAGCCCTGGCGATAAGCTATATTTGAACAGCACCGATGTAAACTGGACAAGCGGAGTAATCACCCTAACTTCAGTCGACCCAGCAAACCTGATTGCAGGCACGCAAGATGTTCGTTTTACATCTACAGATGTTGGGGTTGTAGCTCCTACTCCAAATATTGGCAACGTATCTTTCAATTCTGAGGGTGAGTCACTGTTTGACGTAGCTTTATCAGATGGAGACTACGTATCTTCTATTGGTGTAACCCAGTTTGGTGACCCAATTGCTAAATTAAGAACTTATCAGGTTCTATCTCACGGAGCCCAATACTTGAGCGCATATGTTCTAGACAGAGGGTTTAACGGAAACGACCCCTACACCTTGGGTGTACTCAGTAGACAAACTGAATGGGCACCACTTACACAAGATACCAGCGTAGTCATCTTTCAGAATTTCGGGAGTTCTGCAAAGGATATTGTGGATGCGGTTAATGGGCTTGCTAATGAAGAAGATTCTAAAGTTCCTATCATAGGAACTGTTTTAGGAACGGGTACTGGAATCATCACTATGTCCACTTGGGCAGAGACATTTGATTCACAGGCAGGCTACTTCATGTCTGATGGTTTAAATCACGTATCAAAGACTACGCTTCCTCCTAACGTAGCTCTACATTACGGTTTTGACTTCAAGATGCCTATCACTGGCAGCTTGTCAACAGATAGCGATTGGGCAAACGAAGAAGTTCGCATTGTTCCTATTCATGCACACACCGTTCGGCGTTGGCTGAATACGCCCGCCATCTCTGGTCTATTCAACGTTTCTCAGGTTGAGGAGTCTGACTCTGGCAATCGTGTTCAAATCTCCACCTTAACAGCCGGTTCTGTTGGTGGGGTTCAGGTTCAAGGCGGCACAGCCAACAATATTACTGCCAATGTATTCGGCACTTCATTGAAGTACGATGTCGATAACTCATCCCCAAATCCAATTCTAGACGGCATGGTTGCTATCATCAGCAAAGAGAATGCTACAGGACTCTTGGGTGGAGCATACGTAGACATCAACAACACCGAAAATATACTTAAGCCCGGAATCTTTATGGCATCCTCAGAGATTTCATCTATTACTACAGATGGCGTAGTTGAATTCTATCCTGGAACCGTAAATCTATACAACAAGATTTGCGAAACCAACGGAGATTTCTCCCTACTAAGTTTTGAACGTGAAGGTGACCTAGTCGGCATAACCATTATTCGCAACTCAAGCCTGCCAAGTGTTCTACAGATTAGCAGTTTCATCAGCAGCTTCAATGGACCAACCGAGGTTCTAAAAGAAGGTGACTGGCTAAGACTTGTTAGAAACACGGTCATCATAGAGAACGAAGTAATCGATACCGAGTTCCTTATGACCCCTTCTGCTAATGAAGGAGTATTCAGGGTTGTTCGGGTAACTTCTGGAAAGTACATTGAAGAAAACTTTGACTTCCCTAAGTTCTTCTACGCGGAAACCGTTTGGATTGAAAATCCAAATGCCATTGAAGGAACGTTCTTCACTAACTTTGAAGGCTATTCGTCAAACAGCGTTATGCCAGGAGATACCCTATCAATAAATACCGACCTATGGGGAGCAGGAAACAAAGGAAGTTTCAAAATTCTTGAAGTTGGGCAGGATGGGACCGGCTTCCAGTTCACTAACACAACAAAGATTCGTCTAGACATCTCTCAGAGAACAACACAGCAAGTTTTGAATGCTTCCCCTGGAACCCTAACTTTAGGGGCTTCTCGTGTATCTCTCGTCAACGTCTATGAATCTTCACCAGCCCACTTTATCAAGAAAATCTTTGGAATCTATCCAAATCAGGAAGACGGAACCAAGACCGACCTGTTCTTTGATACGTCTTATTCCTTTGGTAGCATTTCAAGCGCCCTAGGCTCTATCATTACAGCCCGAGACAAGTTGGAGTTCTCAACGGATACCTTTAGCGGTATCGACGCATATCGTTACAATACGGGCCTAGTTGGAGAAGCCAACAAGGTTGTGTATGGAGTCCCCTCTGACCCCGATACATACCCTGGTGTCGCAGCCAATGGAAGTCAGGTGAACATCTCTGGACCTATCGTCAAGAGAATCAAGGTATCTTTGTCTGTTAGAGCCCGCACAGGCGTGCCCCTCAATGAGCTTGGAGACCGCGTACGCTCAGCTGTAGCCACAGAAATCAACCAGAGCGCAGTTGGACAATCCATCTCCTTCAGCGACCTAATCTCTGCTGCAGGAAGCGTTGTAGGTGTCATCTCCGTGAGTATCATCAGCCCAAATTATAACTCAATCAACGACCTGATTCGAGTTCAGCCCTTTGAAAAACTGCTTGTTCTGGACCTAGTAAACGACATATCGGTGACATTCGTAGGACAATAATCTCATGCCTCTAGTAATTACATCTGGCTACGGATTATATGCATCTGGATTAAATTCTGAGCTAGTCCCAACTCAAGGCTACGGCAATCCTGGCGTGGCTATGTGCGATGGAGACTTCTCTTTGGATAGCGTAGAGCTAATTGCTCCTGCTTGGCTACGAGTTCGCTTTACAAACACGCCCAAGACCACAAATCCCATAGACTTTAATGATGCTCTAAATCCACTGAACTATAGCTTTGTCGGTCCAACTCCCGTAACCATTACTCAGATTACAAAGTTCAATGAAGACGATGAAGTCGTTGACATATATCTTTCTTCTCCCCTTGTCCCAGGAATCTGGCAGCTAGATGTTTCTAACAATGTTGCGTCAGTATCTGGAGCAGGTATTCAGCCTCCTCTTAGTTATGTGTTCAATGTTGACCTGGTCAACCAGGAACCGCTTTCTCTTGGTGCTGAGAATGACGATTCAGAAGGCGTGCTTCGAAAACACCTACACCCTGCACTTAAGGGTAGAGGATGGGATGCTGTCATCGCGGGGCTTGCGGCTGGAGATAAAATCAACCAGGAAAATGCTCGCTTAGCTTTCAATCAACTATATATCAGCACCTCAGCCAGTTTTTACCTAGATAGGAATGCTGGAGACCAGGGCGTCAAACGTCCACCTAATATTGGCATCAGCGACGACCTATATCGTCAACTAGCAATCGTCTTTAAGTCCAATCAACTTACACAAGAAGCTTTCTTGGAGGTTCTGGAAGTATTCTATGGAACGGATGCTGTCAAGGCCTATGTTCAAAGCGATGTCGAGGAACTATATACGTTTACAAATGGAGCAACACTATCGTTTCTTGTAGATGAAAAGCAAGTCGTCAATGTTGTATTCAACAGAGCAGACTTTGCTAGGTTGCGCAAGGCTACGGCTATCGAAGTAGCATACACAATCACTAGAACTGCTAAGGAGCAGGGCTCGAATGCATTTGCCATCGCCTTCAAAGACCCCGTTACAGCAAAAACCTATGTTCGCATTTACAGCGGAAGCCGAGGCCTGTCCTCAGGTATTAGAGTAACTGGTGGAACAGCCCAAGCCACCCTTCAGTTCTCTCAGAATATATTCCCTATCGTTGGACCTCCTCCATCTTTACCTTCTTGGGAGATTTCAATTCCAACGGAGTATCCCTTCAACAATAAGCGAGTTAGATTCAACCTTTTGACGGTAGGTTTCTTTAACTTACAAAAACTTCACATTGGTGATTACGTTATCATCAGAGGCAGTGAGTTCCTTCCTGGCAATAGAGGCCAGTTTAGAATCGTTAACGTTGTCTTTACTCCCACAGAGCAATATTTTGAGGTAGAAAATCAGGTTGGGGCTGCACAAGCACTTGTAGAGCAGTGTGAATATGACTGTTTGATGCTTTTTAGGCCCATCAAAAGGACTATATATGACAACATTCGATTCGTAGTTGTTGCTCAGCACGATAAAGAGATAGACGTTGTACTTCCAGCAACTACTCAGGCTGTTGGTAGGCACATGAGAACTGGAGCATATGCTCAAGCCGGTGAAACCTTTACCGCTAGCGAAGCTCATAGAGATAAGTTCGGAGTCCTGACCATTGATACTGGTACTCCAATAGAAAATGAACTTAAGGTTGGAGACCAAGTCATTATTGATGGTCTATATGGAGACCTGACTGCGCCAGAAATTGTCCTTGGCGCACCAAGCGGCACCGTAGCTCCAAACGGAACCGTAACTGGCTCTACAAACTATAGCGAAGGGGCAATCTGGAGCCAAGATACTACGCTTGACCTAGTCTATAACAAGGTCTGTGACATCCTAGATGGCAAGACAGCCGTTACTCTTCCTGGCCGACGCCTAAATTCAACGGGTGAAATCACCATGGTCGGAGAATTCAATTTGTTCCAGGTTACTGGGATTAATGACATTGGTGGTCTAAAGCAGTTTCTATACAAGTACAAGAATTTTTCTGGTGGTAATGGGGAAGCCACTATTCGTGACGACTACTTTTTAATTCAGGATGTGGGCGGTGCCAGCAACGACAAACTGGATTTCTACTATGGCGGCGGTGTAACAACTCCATGGGCAGGAATGATTGGCTCAACCATCTTGAGCACCTTTCGAAGAGCCCGAGTAGATACGGTGGCTGCCACAATTACAAAGCTAGACCTAGCTCCTCTAAATACAGCAGTTGGTGAGGGCATGGGAATTTGCCAATTTTCCACGTCAGATGACCTTCATGTGGCCGGTGGATATGAACGATGGAACATAGCCACAGATAAAGTTCAAACATACAGCAAATCAGGAGACTCCTGGAGTCTAGAGGCCCCTCTACCAAGGAGAGTTTTGCAAGGTACTATTGCTCGCAACAATGAAAACTTTGGACAAATCATGGTTGTGGGTGGTAGAGACCCTGTGCCAAACTATCCTCAAAAACCCCAGCCCACCGTTTTAATGTTCGACTTTGAAGATGCAGCGGGACCAACCTTCGTTGATTCTGTGACAGGAGTAGAACTTACACAAGGCGTTGCTCCAAGACCTACCGGCAAAATTGGGAATGCCGTAAGATTTGGAAGTTTAGCTAGCTTGATTTCAAGTCCGGGTGCTGAGCAAACGGCTCTGAACACAGCGATATATTCAAACTGGACAATGATGGGGTGGATAACTTCAAAAGAAGGCACCGTATTTTCTAACGGAGGCACTGGCCTAAGTACGACTGACAACGTACTAATAGAGTTTGGACTTTCTATCTTTCCAACCGCCGATTCCAGTCAACGCAAGTTCTACTTCGTTTGGGAAAACAACACTGGAGTCCCAGTTTCAGCAGCTTCATCTATTCCCTTTGAAATCAACATGCCTATCCCACACAGCGATACACAGCCTGTGTTCTACCACTATGCTCTAAAAAAGCAAATTCAAGAAGTTCCAGTTAATACACTGCCGCTTCCTTTACGGTCCTTTGTTGGTGTAACTTTTCCAGACAACGTTACCATTACTGCAGTTGGTGGAATGGACGTAGAAATTACAAAAGATACAGGAAGTTGGAATCTCACAACTCAATTTATTGGAGACCACTTTCTTATAGCAAACGGGTCTCTAAACGAATTTTTTGGAGAGAATCGTGGTTCATATATAGTTACAAATATCACTAGCTCAACCATTTACGCAACCAAGTTTGCCAATAATCCTCCTGATGGAATTGCACGCACAACACCTACTGCTGGAGGAACCATTACTGTAGTTGCTCTACCAGACAATACAGCAACATTTACACATAGCGGAACTCCCTTTATCTCTGTTGTTGAAGGGGACACTGTTTTAATTCCAGGTTTATCGACAGGCGGACCAGTTGGGCCATTCAATACTCTAAATGAGGGAGATTGGGTTGTAGTCACAAAGAATAGCAGTAGCCAACTAACTTTAGCAAGACCTCCTGGGCAAGCATTTCAGGCCTTTTCTGAAGGCCCCATATCAATCACTTTTGATAGCGAATTCCAGGTATTTAATGCTGGAGGCTTGAATCAGCCGACTACACAAACTGTTCTAGTGAATTTGGCTAGCGACGATTCTTCTTTCTTCCAAGGAAGAGGTACCTACAGCGTAAGTCTATACATCAACGGAAAGTTCTTAGAAACATTCCCAGACAAGGGGAACTGTGAAGATGGAGTGGACGCACTTCTGCGACTAGGAAGTAGCTCCAAGGGCTTCTTGCTTCCCAGCGGAGCAGCCACAGGAACTTACCTAGGTAACATTGACTTGTTTTCAATGTACAAAGACCCTGTTTGGGTCAAAGTGGCAACTACCACAGATACAGTTCTTTCTGGACTTCAAATAATTGACGGATTTCAACTTGAAGAGGGGCACAGAGTCCTTGTTCTTTTTCAATCAAACCCCTCTGAAAACGGAGTCTATACCGCAACAGCCGGTGCTTGGTCGCGCTCTACTGTTCTAGATACATCTGCAGATTTTACTCTCAATAGATTTTACAAGGTTGAACTAGGTGATACCTGGAGCAACACAACCTGGGGAGTAGACCAAGACAATACAGTTGTTGTAGGAGTTAGTGCAATCAGCTTTACTCCCCACAATGACACCTCAATCAACGATTCTGTTATCAGAAAGATTTTTCAAGGGCAAGTGGGAACTATACATGAAGCCTCAAGTTCTGTATCCCAGGAAACTGTGCCTCGAAGAATTGAAGTTAAAGTGGCAACAACTCGCTCTCTGGAAGAGACATTTCCAGATGCAGAAATTACATTCGTTGGAAACGGAAGCTCCAAGAGAATTACAATCATCAATCCCAATGACCCAGACTTTCTGAAGTTCGACAGCCTCAGTGTAATTGTAGATGACAGAATCTTAATTAAGGACGAGGGTCGATTCCGAAAGTCAACAGATAACGGTGTATATGTAGTTAAGTCATTCGTTGGACCAATCAACAACAACTACATTGCTGTGCTAGCCAGAACAGATGACCTTATGGAGTCACATCAGTTTATACAGTACATAGACGTAGTTGTTGCTACAGGTGAGGTAAACGCCTCCTCTGAATGGATTCTGAATACTCCTGCTCCAATTGTAGTAGATACTACGGCCATCAGATTTGGAGATTTTCCAAACCACGGCGGCCATGTATATAACAATACGTTTGCTGCAAGAGAACCATTTTCTGGATGGCAATGGAGGACTGAAGCTCCTATGGCCTATGCCCGCTATGGTCATGCCATGGTTAGTTTACCAGATGGCCGTCACTTCGTTTTCGGTGGAAGAGGCTTTAACGTAAATTCTGGTTCTAGACTTGCCCAACCCCTATCCTCATGCGAGGTCTTTGAGCCATCTGAGCGCTATTGGAGAATGTTACCGCCTATGGCATGTGAACGAGTCTGGTGCAAAGCCAAATACCTTCCTGCCATTAACCAAATCATGGTTGTCGATGGACTAGGAATTGACCCTGGCTCTGAAAAAATTGTTTCAAACTTGGTTGACCCAGAAAATGCGGGGTCAACATCCATAAACTTTGATATCGAAGACTATGACCTGTTTCCCGAGAACGGGAACGTGTACATTGGCATTGGAACAACCAATTTTGAAGGTCCAATTGCCTATTCTTCTAAGACTGACAACGTTACTTATGGAACCCTGAACTTCGCAACTCCTCTGGTTAAGTCTCATGCAGCCAAGGAGCTAGTAAACATCGCTGGAGAAACGGCCGAGTTCTTCGACCTGAAGACATACAGCTGGGTAAAGGGTAATTTTACTATTCCAAGGGAACGTGCATTCTGTAGTGCCGCTGGCCTTAGCTTTGAAGGAAATGACGTTTCTGCAATCTTTGGTGGAGCCAAGGTCAAGTTCCCCCAGGCCACCTTACAGTCTGAAAAATTTGACTACATTCTATCCCCAGGAGCCGAAAGCTTCATGGCTGGAGGAATAAATGGGGTGCTTCATGAGGTTCTAGAGGTGAATGACCCTGACCTAGTCACCATTTTTAAGGTGAAGACACCAAACTACGCCTTTATTACCACCGAAACTGAAGAATTTACAATTACAAAAGCTAAAGCCCTTGAATCCGCTATTCCAGGTCCGTATATGTGGAACCCCGCTTCTGGCGTGGGTATCACCAGCATCGTAGCTAGAGCCGGAATCAAGCTGTCTAAGGGTCATAAGTACTCCAAACTACCTCTATTAGCTGATATTAACGACCAAGCTCCTTCACTTCGGTTTCCTAATGAAAAAGGCTTCCTTTCCATCAACTTTGGAACCAACAGAGCATCTCAGCCGATTCCATATCTAGCTACTGGCGCAGGAGCAGTCTTGAGCTTCCACGAAAATGTCGTACTTGCTACCAATACTCCGCTTCCTCCAAATGTTCCTTCCGGTGCTGGTCCAACAAAGACTCTAACTGGAGCAAACAACGGTTTGCTTATTGTAGATGGAATTTCTGTCTCGGTAGGAGATAGAATTTTGGTCAAGAATTTGCTACTTCTTCCTGAGAACAATGGCATCTATGAAGTAATTCAGACAGGAAGTCCAAGCCTGCCATTTATTCTCACAAGAGCGCCTGATTTCAACCAGGTAATGGCCGGTAACGTAGAGAGCAACGCATACGTGCTAGTTGAAGAGGGACACTCTAACTACAATACAGGTTGGAGACTTTCTAATACTGGTCTTATTGTACTGGAAACAACCCCTCTTACATTCTTGCTTACAAATGTAAATGAACTAGTTCTCGACGGAGAATTTGAATTCCCAGAGAACGTAGACCGTGGAGACGAAATCACGCTTTTGTTTGTTCCACATGCATTCGTTCCAGAGAACCCTGAGGAACTTGGTTCCTTCTACGTTACAGATTCGCCTTCAGGACGTGTAGCAGCACAAAAATTCATAGAAGCAATCAAAGCAGCAGGCTTTAAGATGAACCTAGACATTGTTTACCCAGGAGACCGTGGTCTCGCAGGAGAAGGCTTCCCAGATAGTGACTTTTACAAGCTGTCTGACCAAGTCATGGTTTGGGCAGGTTCTGAAATTGACGAGGAACTAAGCGAGGCTAAGGGCAATGGCTAAATCACTCATCATCACAGGCCCCAAGGTATACCTTTTTATCAATGGCATAAAGGTTGGTAGGGTTTTCAATTTTTCTTGGTCTTCATCTACTCCTAAGAAGCCTATCTACGGATTAGACTCCAACGAACCATATGAGCTTGCTCCAACTACCACTTCCATTACTGGAAGCGTGAGTGTCTATAAATACACTGGAGACGGAGGCGCCGAAGGTGCAGGTATGACACCTACAAACCCCAATATTCCTGCAGAAAAATATTTTACCCTACTTTTGGTTGACCAAGTCAGTTCCAACGTTCTTTTTAGGGCTGACCAATGCTCTGTGTTAGGACAAAACTGGAGCGTTGCAGTAAGGGGCTTGCTGACCGGAAACATTAGCTTTCAAGCCCTTTCTTGGTCTAATGAAACTGCCAATGCAAATGGGTAAAGACAATCTTAGTAAGGACTAAATCATGGCTGTAATTCGACAAGGTAACTGGCTAGGTCAGCAAAGGCTCGACATTCCTCATATTCGGGGCTTGGAATCGTCTGTAGGAGGAGACTTTGACTTACTTGCTGGCCGTATGGTAGCTGGCGAAAAAGCCGTAGTGGTGCGCGGTTTCAGAATCATAGTTGGTAGCGGCGTAACAGGGCAGCCAGCTACTTCACTTCAGGTAGAGACTGCTGGTGGCTCCCTAATTCACTATCTAGCTTCCGAGAATGGGTCCATTTTCAGTGTACCCAACGATAGACCAGTTGAGGTTCTTTCTGCTTCCAATCCACGGGTTACCGGGGGCTTCGTACCTGGTGTAGTAAACTACATTGGCGTAGACCTCACAAGACAAGCAGACGATACAACTGCTGACTTGGTCATGTTCATGGATGCAGATACAAATGAAGAGAACCCCAAGCAGGTTCCCTTAGCTCGCACCCTAGATTACAAAATTACTATCTCCACCCAGGACTTCAACAACACGCCTGGCATTGCACCCATTGCTAAGGTTCGTACAGATTCTGGAAACAACATCACCAGCCTAGAGGATGCTCGTCAGATTCTTTTTCGACTAGGTGTTGGTGGAACCACACCTAATATTTATGGCTCCTATGGATGGCCTGGGGGACGCCGAGAGAAGACTGCCTTTGGTGTAGGCGCTGGCGGCGACATTTTCTTTGGTGGTGACAAAGAAATCCGTTCTTTAAAGGAATGGATGGAAGCTGTCATGACTCGCGTCTGGGAAATTGGCGGCGGTGAGTTCTGGTATAGTCTTGCTGCAGACCGCAATGTCAAAATGATTCGTGGTGGAGCCACACCATTTAATAACGGAGAATTTTTTGAATGGGTACCGGCTGTAGGCTTTATACCCCTTACACAACTTCATTGGAAATCTGTTCGTTTTGTTTTTGACAACTCCTTTGAGTTCATTAACGAGGTTCAGGACCAAATTATAGATGAACCAGGCTTAACCGACCTAGAAAACGGCGAATGCGTTTATGTTGACCTTGACCGTTCTAACTCTAGAACCGTAGCGGGACTTAATCCTCTGGTTGCCAGAAAAACTACAATCAAAGGCTTAGGAGGTTCTGACCCGCCAGGCAACAGATTTGTAATGGCCTGGAGAATCAACGACAGTATTTTTGTCAGAGACCAGTTTTTTGCTGTAAACGGAACCTTTAAAACAGCAACCCACATTTCTTTTGGAAACGTAAAGCTATCTTCTATAGCAAACTTTCCTAACAACACTGCTCGTGTAGTGAACATAGACGATATAACTGGAGTTGCAACAGCGGCTGGCATTTCCCGTGACAACGGCTATGCTAACAATGCACCGCTCGGACCCGGCGATGTTGATATAGGTAGAGGCGTTGATGACACTCGTGTAAACCTATCTTCCGATAAGGTTTCTACACTTCCTGAAGGAAGCATGGAACTAAGTGACATTGGTTCATATCCTGCAGCGCCTGCACCAGGAAAAGCTAAGGTATTCTTTAAGGATGATTCAGTTTCTGTATTGGGAGGCGGAATCGAATTAACAGAACTAGATTCTGCTCCAGTTGCACCAGCAGCCGACAAAGCAAAACTATTTTTAAGAGACAATGGACAGCCAGGGTCTCTAAATAGAACACAGGTTTGTGTTATGTGGACAGACGGTTCAATAACAGTTATTGCAGAAGGACCATAATTAATGTTGATATCAAGCGGAATAGAACCCAGTTGGTTTGGAGATGGCAGCGACGGTAACGTGTATCTAACCAAATGGAGCCATCTTGCCACCACTGTAGCACTCCCAGCTTATACAGTGGGTCCTCCTGGTACACTTACAGCCAATGCCAATGGCAACTTGGTTATTGATGGTGGCGGAACAAGCGCAGGACTAAATCTTCTTGTAAAGAATCAGGCTGGTGCTCTACAGGTTGACAATGGACTATACGTTATTGTTCAAGGCGGTAGCGGCGGTACTCCATGGATTCTCACAAGGCACTCTAGTTTCAATGATAGTAATGCTGATGGTATTAAGCAGGGGACAGCGGTTCATATCAATTCAGGAAATTCCAACATAGACACTATTTGGAGACTAAACAATAAGCTTGTTGAGGCTCTTGTTGGTAGCACAGCAAACGTATCTATCGCCGCTGGAGCACTTCCTATTATGGATGGTGTCCAAGTTGAAGAGGGCAATCGAGTTTTTCTAAAGGACCAGACAGCCAATACTGAAAATGGTGTGTACATTGCCAGCACCAGTGGCTGGACAAGAGTTCCAGAACTAAATGCTGATGCAGAATTTGCAAATAACATTCATGTTTATGTTGACCGAGGAACTACGCATGCAGGAACATACTGGAGATGTGACCAGCTTTCTGTAACTGTTGACTCTACGCCAATTACCTTTTCTTCAAGTTTAGATGCCGTAACTATTGGCACCGACAGATTAACGTTTTCAAACCTAAACTCATTCTTCGCTGGACCAAACACGTTCTCAGACAACAGCGGCATCGACGCACTATTTAACGACTTCGTTATAGATATGCCCGACCCTGATAATCAGGCTCCCAGAAACATTCACTTTCGTGGTTATAAGTTTTTTTGCAAGAATAATTTTTCTATTACTGTTGCAGATGCTATTTTTACTGGAGTAGACCATATTAAGCTACACAATGACGGACAGTCTTTCGGTGTTGCTGGAGGTCCACAAGGTAGCTTGGGTGGTGGAACCAGTGGTGGAGCTTCCGTTACAGGAGCCAACGATGGAATTGCTGGCGGAAATAATGCCTCAGATAGTGCTTTAGGTAGAGGTGGTGGAGACGGTGGCGATTCAGGAATAGGGCTTACTGGAGGAAATGGCGGCGGTGCAGGATTCTCTGTAGCTGGTCAAACTTTTTACAGAACTATTCCGATTCTCTATAGAGCTTACAATGATGCTCTTCCAGCATTCACTGGTACTGTTCCCCTTTTAGGTGGTTCTGGTGGTGGTTCTGGTGCTGCAAACGGGGGCGTCTCTGGACTTGGTGGTGGAGGTGGTGGAATCCTTTGGATTTGCGCTGCAAAGGCTCATATCAATGCTGGGAATCAAACTAGGGTTGCTTTATCTGCTAAAGGCGGTGACGGCGACCATGGCACCCTACCGTTTTCTGGTGGTGGAGGTGGAGGTGGTGGTGGAGCAGTTATTCTATTACATGGTGGCCTAACTAAAACAGGTACAGGTACATTTGCACTAGACGCAACTGGTGGAACAGGTGGAGACGGAGCAGGCAATACCATTGGTAAGGGTGGTGAAGGTGGAACAGGTGGAAGAACCCTGCTGTGTGATATGGCTCGTGGAGAAATTATAGAGGTTTTGGCTCCTAATGGAGTAAATGGTACAGATGCATAATGGCTTCTAACACCTTTGCGATTCCTGGATTAGCTATATTTGGTGCTGGCGTTGATGGAACTTTAATTCAAACCGCCAACAATCAAAGTATTACTCTATCCAAAGATACGTTCTACAAGAGCGTCGTCATCAAGAAGTCTGGTAGTAAGACCTGGACTATGAATACAAATGGATATCGTTTGTTTGTCATGGAACAGCTGCTGCTAGATGACGGATGCACAATCCAGAATAATGGAAGCGATGCAGATGGTGGGGCCGGAAATACTCTTGGAGCCGGTCAGAATGGTGGAGCAATTGGGGCAACGCCTGGAGCTAATACAGATGGTATTGGCGGAAACGGGGGCTCTGGAACTGCAGCCGGTGGAATTTCTTCTTTAGCCGCAAATAAAGGTACTCCCTATGACACTTTCTTTTGGACTTCTGGAGGTTATGTATCTGGCAACGGAGCAATCACTGGAGTTAAAGGCGGTGGTGGAGGTGGTGGTGGTCTAGCGACTCCAGGTGGTGGAGGTGGTGGAATCGTGTGGATTGCAGCCAAAGAAATAGTTTTGAAAGGTACAGCAAAAGTCAAGGCCAATGGAGCAAGCGGAATAGCTTCTGGTGGAGGTGGTGGTGGTGCTGTAGTTATACGCGCAATCTCATTAGCAGCAAACATAGCCCAGAAGTCCTTTAGTGGACAGCCCCTATTCAACTCCAGTTCGCCGCTACAAGCACTTGGAGCCAGTCCTGGGGGTACAGGTGGCAAAGTAATAGTTTTTTCAGAAGGAGGCACATACGTGCTTAGACAGCAATAATGAGTGATGATTATCTAAAAAGAATTGACAGTAAGCTACTTTATCCGCCTTTCTTAGAAAAGTACAAAATTTTATTGACAAACTGTGAAAAACGGGGCGCAATTTACTATGCCACAAATGGCCTAAGGTCCTACAAAGACCAGGAAAAACTCTATTCTTATGGACGCACAGATAAGTCAAGAGGTATTGTAACAAAAGCTCCTCCAGGCTATTCTGCCCACCAATACGGTGTAGCCGTAGACTCATGTAGGGACGGAGACCCAGGCAAGGAAGGCTTGCAGCCCAATTGGGACATCAAGGAATACGCCATACTGGCTGAGGAAGCTAAGAAGCTTGGCCTAGATGCTGCATACTACTGGCAGAATTTCAAAGAGGGTCCTCATGTCCAGCTAGATATCAAGGCTAAGGGAATCACTTGGCCTGCCTTAATCGCAATTATCAAAAAGAAGGGTATGCCAGGGGTTTTTACCTATCTTGACACCTTCGATTGGACCTGGACTAAGTCCTAATCTTATAAGGAGAAACAATGCCGTATATTCAATGCCCTGAACTAACAATCCCTATCACAACAGCAGGCGCTGATGGGACAATTACCGTTACCAACCCTGTCTCAGTAGAGAACTTCTTCCCTGGTGCTCAGTGCAGCATCATCAACTCTCTTAATACGATTTCTGAGACGGTTCAGATTGTTGAACTAGTGAGCCCAACTAGCTTGAGGGTAAAAAGAGTTACTCCCTCCCCTACAGACGGGTATTTCCACGGCCATAACTATGGCTATAGCGATATGGCTTCGCCTACAAACTATTCAGGCGGCAGACTAACTCAGCACCAAGGCGTAGTCCCTGTTGAGTTTGACTACACTTCTTGGTTCCGGGTTCACTAAAACTTAGTCGCAGAAACCGGCTGGAACTATCACAGGATGGACTCTGCGTTCAGGTCCACCTGGAGACACATCGTCTTCAAAGCTGCATACAACCCTATTAAGGTCGCCCTTTAAGACAAGGTTCTTGCACTGCAAGACAACTGGATTGTATTGCGCACCGGCTTCGCTCAGCTTTGACTGAACAAGCAGGGCACAGTCATTTAGCTTGCTTGTCTCTCGGTAGTTCTGAATTCCAAGATGGACAACGTATCCAGCTAACAGACTCAGGACTGCCAACCTTACGTAAAGATAGATTTTGCGGCTCATTATTCGCACGCCCCTTCTGGCGTTACATGACGCCCAAGCTCATCCTTCTGTCCATCGACTTCAAAGACGCAATTGACTCGCTGCTGCTCCTTGTTGAAGGTGCAGCTAAGAACCTTTGCCCCCTCAACTCCTCGCCGCTTTAGGACGGTTTCTAGCTCAGCCTTACAGACATCCATGTTCTTTTCCAGCTGAGTCTTAGCTGGAGTATGTGCGCACCCAAATAGGGCTAGAGCCAATAGTGTTGCGATAGTCTTCATGATTTCTTACCTTTCTTCAGTTTCTTTGTGATTTCTTTCTGGGTTTCCTCAGGCAAGTGCTTGAGGAAAATCTCCCCATTCAGATGCTCGAATTCGTGTTGAAAAACTTGGGCGCGGAGGCCATCTACAATCGTTGCATACAGAGACCCAGAATTAAGGTTCCTAGCCTCAAACATAATTTTAGGAAATCGAAATACCTTTTCTTGGAAGCCAGGAACAGATAGGCAACCCTCATCGACAAGCTCTGGGAATCCCATCACCTTCAGAATTCTGGGGTTTACAATCAGTGTAGGTTCATGCTCACCAATGGCCTCCATAACGAACATGCGATATGGGACTCCGACTTGAATGGCCGCAAGTCCGAGACCTTGCTTAGACATCATGGTGTCGTACATATCAACGACTAAGCCACTTACATTCATGTCAGGGGTAACTTCCTTAGACATGACCTTAAGTCTAGTATCAGGCCAGACCAAGATGTCTCTAACCATTACCGTGCCATCCAAACTAAACGTGTTGACAGATAAAGCCAAAGAATCCAGGAAATAATCTGGATTAATAGTTCATTTATTGTTCGCTGTAGTAGCTGCACTGATACTCCCATCTCCCGTGGTCATCTGCAATTATTCCACACTTCTCACAGACGATTCCATATCTGCCATCAACACCTGAATGATGGCTATACTTTTTTACCTCAATCTCATTCTTGATTTCGAATGTTGTTAGCTCACATTCAGGATATCTCTTCCAAAAATCATAGACTTCATCCTCGCTTGTAAACAGCGACTTCTCCGTAAAATTACTCCAAAAATCCAGGCATGACCTATCGCAGATAGGTACTCCATATAGAGTGGTTCCAAGCAGTTCTTCCTTCTTTTGAAGGTAAAAGAGCCTTGTTATAGATTTAGGATTTACGTCTCTTTCCATGGTTTCCAATCTCAACAGCTACATACGCTGCAAGTCCTAGCGCCATACACATCAAAAGCATGATGTAGTCCATTATTTCAAGTAGTGGGTTTTGCGGTTGCCGCCCCACTCCTTCCAAAGCTTGATTTTACACTCGCCCTTCCTAAGACCTCCAACAAAGCCAGCTGTGTTAATCGCAATCGTTACAACTCCTTTGCCTGGTATATATGATTCAGCCTTTGTCAAGAATTCAATGCCGCAATCCAGCTTGACAAAGACTGTCAGCTTCAGTGGATTTACAATTGTGATTCTCCTGTCATAGCAGGGTCCAAGCGGGTCATCCTCTTCGCATTGATTCTGACCATTTACATCCTGAACGATGTAGGGACGGTACTTCATGCGCCGCCCTCCTGCCTGCGCAGTGCTGACAAACATGACCAAACTTAGAATTGCAAGGAAAACCTTCATTTTGATATCCATTCAACAATTGTTATAAACACGCTGCCAATTACGAATCCCACGCAGAAGTGGAAAATTGCGTCTTTGGCTTTCATTCATTAACCTCACTTACAGGTATAACAAATTTTTCTTTGTAATGCAAGCCCGAAGGTTCGCCAGGGTATCCATGAGGATTTGCTACGACCCTGAGCTTAGGGCAGTCGTCACCATAACCCAGGTGCATATTATAGTCATTGAAGTCGTGTGTATGTCCATGAATCCACAGTTGGGGCACTGCGCAGCTTTCAATTTTCTGCTGCATGTCACAGACAAAGAATGGATTTAGCTGAGATGCCCTAAAGCGCCGTGGCGTACTCTCTGGAGAAGGCAAGTGATGTGTGAGTACCACTGTTTTTTCGTTGACATTTACGCCGTATTTGTTGACGAAGTCGGTGTTTTCACGATAGCACTCTGGCTCCATGTCCGAAATCTGATAGAAGTCGTTCATGCGAGTCTTAGCATTAATGGTCATGGGGTCGTAGGTCTCAGGAAACCACATGGTACCCCCATAGAACCTAACTCCATCTACCGTCTTTGCTTCATTATGCAAAATGTGAACCGTTTTTACAGTCGTATTATGTAGTTTGTTCCAGCCCAGTCGAATTGCGGTCTTGTAGAATTCGTGGTTGCCAGGAACGTACACAACATTCTTGAACTTTTTGCTAAACTGATGCAAAGCTCCAGCCAACATGCCTCCGTTCAATGAAGCTATGTCTCCTGCCAGTACAAGAATATCAACATTGCTTGGGTCAAGCCCATTGATGAAGCTCTCGCCATGGTCGTGGTGAAACTCAAAGTGAAGGTCGGACATTATCTGCAGGTTTTTCATTATGAATCTCTTCGGCAAGAATTATAATAAAACACCTCATCCCTTAAGGAATCTATAGTGTCTTCAAGTCTACGAATTTCTGATTTTAACTCCTCAATCTCAACTTGAGAAAGCTCTTTTCCTTTTTGAATGCCAAGCATTACGGTTTCAACATGATAGCTATCATAGTCTTCATCTCTGTAACGCGAATCTACAATAGAGTAAGCGTAGTCTTTGTCGGTCTTTTTCATGATGGCGGCTTAGTTCTCCAAGGCTTTGGACTAGTATATGCTAGTGGTCTATTGATTACAATAGGAGGATGTTTAATTCTTTCTTCGAAGGCGCATTGCATGCAATACTTCTCTGTTATGGTTTCTCCCTCATATACGTAGAGATTCCCTGAGTTACATGCTGGACAGGTTTGTAGGCCCATTGAGTCATCCTATGCTGAGCCGCCTTTCCTCCGTAGGTCAGAAAGTTCCTGACCAACTCTATTCGCTGCACCAATTGCAGCTTGCAGTGATTTGAACAAGTCATCAACCTGCCTAGAAAGAGCAAAAGCGCATCTCCTACAAAAGATTGGAGCGCCGTAGGTCTCGGGCTCAGTGTCTACGAGGGTAACCTCTTTTTTGCAGTGTGTGCAAGGTCCCTTAACCAAAAGCATTACTGGCCTGTGCTCCCGAAGCCACCCTCTCCTCTTTCAGAGTCGGTGACTTCTGTTACGGCTTCAATCTCAGCCTTCATAACTGGCGCAATGACTAATTGCGCAATTCTATCCCCTTTTGTGACCTTATATGACTCGGTGCTTAAATTAATGAGAGCAACCTTGACCTCTCCCCTATAGTCACTATCAATAGTCCCCGGCGAATTGACTACTGTGACGCCGTGGCGTGACGCCAGAGACGACCGAGGCCGGATTTGACCCTCGTACCCGGTCGGGATTTCAAATGCAAGCCCCGTTGAGACTAAGCGAATCTGGCCCTTGTTTAGGAACTGGTCTGTAAGAGCTACAAGGTCCATTCCTGAGGACCCTGGTGTCTGATATTGAGGGTAGACGGCTTCGGGGTCTAATTTCTTTACTTTGACGAAGAAACGACCTTCTTTATTTTCCTTTTTCTTGGGCATGTGAGGTTACCTTTATACTAGAATAGCCGTTTTTCATACGTTCCTCGGCTTCTTCGTCTAAGGGTAGTACCCTATCCACATGACTAATGGCAGTTTTGCCGCCATCCATCTTGAGCCTAATGCATCCATTGGATGCTGGACCCATCTCTATTTCGCCTTCGATTAGGTCACCGTTGCCGTCGTCAATTGCTACTCGCATTTACCACCACAATGAGTAATAGTATTTGTGAAAAAGATTTCGACCCCTGTTAACGCGCTTCCATTCTGGGGAATCAAATTGTGCTAAGAAATACTTATCGTGGTCTGCTATAAATTCATAAGCATAAATCATGTCATCAAGTATTTCGTCCCACTTCTTTTCAGCCCTTGCTCTTTGTGCAGCAGTAGGTCTCTCCTGAGGAAGAAGACACCCCGGAATTCCAATAGTAAGTTCCTTAAATCTACGCAGACGAGGGGCAATGTGCTTAGCCAAGCTATGTTCTAAACTCCAGGTTTCGCTATCGTCCCACCCACGGGTTCTACGTTGCCACCAAAATCGGCAAGCTCTCTTTATGAGATACCAATCGAATCGCATTATGACAGCGTTTCTTCTACGAAAGAGTAGACTGAATTTAGGGTGTGAATTTCCCAGTGCCCAGGAGTAACTTCCTTTACGTCTTTCACAAGAGAAGTTCGGGTTAGTCTGAAGTCTCCATCTTCAAGTGGTGGACCCACCATAACAAAGCAGTGGCCTACAGTTGGAGGTTCAATGGCTTCACCACGAATCTCGTCAGTGCGCATTGCAGTACCATTATGAATTTTCTTTAGTGTTCCGGTCATGATTTAGTCCACAGCATAAAGTTGATATTCGAATTTGAACAAACGCAACTCTGGAAAATTCTTAATATACGCGCGGGCTTCATCTTCAAACCAAAAATGCGCATACCTTAAATCGTGCGCACAATTCCATGGGTAGCCCCACTACTGCTATCAAGGCCCACGAAGCCACCGTCTGGGAAAAGCAGAACGTATTTCATTGTTCCTTTTTACCAGAAACAGATTCTTCTGGCAAGAGCCTTGTGGCAATGTATTTGCGGTCCTGAGTAAATGTAGGGATTTCAAGGTCAGTTACCCAGATTCTACGGTCTGCAGTTCCTTTATCTGTGTAAATAGTCTTTATGGACTTGACAATACAACTCCCACGCTTATCCATGGTCAAGCAGTCATTCCAGTTGATGCTTTTTTCCTGAAAAAGCTTTTCCTGCAGTTGGTCGCATGACAGGCCATGGAGTTCTTTATGAGGGAAGTTGGCTTGAGCTAGGCTTTGGATGGAGTTTCGTACGGCATCCTGTTGACGCCAAACGAAATAATTCACAACTTCGTTCTCAGGTAGGTTCCAAAAACGTGCATCAAAGGCGGGGCGCACGTTTGTGACGGCCCCTAGCCCAAAGTTTGATACAAAGCTCCACATAAACTGAGAAGCAGCCATGCTGGCTGCCACAGAGCACATCTTCTGTAGTTCATTGTCAAACCAGGCCTGGGTATCGCGGGTGTTATTGTCCATAATCAGAAGGCTGATTTCATCGCTCTGGACATATGCCATCTTTGTGCCCTGAATCTCTGTACAGAGGTGGAGCGCAGTATCTAGCATTGTATACTGGAAGTTCTTATCGTAAGGCTTCGCCATCTTTCGTGTTAGCGTGTGGAAGGCCTTTCCGTCAATGCGAGCAATGACTGGCATCTTCTTGATAAGACGTACACGAGGTACGCCTTCATAATCCTTCATACGGTCACCTAATGAGTCTTTCATTACTTATACTCACTCCCACCCTTGCGAAGATGGTAGTCCTCAGATACGAACTTGAGTAGGGTTCTGCCGGTCTCGTAGTTCCAGCGCTCCTTAATTGGCCTTATCACTATTCCCTCACGAATTTGTCCAGCAAGTAACGTTGTGTCTCCCTTAGAAAGGGTTTCCATATACTCTGAAAGATGCGGACCCCGATAAATAACGGGTACAACCGGCACATCGATTTTCTTGCAGAATTCCAGGAAGTTCTCGTAATCTTCGAACTTGCCTTTTTCAATGTTGTAAAGGTCAAAGGCAGCGAAGAACGTTTCGCCCTGCTTTGCCCCATATCGCAAATCCTGGGTTCCTACAACTTCGCCATACAGTGCAAGGTTTGGGAATGGCTTCAGTTTATTCTCTAAGTCATACTGGATTGCGGTTTTCCACCACAAATTGGTCTCATGAAATTTCTTGAATTGACCATGAGAACCGGCATAGAAGCGAGGCTCAGCGCCATCTTTCACATGCCAAAAGTATCTTGAATTGCAACCATGGAGTTTTTCCGTGACTACAATTTCCTCGCTGTCTGCAAGAACGTGCTTGTACTTTCGGTAACTCTCCATGTCATAGTGTGGAATTACTCCGGGGTCAGATTCCTGCTGAGACTTTCCAAATGAAACTGGGTCTAGAGGTTCCTCATACTTTGTGATGCCAAGATGCTGAGAAATATCTGTGCCAGGTTCCCAGTCAATGTGTCCCTGAATTTCTTTTTCAAGAGCCGAGATAGGCACTAGCATGCCCATGCTGAAGATTCCCCGAAGTTTCTTTGCCTTCATACGGTGCTTCTTACCGGGCTTATACTTGTCATTGCGCAAGAAAGCAAAAGCCTGCATGTCCAGAGGCACCATGGCGTCTATAGGAATATAGACGGCCTTATTTAGGCCCCTAAACTCTTCAGTTTGAAAAATAACGGGGCATCCCTCAACCTGAGTAATAGAGAGCTTGTCGGCATTTGGGTGTTGCCCAAATCCAGGTATTTTAACTACGTATACACCAAACGAAGCCATCTTACTCTTTCTTGGTCATACACTTCATGACCCATGCATCGTTTGCAACAGAGTACCTGAATGGCTTCCGGTCCTTGGATACTGGGTTTGGGCGAGTTCTTTCGAATCCCAGAACCTTAAGATTTCTCTCGGAGGCTTCAGCCAGGGCCTTTTCAAGTTCCGCGCTCTTTGACATGAAATAGGTGTGCTGTCCAACAGTGTTTTCTGTTGGGGCTTCAGGTGCAACAACTTCAACGGGCTTTTGTTCAGTGTCCATTACCAACTCCTTACTGATTGAGGTGCTTTATATTCAACTCTTTTAACTGGCACACCAGCTGCATGAAGCATGTCTGCCATTACTTCAGCGCCTGCTGGATTGTGACTATGTACTACAACATACTTTGGAAGCTTTGCTTTGTCAATGTGATGTGCAATAAATTCTGCAACACATGCTCCAGAGTAATTAGGGTCTGTATTCTCTAGGTCATGGTCAAGCCAAACACAATCAAAAGGCTCCTCATTCTTGAGGGTTTCAATTGCTTGGTCGGCCGTCCAGACATGCGTAACCTTCACGGGCAAACCAATACAGTGGATATCGAATCCACTATGACGAAGCTTGTCGTCATCTAAGAACAGCCAACGCTTACAGTTAGCATCGGAGGTCTGTAGAAACTTATCCACACTATATGATAGCTTGTTATAGCTATGGTGTCAACTAATTTACAGAATCTTGGTTAAGTTGACCAATCCACTTGCAGTTCTTGCACACGTAGATTTTCTTGCCGCTTGGAGTTGTAGTCATTGAAAAGCTTTGATTATCGCAGGCTGGGCACGTTAGCTTGCTTTTCTTTCGCTCTACACGAGGCGCTGGTTGATTGTCCTCTCGGTCAATCAACGTCATAAGCTCAAGTCTCTCAATCTCTTTTCGAAGCCTAGATATCTGGCGACGCAGCTGATTATTTTCTTTCTTAAGCTCAGCTAGCTCTTTACCCTTGGCTTCTTCCCGACGCGGTCGATTTAACTTTTTCATTTGATGAAGGTCCAATGGCTTCTGCTTCCGCAATCCACTTGACTCCATCATGAAAGATTGCCAGCCTCTGATACCGCACTGGACCACAAGTTAGCAATAAATGGTTATTGACAGCTAATTCTTCTAAGAATAAAACTTGACGAACCGAAAATTCAGGGGTGCCTGGTAGTGTGTCTTGGTCCTCAATGCGAACCTTCCACTTACTCTTGTTTTCTTCAGGGTCTATTCTGACCTCAATTTGAGTTCTTTTCATTTTTTAATACTTTCTTGTGCAGGAGACAGATTTCGCTGCCCATGCGAAGCACCGCATTTCCAATAATGTGGTTAGTGGGATGCTCTTTATGTAACTTCGACGCCTTTTTAACAACCGTCAGCGGCTGAAAGTCATACTCCCCTAAGCAGAGGACTCCATATTTGGGATTGTGCTGAGCAACCAACTCCAGCGCTAGTTCAGTTAAGTCTGTTGGCACCATGAAGTAGAAGTAGTTGGGAGAAAGTCTAGTTTCACTCTTGATTGCAAAATGCTTTGCAGACTTATCCTCAAAATCCCTCTTTAGGTCTGATGCACTTATCTTTGTTTCAATCTCGATTGAGCTTGTTGGGGCCTTCCAATCGGGACCAATAGCATAAACATCAGCTATACCGTGCCCTACTTGTACTTCCGTACAAACAAGCTCGTATCGCTTCTTGTACCTTAACCAGAATAGAGCCTCTTTCTTGAGGATTGTGGAGTTCACACTAGCCTATAGCTTTTACCAGAGAAAATCTCGTAAAGAGATTTGTTAATAGGCTTCTCTACGTCGAAGCGAGAGGAAATTTTTGAATACCATTCATCAATAATTTCCTTGTCTCTTTTAAAGGTTTCATTGCTGCCCTTAGCTGCTTCAATTTCAATGAATCGCTTGGGAACAGGCTTGTCTGTCCCCGCAAGCCAGCAGTCATAGATGACAATGCTAACCTTCGGCTTGCCAGTTGCCGAGAAATTGAAGATGTGACAGTCTTTAATGACGGTGAAAGCTCTCTTCCATCCAGTTAGCTCCAGGAACGTTGTAACGTCCTCTCTGGTAACCTTTTCTGCAAAAGAGAGGTCAACTTCAACTCGCGAGGTAGTCGACTTCTTGTCTTTCCGGCGTTTTACCGTTAACTCTCCTGCTCCCTTAACCTCACCTACGTCACAGCCCCAACGATGACGAACCGTTGACTCACCCTGTTCATAGTACAGGTCTGGAGACATAAGGTGTACGTATGTGTCAGGGCCTTGCGCTGTCAGCCAAGTAACAAAATCATTTATGCTCACCTTGGCTGCAGGTAACTTATATTCTAGTTCCGTGTGTGTGTCGGACACTATCAATTTCCTTTCGTAGCTTTGTTAGGACAAGTTTGGTATAGTCGAAGTTATGGCCCATACTCATTCTGTACCATCCTTTCTCCATCATACCACAAGATTCCCCTGAAACCAATAACAAATCTACATTTTTGATAGATTCCGAGAAGATTTGTTGAAATTCGGGTTTTACTAAAAACCACGCAAACATTCCGGTCCCGTCTTTTGGAACCCCATAATATACTTGCACAAATTCCGCTATTTCCTTTTTAAAGAGTTCTCCATTTTTTAACAAAATTATTCTTGCTTTATGAAGCCTACGGTCCATATTCTTTGCATTTTCAAAAAAGTCAATAGCAAGATTTTGGGAAAGAACGCATACTCCGCTAGTTGTAAATTCCATGTAGTTCTTGGCAGCTTCGGCAAGCTTTTCATCATCTGTCAGTAGCCACCCCAACCTCGCTCCAGAAAGCCCGAACGCCTTTGACATACTCTCTACTTGAATGATGTGATTGGGAATCATACCCTTAAATCCATACAGAGGCTGCGCGTATACGCTATCCCAAATATGATAAAGGTCTTTTTTGATAGGGAAAAGACCCTGTGGATTGCCAGGAAGAGTAATTATTTTAATAGGATTCTCATTTAAATCGGAATTAAAACTTAGCCCAGACATTTTAGCTAGCGTAGGGAAGCTTGGCCAATAAGGGGGCTCATGTATAACACAATTCATACCAGACACCTTTTTAAGGGCGTACATGCTGGCTAAGAGCGCCTGCTTTCCTCCATTGGTTATAACTACGTGTTTTTTGTCTGTTCTCTTCTTTATCAGAGAGACCAACTCTTCTTTCCCTTCAGGAGGAGGGTATCGCATATCTTGTTTTGTTATTCTGGGTATAAAGTGAGGCTCTCCAATGCTAAGATTTAACTTATCCTCAAGCTCCCTTCTTACCATCATTTGAGCATCGGGGCCGAGTTTGTCTGAAGCAAACTTTTCTTGATATCTTTCCAAATAAGAAACCGCTGAATAAAGCGCTGTTTTGTTTTCTTTAAATAGACCAAAGGCAAGGTTGCACTCACGACAAAGCAGACCTCTTACCTTCCCAGTTAAATGGTTGTGGTCTATAAAAAGTTTGTTAGGCTTTTTAGAGCATATCGCGCACAGACCGCGTTGGTGTCTTGCCATTTCGTCTTTTTGGTCTTTTGTAATCCCATATTTTGTTTTTATACTAGCACGATGTTCGACTTCTCTGTTGGGTGTCTTGGGTCCTCTTTTTTTATAGTATCTTCTATTATTTTCTAATATTTTTTCTCTATTAAGTTCGCGGTATTTTCTATAGTATTCCCTTGAATATCCCATTAGAACCCTTCGTAACTTACTCCTACGCCTCCTGCACCTTGGTTATTAGCCCAGATGCCGACGAATATGGGTAGGTTTCTTATAAGTCGTTTTTCTGCAGATATACCGAATATCATGCCGCCCTTACCAAAGGTTCTTGTGTCAAGTAGGTCTCGGAAGTTGTATCCAGTTTGGAACCCAAGCCTTATATTTGGTTTTGAAAAAATGGTTTCCGTTTTCTTTGCGGCTTCTTTAGAGGCAAGAAGGTCGGCTTCAGTCTTTTCCTTCTCCTTCTTATCGGTGCTCTCGTCAATCTTTGTGTCGGTGTTGATTTTTTCTTTGGTAGTAATTACTACAGTTCCATCAGGCTTCTTGGTCTCGGTAATTTCACGTTCTTCAGCTTTCTTTTCAATAAAAACCTTCACAACCTTCACCTCAATCTCTTTCTGAATAACGATTTTTTCTTGAATGACTTCCTTTACTGTCTCAGTGACTACAACCTGAGCAGGAGTCAGGTATCGACCTGAGCCGTAACCAAGCCCAAACACTACAATTGCTCCTAAGACACCCAGTAAGTATTTATTCATTTTTATTTTGCTTTCTTTGGCTTCACCTTCTTGATTGAAACCTCGATATCGCTTCCAGTTTGAATGACTGTGTCAATGAAACCCCATTTCACAGCTTCTTCAGCTGACATATACGATTCCTTGTTGCAGAGCTTCGTAACTTCTTCCTTTGGCTTCTTTGATTTCAAGCCCATGATGTCCGAATATCTCTTGTTTATATAGCCTAATTCACCGGCTAGAGCCACGAAGGTATTTGTCTCAACATCGCTAGTCAATCCCACTGACCCACAGTGAACCATGAAGCGACATTCTGGGCTCATGCGGCGAACAGTGCCAGCCTGCATAATCATAGATGCCATACTAAACACAGTTCCATATCCGTCAATTAACACAGGGCTGTTGGAGTGCTTGATTAGCTCGTAGATAGCGAACCCAGAAGCTTCGTCTCCTCCAGGAGAGTTTAGAATCACTCGAATCCATTGCCCTGACTTATCCATGGCCTGAAATGGAACAAAGAACTTGTAGGCTGTCTCGTGGTCGATGCCACCCCATAGGTAGATGGTTCTGTCAGCAAAATTTGCACCTGTTTCTAAGGTGAAGGCTGTCCTCATTTCAAGTGAATCAGTTGGTTTACGCTTTTGCTTTTTCATGTAAAATCTCTTTGCAGCAACCTAGTGGCATTCGGACATCGTAGAAAACCTGTTCCTCAACTTCAATTTCCATTATCCTAAGCACTATCCATTCGTCATCAATTTTTACTAAAGTTCCTTCTTTGCCCTTCCATGCCGATATACCACTCACAACCTTCCAGAGATTTGCCATAAGCTCTCCTAGTCTGCGTCATTCTTCGCGTATATTTCGTGTTCTGGGATTTCTTTCCCGTTATATGTTTCCAACAGTGCCTCCAGGCGCTCGCCCATGCTGGCATTGCTTTTGTACCAAGTATGGGGGTATCTTGGGTCATGCGTAAGGCAGTGCGCATAATTTGCTTGGCAAACCACAGCAATTCCTGTTTCGCTTGAGCGGCTTTTATCGATAAGGAAAATTATTTTGTTACCATCTCTATTGAGAGTAATGACATTGGTAGCGGTCTGCATGACTGCGTATGATTCAGCAACATCTTCCATTCCAACCAAACGCTGAGCACTTCCCTTGATTTTACCCTTGGAAGCTTTAGCACCTTCACGATTTGTTTGGATTGCTAGCACTGAATGCCATTTCAGGTCTAATGAAAGCTGAACAAAATAGTCATAAACTATGTTGTCCATATGTCGCTTTTCAAGTCGGCCTTCTCTACCTAAGATTGTTGTGAGCTTTGCAGGATAGTCATTAAGCAACAGGTCATATCCCTTACCTGTTTTTGCAATGCGCTCATCGTTCTTTCTACGCATGACAGCCTCAACCTCTTCCACAGTTAGGCCAGGCTTGTTCATTGGTATGTAAGTAAGATGCTTATCGATAAGTGCTAGTGCATTCCTAATATGTTCAGTTCCTTCTGGGGTCTTGTAGCCTCTGAACAGAGCGCCTTTGCTGCAGTCTAGGACTGAGCACCAGATTTTTTCTTTGATGTCTGCGGGCCGCCCCTCGTGTGTGATAAACAGAACGTCTTTGCCACGAAGAACATTGTGTCGAGCCACAGTTACAAGACACGTTGTTTTGCCCACATTGGTTGGTGCTAGAATAACAGTAGTATCCCCCTTAAATAGGCCGCCATGAATTTCCTTGCCGGGGCTATGAGGAACCAGGAGCTTATCTAGAGCCGGGAGCCCGAAGGTGATGGCTGAGCCAATTTCTGCCTCAGACTTCGCAAACTCTTCTTGGAAGTCGATGAACTTTTCTTCTAAGTCATTTTCAAAGGTTATGGTTCTTATTGTCTTTGTAGCTTCCTCCAGTTTTTGATACGCCTTAGCAAAGTGCTCTTTGTTGAACAGATTGATAGAGGAGTTGACTGTTTCATGGAAGATGCGTGTGTGGAGCCAGACGGTTAGCTCATCTCTGATGTGGTCAAGGTTAAAGAACTGAGTCTCGTGCTCAAAAAGTTTCATTCTGATGAGGGTGTTGTCTTTGGTTTTTTGGTCTTCACCCCTTAAGTCCCCGAAGTCTAGAATCTCTTCTTTCGAAGGAACGGTCTTGTACTTGGCATAAAACTCAATCATGTTCTTCCAGACCCTTTGGTTAGAAGGCTGGACGAACCACTCTGGCTTGATGATGTTTCTGGCTTGCAAGAAGAAACGCTCATTAGTCATGAGATGACCTAATGCCGCATTCTGTTTCTTTTCACTGAATGGAAGAGCTTGATTCCACTCTTTTGATTCCTCTGCCATTTATACCCTCGCCTCTTTTGAAATCTTGGTTAGTTTTCGAATGGCCGCCTTCTTGGTGTCTTCTTGAATAAATGGGTCTTCTAGAACTTCATTAAGCATCGAAATTTTTGTTTCTACTGGCAGGTTATTAAACCTCTCTTTGAGAGCCTTCGTAGCAACGGCCTTGGGCTGGGGCTGCTCATCCACGTCTTGCATTGGAAAAAATTCCTGCTCTTCAGTCTGGATTCTTGAGCCACAGTTCTTCTGTTTGGTCAGCATTATCTTGAGGTGGTTATATAGCCTCTGCTGAATGTACGAGTACAGGCGTTTTTCATTCTCGTTTGGCGCTGGGTCTTGCACTTCATACAGCCCTATGTAGTTACATGTCCAAACCTTAGCATGGGTCTCTAGGTCTTCCTTCTCGATGCCCAAGTTCTTGCAATTATAGAAGTTGGTACCCGCAAAATGGCTCACCGCCAAAGTATATACCTTCTTGTATTCTAAAATCTTGTGAGTAGGAGGGTTACCGACTCTCCGAAACTCATTGTGCCTGAATGAAACTAATTCTGGTGTCTTTCTATATGACCCCTTGACATGCTCGCCACGGATAAGCGGGTATGGACTGCCGTACCCTGCAAGCTCGGTGATGTGATAGAACTGAGAAAGGGCTTTCTTGATGTCTTTGTTGTTAATAGTATCGACATCAACCTTAATGCCGTTCTCTGAAGTCTCCTCAATCTTAATGAGCAGTGACTCACCTTTAGTAGTCTTTATAGTGATGGTGTAGCCATCGGATGTGTACGGTATATTTGTGCTCTCTAACCAAGACCGTAACTGACAAAATGCTTTGGTTTTAGACTGTCTTTCTTTGTCGTATTCCATTAATTACTGTAATCCTTTATGTAACCATAGAAGTGTCCTTTGTTCATGGGTGGTGCTGACTTGAAAAACTCAAACACTTCCTCGAAAGACATTTTTCCCAGGTCGATGTTATCTTTTGGTGGTCTCAAATTGTAGAAATCAATGTCTTCATAGGAGCGAATTAGTCTTCCTACTTCCTCAGCAGCATCTGGGTCTAGGCCCATATAGATTTTGTGGATGCCGCTATTTCGAATTACGTTAATTTGCTCAGCTGTTACAACCTTTCCCATGGTTGCAATATTCCCGCCGCATAGATGGGCCTTAATAGAGTCAACGGGTCCTTCTGCAAGGACAGCGTGGTCGACGCCACGGAGTCTATTTGAGAACATTACGCAATTTGAGCGAGGAATTCCGGCGCTAGAAAGTATCTTGGTGATGGTTACATTTCTCTCCTGCTTTTCATTCCAAAAAGACGTGGCTGAAGATACATATCGGCCCTGCCATCCAACCAGGACTCCGTTGTGTTCTACAGGAAAATATACACGCTTGAATTCAGGCGCGTACATAATTCCATATTCCATTGCTATATCTATAGGAATCCCCCTCTCTTCAATAAGGTACTGTGCTCCAGCTATAGATTTTGGATGGTCAATAGGAAAGAAACCAATTGGCCACTTTACCATGACAGGCTCAAAGGCTTCTTCGTCTATGGGGTCTTCGTCTCCAAAGAAGTCTCTTATTAATGGTTCCCAATGAACCGTGGCTTCAACTACATCATCTCCATATAGCTTTAACTTAATAGCTTTGTAGGACTCCGAGATTAGTTCCGAAAGAGCGTACTCTGGCTTGCCTCTAAAGCCTTCACGGTCAGCACAGAACCAACAGATGAATCTTCCATCTTCTTTCCGAATGTACAGCTTATCTCGCTTGTAGCATCGTGGGCAGTTGAAGATGAACGAGATTCGATTTTCTTTGTACGAAATCCCACTATCCGTAACTAGGTCATGTAGTGCTTGTGGATTGAAAGGCATTACGCATCTTCTGCGTCAACATCCTCCGCTGCAAAGGCTCCGCTTGCTTCCCTCTGCTTTAGTTCCGAGAGGATTGCTTTCTGCAGGTCTGTGTCAGTTCTGATTGCCTCCAGAACGGACTGCTTACCAGTCCATTTCTTATCTTTGAAGGCATAGGTCATGTTGTTGACTCTCTCAATTATACCACGGTTGGCTCCCAATAGGAAGACCTCCTCGTGAGTATTAATGATACCTTTGTTGTAATTGAAAGTGAATTCACCAACACGTCCCGCAACTCCTACCGAAGACTTCTTCATGCAAACACGAATCTTGTGTCCGGTCTTTTCAGAGTTATCATTGATGTCTCGGCAACTATCGTCAACAAACTCGTTGCCCATTAGGTCTGTGCGACCATCTTTGTTGCGATTCTGTTCAATGTACACAAAGTACTCGGCATTGTGTTTGACCCCGTAACCAGCGCCCATCTTGACTGTGTTGTGGCGCTTGATTTCCTGCTGGTCCATCTCTGCGCGTATGTGAGCAGTAAGAATGACAGCAATTTTGTTATTGCGAATGGTAGAAAGAATCTGCTTCAAGCCATCCTGCAATGTAGCTGCAAGGTCTCCAATCTGTTGGACCCCAAGAGAGTCTGCGTTCATGGTTCGACGACCTACAATGCTATTGATGGAGTCGATGATAATGAGCTTGATAGGCGCACCTTCCTGGCACATAGCATTGATATCGTTGTTGATACGGTCAAAGATAAGTACTGGGTCATTGGTCTCGTAAGGTACGTAACGCTCTCTATCGATACCCATGAGTTTCATTTGTTCTGGAGTAAGCTGAATTTTCTCTCGAAACTCAGTATTAAACTTTACTGCAATTGCTTCTGGGTCATCACTATGAAGCTGGCCAATCATAGAATTGGCTACAACAGATTTGCCGCCTCCAGGAGGACCAAAGAAAATTGCTGTGTATCCAAATGGTAGACCATGACCTCTACCGAAGGTAAAGTTCAGGGACGGGCTCGGGCTCTGTAGTACGTGATTATAGGGATTGTAGTCATCAATGACTGCACCTTCTAAGTTATTTAGTTTTGTTAGCCAGTTTTTTGCCATTAGTATTTTGACCTTCCGAATCCTGTATATTCTGTTTTTCCAACTTCTGTATCTTCGTCAATTCCACCATATACTGGTCCACTTTGACCTTGCATATTGTATGCATCTTCTCCCATAATTTTCTTCACAGACGTGAAGGAGTTTTCGAAGCTCTTTAGCTTACCCTTTATATACTCGACAAGGCACCCAATCTGGTTTACAACCTCAAGGGCTTCCTGGTACTCAGTATCTAACGCAAGTACAGCTTCACGATGGTCTACAGAAGAATTTAGACCAGCCTCCTCCAACTTTTTGGGAGCAATCTCTAGGAGAACGACTGCCTTCCTTTTGTTGGCATTCTTCTCAGCTACATTTTTTTCATAAGTCATTACCGTCATCATTTTATGAAGGTCTGACCATGCTTTGTTGAATGCTTGCAATAGTTCAGGCGCTTTCTGAGGGGTTACAGCAGCAACCTCCATCTGTCTTGCTTCAGCCTGAAGAATCTTACCTAGGCTAATCTCTATTGCTGGATTGCCTGGGGTACCACTTGGGCACCTAATCAAGTCTTTTTGAAGAATCATGATAAAGAAATTGGTGCGTCAGGTAATGAACAAACACATATCAGAAAACGTACCTGCAAGCCGACTCATCGGCTCCGCACCAAACCTATTTAATTACTCGCCAAACAATGCAGCAAACTGACTTGCTTTAGAGGTGTCAGAGCCAGAATCTTGAGACCCAGGTGCCATTGTTACAGCTTCTGCTACCACCTTTGGTTCAGCTTTATACTGAACCGTTGGAGGAGTTGAAACCGCCTTGACGGTAGAAGCCTTTACTGGCGTAACCCTTGCTTCAGCAACCTTGACTGGTTCTGGAGACTGCTCAACATTTTTCTGGGTCATACCAAATACTGCATCGATTTCTTCGGGAGAACCAGAAGACGACACAATAGCCGTGACCTGTTCTGGGGTAATGATTGTAACCTGCTTTGATAGGTCCACACATTCTTGAACTGCGCGTCGCAGGACTTCGTCAGATAGAGGGGCTAGCTTCAGCTGTTCCATCTTCTGGCCATTGACAGTAACCATCTCCATGACTACAGATGGGACGTCATCTGCATCCCGTAACTGACCACCCTGTGGGATAATGCGCTTGAAGTCAATCCAAACACCTTGCTCCACATCTGTGGGGTCGACACCGTACTTCTGAGACACTCGCTTAAACTCTTCCTTGAGACGAGTCATGCAGGTATTGGAGATGGCCGTTAGCTCAAAGTCTCCGTTCTCTAGCATAGTGTTGATATAGTGCTTGTTGTCCTTGTTGTGTTCCTTGAGCCAAGTCTTAAGAGGCTGAAGCTCGACATCAAGCTGCTTCTGACTTGCCTTCTTAGCCTTGAGAGAGGCTTCTAGAGCTTCTAGCTCCTCTTTCTTGACTTCGATTTCCGTGCAAGCATCGCATTCCTGCAGAACAAGCTGGGTCTTGTAGTTCTTCTGAAAGACGCACTGAAATGGGCGTGGCATAGGCTTGTCGGGGTTGTTCTTGTTTAAACCATTCCAGCCGAAGTGCTGGGACACCCATTGTGACCACTTACCGCTTGCTGCAAGCGACCCGAAGGCAGGTAGAACCCTGCGAACGTTTGAACCGGGCTTAAGTGTCTGGCGCTTCTTGAATGCGCTCCCTGAATCGTATCGTGACTTTCCGAATGTATTTTCCATATTATTGCTTTCCTTGTAAGTTCTTTTTGACAGTTTTGAATTGAGTTGAAATGTATTCTTTTGTGATTAATTGGTCTTCTATTAGTGTTAAATCTAGTGTTCCATTTTCTGTGAAAATACTTCTAAGTCCTTCCTTTTCGTTTTCATTGATGTTATACAGCACCACAGGTACAGTGGAGCCAGCAAAGTCTGCATTAAATGCGGCCAGCGCAATCTGGAGTCGAACGTAAGCTACGCTGGGCTGAATGCCGTTTGGCTTCTGAACCAAGTCGCGAGTATAGCATACTAATTCACCAAAGTCAATAGCGGTTCGAACTGTTTGAGGGTCTGGATGTTGCAATTCCTTTTCATACTGGGCTTCTTTGCAGGCGTCCTTAAGTGCTTGGAAGACGGTGTATAGCTGCCCAGAACCGATTTCAAGCCTTTGGTCAACAACGAACTTTATTGACTCAGCTAGTCTATCGTAGAGGCAGTTTGCGTCTACCAGGAGAATGTCACCAGGATATGACTCCTCAGTCACATACAGAAACTCAGATACCTTGTTCCTGTCTCCATCTAGAAAGATTGCGACGCTATCACTCAAAATAATGCGTTTGTACTCATTTTGAAGCACTTTTGCTCGTTCTTTCGCCTGGTTAATAGAGGCCAAAATACCTGACCTTGTGGCTGGCGGAATAGCCTCGTTTTCTCTAGCTATGAGGTTTGCGCACTGGTGCCATTCTGTCAGTAATTCATTAAGCTTCATCATCTTTTTCCTTCTCTTCTGAAATAGCCTTTTGAACCATGATTAGGTCATCAGCTGTGAATGCCTTACCTTCTTTTTCCTTTGTACAAATCAAAAGCACAATGGAACCGACCAATTTTTCCTTGAAGATTTCAGGCAATGGATGCGCAATGTAACGACCATAGTTGCCATCTTTCTCCATATGTTGCCAAGCCATAATTTTCAGCTTAGCGCCTTCGAAGTCGATGTTAAACTCACAGCCCTGCTTCTTTTTATCTTTGCCCTTACTGTCTTTCTTTACGAATTCAAAGTACTTGCTGTCTTCAATAAAACATGGCACCGCTACAGTGATGGGGCTTGGAATAATTTCCTTACTATCAACCTTCATGAACTGGTCTAGAGTTATGACCGGAATCTTGTCGCCGCCCCATACAACCATAGGAAGAATCTTGCCCTTTGAAACAACGTTGTTATCAGGATTTGTTACATAAGGGATAATGTTCTCACTATAAGCAGGGAGCACTGACTTGCGCATTTGATAGCGAGTCAGAGGATTGATTTGTACGTACTTGCTGTTAACTGCTTCCATCTTCTTGCCGGTAGCCTCAGCAATAGCCTTCTCGTACTCAAAGAAAAAGTCTGCTGTAGATAGCGTCTCTGTTTCTCCCATTGAGTTCACAAGAGAGACCGGGAATAGGCTATCCATAGCCCCAGAAAGAATCAGTCCATATATAACTCGTCTATTAAGGGCATTGTGAGCTAGTTTTTCACCTGGAACTTCCGTTATAGTCTCGACGCCAGTCTTCTTATCCTTCTTCTTTTTCTTCTTCATGACGGCAACGGCGCCGTCTTTCTTGTGCTTCTGAATCTTCTGACAGAAGTCCGTAATATCCGTATATGGCAGCCCCTTATATAATTGCTCAAGAGCTTTCTCTCCTACACCATGGAGGAGACTAATGGGCGCTCGTATTTTGTCTCCTTGGATTTCAAAATTCTCTCCAGAGAGCTTTACGTCTGGTAGCTCTATGTACTTGCTGCAATATTTCCAAAATTTTTCATTGATATCTGTCTTGTTTGCGTTCTTCAGAACTGAGCACCACCATTCCAGGGGATAGTGATGCTTAAGGTAGGCACAGGCATATGCCATGAAGGCATAAGATACTGCATGTGACTTATTGAATCCGTACTCTGCCCAGGTAATAAACGCCTCCCAGACTGCCTTGGCACTTTCTTCGCCAATCTTCTGTGTGGCTCTGTCAATAAAGAAGGTGTATGCCTTCTCTACTTTTGCTTTGAGCTTCTTAGCCACATCCGACCGAAACTCTTCTGCTTGGGCGCCTGTGCATCCAGTTAGGTACTGATAGCACTTCTGCAATTGTTCCTGAAAGCACATGATGCCCTTGGTTTCAGGCAATAGCTCATCAAAGAACGGTAGCACTTCAGTGCTAGGGGTTTCACCGCGCACACGCCTTGCATACTCAACCAACATATTATGTTTCTTGTTCTTTTGGTCTGGGTTGTTCACAAACATATCTAGGGGACCAGGTCGGTCTAGTGCTGTGAATATTGCCATTTCTAGAATTGAATCAATTGCTTTGTTGCCGTTTTCCTTCTCGTAATTGAATTGGTTTAGCCACTGGACTGCTCCAGGTGTATTAAATTGAAACACCGTCTCTGTGCGACCCTCAGCCACATCCTTGAACACACTCTGGTCTTCAGGAAGGTCATAGATATCAACTAACCTTGGGTTACCTGGGGCCGCTGGAATGAGACGGAATGAAGGAACTAGGACTCCATCAAGGACCATGTCGGGAATGTTAGTTTGGATATGCCTTTCCTGGATTAATCTGATGCAGGCCGAGATATCCTTCAATGTGTTGACCACCAGGAAGTCCATCTTTATGCCGCCTGCAGCTTCTACGCTTTTGGCCGTAAATTGAGTAACCTTGACCCCGCTTACCTCAGTCAGGGGTATGAATTCACCAATAGGTTTGTTTGCTACCACGAATGCAGATGCGTGTCTTCCCTTCTGTCTAGGTAGGCCAAGGCACTTCTTCACTACCTCCCAGTCTTGAGAGTACGCATTAACATATTCCTTTAACGCTGGGTCATATTCAATAGAACCTACGACATGGTTACCGTCATCGGTATCATAGCCCATGATGAAGTTAAGGTCTGTAACGCCCTGTGGAGGCATCATGAACTTCCCGCAAAGAGAGTGAATGTGCCCTGTCACTTCTCCATGGCGTAGCCTTGCAACGTCGCGTACTGCCATCTTGAGTCGAAGTGTGCTGTCTACGCTAATTTGTGCGTAGTGGTCTCCGAATCTCTTATCTAGCCAGGTTAGAAGTAGTTCTCGGTCAGGAAAGTCCATATCTATGTCGGGAAGTTTGCCAGACTTAACACGGTCAAGAGTTAGAAATCTGTCTAGAGATAGGTCGTATTTCAGAGGGTCTACGTGAGTAATACCCAACAGGTAAGCCATAAGCAAACCAGCTGCAGAACCTCTGCCTGGACCAGTCAAGACTCTCTCATTTTGATAGAGAGCCAAGGACTCTTCTGCTAGAAAGAAGTATGGAAGCAAGTCAATTGTTCCGTTGCGGTGTAGAAGCTCAATTTCTGTTTGTAGACGCTGAACATACTCTGGCTTGTTCCACTGCATACGCCCATGACTCTCAATAAGAGAGCCCATGTGCTTGAGCGTGTTTGAGGGATAGAACTTGGTAGGCAGACTTGGCTTGCTATCGAATTTGAAGTCCTTAAATCGTGATGCCCACTCTGAGGCGTTATCAACCCAAGACATAAACTGACTTGCGCTGATATCCATTTTAGAACTGAAATACCCAAATGCCTCTTCTGAGGACAAACGGTGATAGGAAGTTGAAAACCTCCAGCTGCCGCCCTGTGAAAGGCGCACATCTTGAACAATCTTGTCTTCAGGGTGAGCAAAGTGAGAGTCGTCTCCAATCAGGATTGAAGTGCCTGCCTGCTTTGCTAGATGTAGTACAGCATGGTTAGCACCCTTCTGAATGTCTCCATCCTCTGCCCATGGTCTACATTCATTCACAATGAAGTCTTCGATGTGCTCAACCTTAGTAATCTTCTGTGGCTCAGGATAATCTGACCAGGTTTGATAGTTTTTAACCGCTAGCAGAACCTCGTGCTTCTCCCCTTTTTTACCAAAGGCCTTAGCTAGGTCTTCGGCAGGGATTTCGTCGGAGGCATTTGTTCGAAGCTTCTTTGTTGCTCCGTACTTTATCTTGGTTCCATCTTCAAGAGTTACGAACACCGCCTGCACCCAGTTGCGGTCACAGACATGGGGAAAGACTTCTGTGTAGAAGTTACCTGGCTTGAAAATGGCATTAAGCCTATCAAAATACAGCTTGGCCATCTTGAAGTTGTTTTGGGCAACTAGATGTCTTTGCACCATACCAACCAAGCAACTAGATGTTGCTGTTACGTTGTAGCTTCCAAGCTCCTCTAGATTATCCCAGTTAAAAAGAGGCTTTCTCTCTGAGCCATGGCGCTCGGCACGTTCCTCAGCTTTGGAAAGCAGTCGAACCCCGCACTCAAAGGCCGGTTGGTCTAGGAAGTGAAGGGTAATATGAAAGTACTTGCAGTAGTCTGCAAGCGTACCTTCAGCGTTCTTACTGACTCCATTTGCAAGGAGGATAGGACAATCGTCATCCCGAAAATAGCCTTCGAGGCCAGGGATTGCTATTAGGCCATTTTTCTTGGCTAGGTCATAAACCTCACGAACAGCAGCAAGAGACCCATGGTCTGTTACTGTGAGGGTCCCTGAGCCAAGTTCCACCTCCCTTTGAGCAAAGGCTTTTGGAGTGGAAGCGCTATCTAAGGACTGAGGATGACAGTGGCAGGTCGGAAATTGCTTAAAATTGGGCACTATAAGAGAGTATAGCAGAAAAACAAGTTTTAATCAAGCTTCACACCCATTAAAATACGCAGTTTTTCTACGATGCCATTATAAACGAAGTCAATTTGGTCCTCAGGAATCATTAGGGCTCCCGAGATAATGTGATTGGGCGCACCACTAGGGTACCGCTCCAGAGCCTTGTTGATGTTGTAGTCAAACCGCTTCAGGCCGATATAGTTCTCATCGCTCTCGATTAGCATCTTAATGTCTTGGTTCATCTTCGGCAGGGGTTTCTGTGCTATCAGGCTTGCCTTGGTATTGCTTCCAGGGAACAAAACCATTCTTAGTAAAGAATCCCCAGACTTGCTTAGTTGGTCCTGCAATGATTAGGGTCCAGACTTTGTCTGAATACAAGGTCTCCACTTGATGGATAGCCTTCCAAGACCTAAAGACCATGCTTCCAGGGGTCCTACATGCATACTCCTTAAAGTTGCCATTCTGGTCATAAAGGGCCTCAGAGTAAGCCCCCGTTAGAATTACTCCTAGGAACGGAAATGGGTGGTTGTGTGGGTCTCTGTCATCATCGGGCTTGTAAATAGCATGAAGAAATATCTTCACCGGCCAATTTCTGGGAGTTAAATACCATCGTTGCAAGTACAAAACACCATCATGAAAGATGTCCCGTCGTCTGAAGACTTTGTTAAGAATTTTTATTATTTTGCTCATTGTTTTGTGCCATTTTTCTTTCCCATGTTTTTACGGCATGACAATTTCCACATCGAACTACACATTTACCGCGTTCAATTTCCTCTTGCAGGCGCCATATACTTGAGCGACAAGCCGCTATTGGTAAAGTTTTTGCTCCTGTGTGGTCTAGTTGTAATGCTGCAAAATGAGCATCATAGCCACAGTCAACACACCCTCTTGAAACCTTGTATTCAGCTAGCCAGTCCAAGACCTTCTTACGAGATTTCTTAGATTGAGACAAGTGCTTAGCATACCTATTGGGGCTAGCAACTATACGGGTGTAACGTCTCTTACGAATTTCCTTCTTTGCTTCAGGGTCAATCGCCTGTTTTCTGACCCTATTTTTACATTTTTTACTACAATAAAGCGCACGATGACCCCCTTCTTTTGGAAGGAAGGGGTTGCCGCACTTTACACACAATTTTCCGTTCATCTATCTAACCTGAACTCAATTACGTTGTCTATTTCTACATTCAGCATAGCTTCTAGCTGGAGGATTTTTGCATCGATTGCCACTATCTCTTTTTCACACTCGTTTATGTGACTGTTTCTGATGCCGATGTATTCTTTTACTTCCTTTAGCTGCCACCTTGTAAGGTGGTAGTTCTCCTGAACCGTCTTATACTCGCTCATGACGATTAGGTCTGAGCTTTTCATGTACATAAGGTTAGTTTTAGCTGCTTCGTGCTCGCTCTCTATTTTCTTTTTGTCCTCTTCAGCACCCACAAGCTCTTTCTTGAAGGTGATGATTTTGATTCTTCGATTTTTTATGTTCGTTCTCAGAGCTAGAATATCTGAACGTATGGTTTCGTGGTCCACATTACAACCTGTCTAGGTAATCAGCAGCTGCTCTAAGGTAATTAGCACTGTCTTTAAAATACCCAAGTCCACTATTGCAGGTTGAACAAAGCAAACCCCTTATTTTACCAGTAGCATGATTGTGGTCTACAGAAAGATATTCGTTATTCCCGTTCGGAGGTAAACGACAAATCTTACATAGCCCCTTTTGTTCATCCGAAATTTTTTTAAAGTCTTCTATACTTAGACCAAACTTTCGAAGAACCCTGGACCTATTAAGCCTTTCTTTGTTCTTTAGGTGATATTCTTTCATTTTGCCGAGATTTTCATCTCGATTTTTGTGGTATCTTTTTAGGGCACCCTTTGTTCTGTGGTACGACTCGCGAGCCTGCCTATTGTGAGTTTCTCTATCCATCTTACATGCTCGTAAATGGCTTAATGATTTTCTCCAGAGACTTGTCTTTGTCTGTATCGTCATTTACAGTAACAAATCTGCTATCGCCAACAATGTGACCTTCAACAGACTCCCAAACCCACTGTCCACATGCCGACTCAGGAATTCCAATACTGATTGCATATGCATCTGACGGAATCAGAGGTCCGTTGCTCATAAACACTGTGCCATTAGGAAGGTGAACTAGACTGCCTACGTGGACATGTCCAACTGCAAACAAACTAAACTTCTCTGCAGAAGACGCATTCCACTCGTTAATTTGTTTTCGTATACTTCCAACGTCAATGCTCTTACCTGGATATCCTGGGTTAAGGACGGCATCTCCGTGAGTCATAAAGGCGTACTTGTCAAAAATCTTGGCCTTGTAGAATGGCGTATAAGGAATCTCAAATTTGACGTGCTTGAAGTTTGACATCATCTGCTTCAAGCTAAAATAAATCATATTTTCAATGCTATCCCAGCGTTGGTTGGTTGCTCGCTCTTTGTGACGGGCAGTATTTCTACCATGATTTCCAGGAGTACAATGAACCGTCATAGAAGGAAACTCCGACGCTAGATATGCTAAACCCTGGCCTAGCGTAGATACTGCTGCTGCAAACTGTTCTGCTAGTGGAGAACCATCACGAAGGTCATGGAGCTGCCCTTGAATGATGTCACCGATTAAATGAACATTCAAATGCGTTTCCTTACGATACTGACGCTTATAATCAGCTGTCTGAACCATGATAGCCGCTGTTCTGCGGGCTTCCTCAACTGGTCCATATTGCCGAATGACTTCTTTACTATCCAACATAGCTCCATAATGGAGGTCAGATAGGAGCAAGTTTACAACCCGTTGGGTGCCGTCCTTGCTTTTAGAAATAGTTGCCTTACTAGGCACTATTTTTCCTAGGAAAATCCTAGAACAGACCTTTTCAATGTCTTCCAGAAAGAGTGTTTCTCGGACCATAGCCATAGAAACCTTCCGGTCCTTTAGGCTTTCGTCTTTGAGACGAACCTGGTCCGCCTTCTCTGTAAGAAACTCCCTTACGTCACTTTCTCGTGTAGTTGGGACGCCACTTTCGTTATTGTAAATGGTTACCCACTTATCGAAAGACCCCGGAGTAATTCCATTGGTCTGGCAAAAATAGGCTCTTGTAATTCCCTTGTCTTTGTCTTCGAGATATTTTTCAACTAGGTCTGCTTGTTCGTCTGTTAAGTTCTTTTTCGGCATTATTTTCCTTGTTATTTATACGGCTGCAGTTGGTGCAGGCGCTTCTGGTACAGTTTCGGCAGCAGCTTCTTCTGCTTGGAATGCGGCAACTGCTTCCTCAACTATATCATAAACAGCTAGGACTGTGAAGACATTTCCGTTTGTTCCTGGAATTTCAAAGCTTTCGCCCACCTTCTTGTCCAAAAGCAGGGCCTGTAGGTCGGCATTTAGTGCCATAAATCCTACGACATTTTCCTTAGGAATTGTTACGGTGCCGTCGGGCTTAACTTCGGTGCCAATAATAACGGAGTTAGCACTAACCACCTCTGCCACCTTTAGCTTACCTTCTCCGCATGCCTTCAGAACGTTGTTCTTCTTTTCCGCAGCTTCCTTCTCTACTTCAGTGTTCTTTACCTTGATGACCGCTTCCGTAACCTTGTCTGGGCCTAGCATATCTACAATGCCCTTCAAGACATCTTCAACCTCTACACCACGTTGCTGTAGGTTTTGCAATCGCTTGTTTACTTGGTCCACAATCGAGGCTACACCCTGCTCAAGGGCATCTAGTCTCTGAGGAATGGTCTTTGCGGCCTTCTTCTCTGCAAGCTGCTTCTTGAACGAACTCATCGATGACATATATTTCTCCTTATTCCTTTTCCGAACCATTTATGACGTCTACAATTTTGCCAGCCAATACATTTGCTGCTAGCTTCAGCGATTCTCTTGCTTGCATTGTTTGCATTTCCACAAATGCTGCACCCTTAGGAAATGGGGCGGCATGTGGAGAGAATCTCATGTTTCTTACACATAGTTTGCACACTAACTGATTCTTGAACACCTTGCCAGGTATCAATTCTTCAGCTGTATGAACCTTACAGTACACTTACTTATTCCTTCGAAATAGCTTTCTAAATCCAACTACGACCTTAGCAAGGTTAACTACAAAAAACCCACGAATTCTACCGAGTCTTGAAATGGTTTTAATTTCCGAAACTAAGCTCCTATCAGGAGCCACCGGATTTAGAATCGTGTCCAGAGACATCCATCTTTTACCGTTACAAACAGATGCCGCGTACTCGGGCTCAGTGCCTTCTGGCTCTTCTCTTTGTGTAGCGTGTCTGTCTGCAGCTAAAGCCTGAACAATCTGTATCGCTGTAAACGCATCTCCCTGTGGAAATGGGATTATATGATTTACACTAACCGGCCTTATTCTTGTCCTTGGCAAAGATTTCTTGGTCTTAGGTTTGGGCTTTGTTAGCTTCTTTTTCATTACTCTGGGTCCTTTACAGGCATTCTCATGGCGCCCGTAATCATTTGAGCACCAATTTCTCCAGCCTGACTTACAGCCGAATGACTGGCTCGGTCGGCTTGTGCCGTGGCCAGCGCTTCATATGCGGCGCCTGTGGGCATTGGGGCTGCGTGTGGGCTATATTGACCTCTACGGGGTCTACCGGGTCCTCGCTTTGGCGGTTCTGTAACTTGTGGTGCAGGCGTAGTCTGTTGGACAGGGCTTTGTGCAGGCTTTACTCTAGAAGCTGAACCAGGCACCTTCTTAATTGACGGAATTTTCTTCTCTACTGGGACCTGAATAGGTGGCTTTACGGTTGCCACTTCGGTCTTCAGCTTGGGGTTTGCAATCACTTTGCTTGCAAGCCAAGTCAATGCCGCAAGTTCTTCTTGAGAGAATGGGAGTTCCACAGGAGTAGCTTTGACTTCCTGCTTAATATTCAGGAGATATGCTAGTCGGTCCCTAATGAATCCCCGAATCTCATTCTCTACCATAACTGAGGCTGGGGTCTTGTCTGTAAACAGCGAGTCATTTAGCAGGAGCCTGTAGTAGGAGGCTACTTCAAGCCTCTTTTCTACCTCGGACATCTCAGCTTCAAACAGCGCCGACTCAGACTGCTCTGGTGGCAATTCTGGTCGATTTACAGGGGTTTCGGAGGGCTTTGGGTCCTCAGCAATGTCTAATTCAGCAAAATCAAATGGCATTTACTAGTTATATAGCTTATTTTATCTCGCAGGCCCCTGCGCTGCAAGCTAGCTCCCCTTTTAGGTCCGTGTTATCGGACATCTCTTTGACCTTTGATAGGTCTACTTCCTTTATGAAAGACAACAGTTCTTCGTACCTTTCTTTGGTACATTCCTCAAACGGAGGCTGAACGTAGGTCCCACCGTCGAATGGTAGCACGCTTAGGCCATTGTAGGACTTTCGATTTTCCCACATCCACTTTCCGACTTCGACCCACTCATTTTCTTTAACTGAGATTGTTGCACTTACATTGTGTGTGTTGTCGCCGTTTCTATGACCTGGCTTAACCCATGTAGAATACACCTGTTTTACACGGTTAAGCAAATCGGATGCTTTTTCCGTCCTAAACATAGCTCCATCTGGAGCCTTGATGGGTACCAGAATCTTAGCTTCTTGCTGTGGCTTAAAGAAATCATCTTCAACCAGCTGAGGAATCTTGTTTGCTAGGTAAGAGTATATGGATTCTCCCTTATTTACGGTGATTCTACGAATGTAGAAGGGAGAATGCCAAGCATGGATACCAGACGAACAACCAACAACCAAAGACGCGGTACCCTCAGGCTTGATAGCTGTTAGCCGTGCAGCAGGATTGATTTTAATGAGCGCTGCCACTCGTACATTCTCTGCCTTCACAATCTTCGCGGACCTTGTGAGGTCATATTTCAAAACCTCACCTGAGGCGATGCCTGTCATAGACACACCCAACAGTGCATCCTTCTCTGTAACTGACTTCCATTCTTCACGAAGATAATGGAAATCGGTGTAGCTGGCTTGCAAGGTCCCAATAAAGGCTGCTGCCCTTACTCTCTGGTCTAAGTCTTCTTGGGAAGCAACATCTGAAACATTGACAGTAGTAAGGTTGCAGAACTGCTTGTCCCTAAGCGCGATTTCGGCACATGGGTTGGTACCCCATTCCTGATTGTTTGTAAAGAACAGGCCAGGCTCTCCAGAGCCAGAAGCCTTGATTTTGCCCCAGAGTTCCAAGAATCTCTTTCTTTTGATTTTGTGTCGAACAATGACAGCTGAGTTGTTGGCCCTTGCACGCTGAGGATTGCTGTCAGCCCAAGCTCCGAACTTGCACGTCAACATTCCTTCATCGTCTATAGAAAACTTTGCAATAGTAGCTGAACGACGGATGCCGCCCGATAGTACAGCATCAGCAATGTAGCAAATAATATCATGTACCTCAAGAGGTGTAAGCTTCTCACCAGGATTCTTTGAATCCAGAACTTTCTTTAAGTTATGAATACAGTCTTTGAGAGGCTGCGGACCTGGGGCCTTGCCTCCAGAAGTCTTTAGGAGGCTACCCTTTGCTCGGATATCTGAAAAATCGAACACTACCTCGGACTCTCCCATAAAGTAGCTCTTCATCAGTGCTCTCACTGCATCAGCCCAGCCCTCGATGGAGTCCGCAACGAGATGTCGACGAGTTCGTTTGCGAGGCTTCTTAATTTCAGGAAGCTTCTCGACATGATGTTCTTGGACGGAATATCCGACCCCACTTCCACCCAACAACAGAAACATGATTTCTGAAAACACAACCCAATGGTCAACGGCAACATACGCACAGTTAAACAGCCTATTGGGCATCTTCTCAATGGGCTTGCCCGCGAACTGCATGCTTCGCATCGAAGGAAGTACCTTCTTCTGATAGACAAATTTGTATGCCTCTTCAATTTCATCCCTCAAAAAAGGGAACTTCTTGAGGTGCATACCCTTGTTCCTGGTAACAATCTCCTCCCAGGTTTCTCTGCGCATTTCCTTGTCAAGGAACTTTGCATACTTCATGTACACAATAAGGTCGGAAAGTAACTTCCTGGATAACTCTTCTTTTTCCATTTTACTTCTCTTCGGGCTCCGGGTGTCGGGGCAAATCGAACGGGTCTTTAACCTTATTCAGCCTATCTCTTGTCTTTGCTTTATTGTTAACTCTACCCTTAAGGCCATATCTCTTTTCTCCAAGAGCCCCAACTGCGGGCGGATTTTTAAGGTAAAAAGAAGCGTTGTCAATCTTAATAATGTCGTCTCTAAACATTCCAACAACCCTATTACAGAATGGGCAAAGTAATCCTCTTATTAATCCAGACTTGTGGTCATGGTCTACATTAAGTCTAACATTCTTTGGAGGTTTTTTACAAATAAAACAAACTCCACCTTGATGGAGAAACATTTTATCATACTCTTCAACAGAGATGTTAAATTTCTTTTTAAGACTTAGTCTTCTTTGGGTGGCCGAATGACAGGGTTTGCAATACCTGTATCTGGGCCGATTTTTTCTGTTAGTTCTACTTTGGGGATATTCAGATAGAGGCTTAATTACACCACATAGGCTGCAATCAATTTTCCCCTCTTTTTCTATTAGGGCGGTTCTAGCTTCCCACTCTGCCTTGCTATTCTTCACACTAACTAAATAGCTAAAAATTGCCCGGTCACAGACCAGAAAAGAGGGAGGGTCAACGCATCTGTGACCGGGACTTTATCTTTAGTTGTCTTGTAGAGACGTAGGGTCCTTTTCACCGCGCTCTTTGAGTAGATGCCGAAGGTACTTCACCTTGAGCTTATTTTGCTTCGTAGGCTCTGTATATGTCTCTTGAGAAGTCTTTAGTTCACCCTTAAGCCTCTCGATATCAGGGTCCGCTGCATGCGCAATATCAATTGCAACCTGGTCCAGCGCAACCTTGGTCACGATTTTCTTCAGTTCCTCAGACGGCTTCGCGTCCACGTCTGCTCGAAATGTTTCGTCCAACTTTTTGAACGGGTCTTTGTTGCCACTTCCCTTTGGTCGTCCTCGTTTTGCCATATTTCTCCTTACTCTACTTCCTTGTGCGAGATGCACACGCTGGTAATGCGCGGCCACTCATATGGAGCAATAGCCGAATGAACCACATCTGTGGGCGCATTAAACTTGCTCCTCGAAAAATTGTTGATTCTCCAGTGGTCCATACGGAGAGAATCCTCCGTAACCTTTACAATACTCATCTTGCCCATGAAAGGGGAGACAGCCGCCATGTATAGGTCCGCCTGCTCAAGGGTCTTGAAGACGCGCAGAATGCAAATCTGCGGAAGGTCATCTGTCAGAGCCTGGTCGTCAGGACTCTCCAGATACCAGCCTGAAGGCGTCTTCAGGGCAAAGAGAAAATTGGAATTGGATTCGGTCTTGACTATTTGAACGATTTTCTTACTCATCGAAAATTGACTCCGAGGTTAGTTTTGTTATTTGAATTGGGTTTGACTGAATGTACTCTTCTTTTAATGCGCCCTTTTTGTTAAGATAAACAAGGGTGGCATCAAACAAAGCAAGATGCCTTACTTGCTCAACGGTTAAGTCAGCCGGGGCTCCAGGGATTCGAACCCTGGCCGGATAGCTCTTGTAGGCTTTAAGTGCCAGGTCAAAAATCTCTCCCATGTCTTGGTAAGTAAATGCCTCATCCTTCACTTTTCACGTCCAGGCTAATTGTTGTCTTTTCGTCTTTAAGGTCAAAACTTATGACCTTATCGAAAAGCCCTTGAAACTCGTTACTGTGGTCAACCACTAAGATAAGCCTATCGTTAGAATATTTTCTAAGTATTTCCATGCAGCTTTCCTTGGGAACTGGGTCCAGACCCTCAAAAGATTCGTCAAGCACCAGCCAAGAAGGAAAACTACCTACTCTCCTAGATACCACAAGTCCGATAGCTAAGTCAACCGCCAAATCTGCGGCAGATATCATGCCTCCTGAAAGCCCTGATTTTAAAGGGATTTCATTCCCGTGTTTGGACACGACTGCAACAATACCTTTTTCTACGGTCCCCTTCTGCGTTAGTGACTCAGAGCGAAAACGAATAGTCAAGGATTCTGTGTTAGATATGCTTGACAAAATCTCATTTGTCTCAATCGAAATCTCGTCTAGGACTTCATCAAAGATTTTGCCCAAGAACCCATCCTTGCCAACCAACTCTACGAAGTCTCTTTCTTGGTTCAGAAGCGCCTTAGACTCCTGGCACTGTTCCGTGTCTTCCTTCTGACGTTGACCAGTTTCCTTGACAAGAAACTCAGTTAGCTCCAATTCGCGGGCACGAGCATGCTGCTCAAAAATACTCTTAGAGAGCTTTGCTGCTTCGTCTTGGATGCCAAACAGCTTAGCCTTCAATGCCATGGCTTTGTCTTGTTGCAAATCCAAGGCCGCCTCTGCTGCGGCCTGCTCTTCAATAACCTGTCTTTTGATTTTTTCTTCTGCTCTCTTGAGCTTATCTATAATCAGGTTTTCGGGTGGCTTTAGCGCAGCTATTTCTTGTTTTAGTTCGCTTACTCTAGTTCTGACACCTCGGCTCTCATAGCCAGCCACAACGGCAAGATGTACTGCAACCTCCCCTTCAAGGGTATTCATTAAATCAACAGACAAATCCCATGGTCTTTTACAGGTTGGGCAATTGTTTTCTCCCAAATCTGAGATTTTTTGTTCAATCTCAGTAATCTGAGATTCAATATCCTTCAGGCGGCTCTCTTCTCTGCTAGCCTGGTGTATTTTATCATGCAAAGAACTTACATATTTGTTATGACGAGTTATCTCATTATGATGTTCTTTTCGAGCTTCCTCTAACAGGCCTTGGCATGTTTCAAGGTTCTTTCTTGCCTCTTTCAGCTTTGAACTACTGGCCATTGATAGCATGAACTTGGTTTGCTTATCAAGGTATTCAAGCTCGTCTTTAACCACTAATTCTTCCGAGGAAAGAAAGTGTGCCCTCATTTCCAGGTCTGTAACGTCTGTAGGTGCCTGGAGCCTAGAATACATGTCCAAGGCTTCTTTAGCCTTTACTTCGGAGACCCTTTGACGTTCTTCAAGACCAGGAAGTAAAATACTTAATTTCTTGATGGTCTCTTGAGAGGTTTTTATAGCTGAATCTACGTCCCCAAGGCCTAGCAAAGGAATCAGGAATTCCTGCTTCTTAGAGTTTGGTTGAGTAAGAAAGAAGCCGGGACTTTTTTGCGGACGATAGGTGGTCGCCTCCAGCCTCTCAGAATCCATGCCAAGAAACTTACTTAGTTCTGTTTCAATGGCGCCAGCACCCTTAGTCTTTTTCCCATCAAGCTCAAAAAAATTTGATTCTCCACGACTGATAACGGCATGTCTGCCGTTTTCATCTGTCATAGTAATCTGAACCAGCATTGGCTGAGGGCTTAGCCAGTCCCAGCTTGCTAACTCAGTTGCGGGATACTGAGAATATCCTAGGGCGTATGCAATCGCTAAGTTGACGCTGCTTTTTCCGCTGCCAGAAACGCCCCTAAGATTGACCAGCCCTGACTCAGGAAATTGTATAGTAGTGTCATCTACGATGGAGCGAAAGCCACGCATTCGTAAAGACACTAGCCTTGCTTTAGGCATTAAGTTCCGCTTCTTTTGTCGGCCTTGGCTGCCCTGTCTTTGTAAAGTTCTTCGGCATTAGCATAGCGTTCAAGCTTCTTTGCCATAATACCGTTGTCCATTGTCTCTTTTACTTGGGATGAAGGCGGACTCTGAACCCTCTTGAGTTCACTACCACACTCCTGATGCAGTACAGGCCCAAGCATGGCCTCTGGAGCCAACACCCGTCTAACCTGCTTCTGGCATTTTTCGCAGAAGAAATTAAATATGGGCATTACAGGTCAAACGACTTGTAGAACTTTCGTTCCTTGTGTCGAAGGACGGCGCTATAAATTCCATAACCAGTTGCCAATACAACAACGATTCCGCCCATGAACAAAATAAGACTAAGGCTCATGTCTCCAATCCTTCCAAAGTCAATCTCTCTTAGGTCCATTGTATCCTTAAGCTCGCAAGTTTGCTTCGTTTGAGTCTCTTAGAAACTGTTGAGTTTCTCTTGATTCGCTTCTCTCCAGGGCCTCGTCTCTTGCAAAGACGACTGTCCCCCCTAGTGTCCCCAGTAAGGACGCAATAGAAATGGAATTACGAATCGCTTCCAATACGGCTGGCGTACTGTCTAGAATCCCTTCTTCCATTGGATTAACAAGCTTATCTTCCAAGCAATTATACACTACTGGGTTGCCAGTGTCAATACCGTCAATTACACTGCTCAAAATACCAGCTGCTTCATCGGCATGAATTCCAGAATTACTCAATAGCCTCTTGAAAGGTTCCATGAGTGCAGGCTCTAACACCTCTAAAGTCACGTCATCTTGCGGTAGAGCCTGGATAATCTTGATTAGCATCCAACCCCCTCCAAACAAACATCCATGCTTTATAGCCCCGCGTACAGCACATACGGCGTCGTCTGCTCTGTCTCGTTTTTCCTTTAGCTCCCCATTTGAAGAACCCATAACAACCAGCTTTGCAATTCCACCCGATACCTTAGCGATTCTTTCCTTCAGAATCATGCCATCTAACTCCGACTCAGGAGTAAGAGCCATTCTCTTTAGGTCATCGACTCTCGATAAGAGAGCATCTTCGTTAGCGTGGCCTATGATGGAACATCGATAGCGGCCACACTCAAAGAGTGAGACTCCGCAGCTTTCCCATTTTCCTTTTTCTGTGTTAAAAGAAATATTCCCAAACTCTTCTAGGTCATCAACCTCTTCCAGACGTTTGCTGATTGGGTCAAATAAGTTACTGTTTGTGATGGCGCAAAGGTCTTCTAGAAAGTGTAGCTGGCCATTGGGCATTGGAGACTGTGGTACTAACAAAGGAAACACGTTGATTGTGTGTTCGAAAGGAAAGTTAAGAGCAAGGTCAGCCAATACGCTATCAGAAAAGCCTGTGGCTGCAATGACAACGTTCTTGGGAGCAGCCTCGTCTTCGTCCCACATCTTCGCAATACGCTCCATGATTCGAATTATTTTTTGCGTTTCATTTATTCGACCATGGTAAGGAATGAATATGGGGTTCTCCAGCATGCACTTTTGAGAGCCAACGTCATTGATAAACTTAGGATAGAACTTTGAACAGCTTTCCTCATACCCCATAGCAATTGGGTACCCCTTAATCATCTCGACTTCGTATCGTGAAGGTCCAATTACGTCTGTGATAGTTACGTTACCTTCGTCGCCACAAATATCAAAGCACCTCAGCACAGCATCTGCTAGCTCTATGTCTCCATTTGCCGAAATTTTTGCGACAGAGTGTAGCATACGCCTTCCCTCGATAGAGGAAAAATCAGCAAGAATTGAACATTCTCGAATCTTAGGTTCTATTACTTCCTTGAAGACTCGCTCTAGGTGTCTTACAACCTTCTGAGGACTCACTCTTGGATTCTTCTTGCAATATGCATGCGTATGACGCACAATGGCTTCTGAAAGAACTGTTGCAGTAGTTGTGCCATCGCCAGCTTCTGATGCAGTGTGAATAGCTGCATCTCTTGCGGCCTCCATGATGCAATGCTGAACAGGGTCAGGAAAACCTAGTGCCCTAAAAACAGTCACCCCGTCTTTTGTGATGGTAACTGGCGCATCATGTTCGAAACGCTCAATCAAAACCGGCTGTCCCCCAGGTCCAAGGGTAGCTCCTACAACGGAGCTAATCGTTTGCATGGTGTTCAGGATTAAGCCATCTAGCTTGTCACCCTTTGCCAGTACGTTCTTTGCTACAGACTTAACTTTCTGATATTCCAACGCTACTCCTTATCGTCCTATAGACTCTCCAGAAGCTAGAAGCTCCTATGTACTGTCTATAGCGTTTTGTGGAGCACTCAATGACACCTTCGTTTTTAAGTTTGCGAAGATACCTGTCAACTGTAGCCACACTGACGCCAAGCATCTTTGAAAGCTCGGAGTTGGTTTTACTGGACTCTTTTCCGATTATTTTCATAAGTTTTTTGACACGCCCAGACATCTTTTTCTACAGTATAGCCTTATTTTGTGTCCACTGTCAATACTTTGTAAAATGATTAGATAATAGGCCTACGCGGAGGCCCTAAGTAAATGTACTAAACATGTATTAGAAATAAGTAATAGATAAGTAAAGAGTAAAAATGTATTTACTATGTATTGGGAATTTTCGCTTGACAGCATTAATTCTTGACATTTCAAAAGGCTATACATATTCAGAGGATAAAATGGCCTTTGTAAACTTCATAGGAGCACCTTGCTCAGGAAAGACTACGGTAGCTGCAGGTATATTTTCTAGACTCAAGAAGTATGGAATGGCAGCGGAGTATGTCTCTGAGTATGCACGCAGACACATAGCTGCTGGTTTAGGTAAATTGTGGGATGATGACCAGATTTGTATCATGCAGAACCAGCTTCATGAGGAAAATCTATTCCTACACAATTCAACTGTAATCACTGATAGCTGTGTAGCAAACTCCTTACTCTATCTCAAAGATAAAAATAGACATGATGCCAGCATGTACTACGACAAAGCTCTTGGTAGAGCCAATGGAATATACTTCTATTGCCAGCAGGTACCCATTCCATTCATTCAAGACCCTAACCGCATCCATAACCAGGAACAGATTTCTGTATTGGAAGAAGACTGTAAAAATCTGGTTGCTAAAATTCAGAAGGACTACCCTAAACTAAAAATCCACACACTTTCTGAAATGGATGTTGACCGTCGTATCGACACTGCAATTGGTATCGTGCTCCAGGAATCTATCAAGCTGTGCTAATCCTAGAGACACCTTCAAAACTTAGACTTGTTGGCTATGAAGATAGACTAAAAGTTCTTGGTCACCATCTTGAGTATCATGACAAAAAAGTAGATTACGAAATCAAGAGACTCAAGAACAACCCCTACTACATTACCCAGCACGGTCAAGATGCTTTCAACGATGAAATAGCTAGACTCAAAGGTCTTCGTATCAAATCCCTATTGTTTGAAGATAAGGATGGTTACTGGACATATTCTGGTCTTGCTGAACAACTATCTCGTGTCTTCAATGACAAAATAACTTCGAAAGTAAAGTATCCTGAGCCAAAGCTAATACCCTGGAAAAGTAAACCGACTAAGAAGCTTCGTTACTATCAGCAAGAAGCATTAGATGCTCTGCTCAAGGTCAAGCATGGTGCTATTTCAATGGGCACAGGCCTAGGCAAGAGCTTGATTCAAGTTCATATCCTGAAGGAGTTAGGACTTCCATCTTTACTCATGGCTCCAAGCACTTCAATTGCTGACCAAACTTATGATGAAATGGTTGCACACTTCGGAACCAAGTACGTAGGTAAGTATTACGGTGGTAAAAAGCAATTAGGTAAGTTGTTTACCATTGGTCTTCATCAATCACTCTCAAAGATTGAAGAAGGAGATGAAGCTCATGAATTTTTCTCTAAAGTAAAAGTCTTCATTGCAGATGAAAGTCATCTTTGTCCCGCAGATACCCTAGAAATGGTTTGCATGGGAATAGTCAGGGATGCTCCATATCGCTTCTTCTTCTCAGGTACTCAGGTTCGTGGAGATGGCCTAGAGATAGTTCTAAACGGTATCATTGGACCTATTGTCTATGAAATGACAGTCAGGGAAGGAGTAGACAAAGGCTTTCTCACACGTCCAGATTTCCGTGTTATCAATGTTAGCTCAGCTTCCAACTACTACAACTCAGATTCAATTGCTATGGTACGGAAGCACTTCTTCTACAACCCTGAAGTAAATAAGTGGGCTGCAGAACTTGCAAACAAATCAGTCTTTGAACATACACGCCCAACTCTTATTCTTATAGAAGAAGTAAAGCAGTTCACACACCTTCTTCCGTACCTAAGATGCCCAGTCAAGTTTGCTCATGCACCTCTAGACAAGGACGGAAAGAAGAATGTACCTGCTGAGTATCATGACTCTGACCCAGGTCAGCTTGTAGAGGATTTCAACAATAAAAAGTTTCCTCTTTTGATTGGAACCTCTTGTATTGCTACGGGTACAGACATACAGGCAGTTGGTTCTCTTATATACCTAATGGAAACAGCTTCCGAAATCAAGGTAAAGCAGGCTGTCGGCCGCTCAACCAGACTTTTTGAAGGTAAAGAGAACTGCCTGTTCTTTGACTTTGACGTAGAGAATATTGATGTCTGCCATAGACACCTTCTAAAGAGAGTAGAATTCTACAACGAGATTTATGGACCAGTAAAGTTCGTGAGGTCGTAATGCTTTCGGACACAGATAGTAAACACTTTAAGAACTTTGCAGTCTCATTGGAGCATGCCATTGAAAAGTATGGCGAGCTAAAGGAAAAGGAGCTTCTAAAGAAGCAGAAGAAGCAGATTGACGAACTTGTGCGTCTTGAAAACAGGTTCCGCCGCACTCTCATTGCTCACAAGTGGGGTAAGGGTGTCTACCACGACTTCATAAAGCTAATTTGCGAAGAGAAGAGAAACATTCTTGCTGCCCGACCTTACTTCAGGGAGCGCCAGACCGTATTTACGGCCCGCATCTCAAAAGCTTTAAAGAAGCGCAAAATAAAATCATTACATCGCTTTCATTTTAACTATCAGTTCATTGTCTTTGTAATGAATTCTAGGAAGTGGTATCCGAAATCACAGATGGTGCTGCTGTTTAACGAGATTTCTAGGATACGAACAGAAATCATCGAAATGAACCTGCCTCTAGCTATATCTCGCGCTCGAATCTTTTACAATAGAACGCCCAAGTCACAACTTTCATTCATGGACCTGGTCCAGATTAGCTGCGAAGGCCTGATGTCAGCTGTAGACAAATTTGTGCCACCGTTCACCAAGGTATTTCGAAGTGTTGCCATTGGTCGTATGGTCGGCTACTTCATTGAGCAGTATTCCGAGACCCTAATTCACTTCTATCCAAGCGACAAAAGGAAAATCTACCGTGCAAATAAAGCGATACACAAATATGCTGACAGCGTGGACTATGAGCGGCTGGCGGCTGAGGTTAATACTGATATGGATGGAGCGCATTGCACCAATCCTTCTGAAATTGCTGACTTAATGGCAGCAGCTTCATGCATTAGCGCAGACTCAATGGTGACTGTCAATGCTGATAGTGACCACAACGGTGAACCAGCCACTGACCCCGTATCTAGGTTTTCTGGGCCAGAAGATAGCCGTCCTGACCTTAGGATTGAAGAAAAGGATGCTCGCAAGAAACTCTCTGGAATACTGCAGCACCTGACTCCCTTCGAAAGGAAGTTCCTAAGGTTAAAAGGTATTGAACTTGAGGCTATATATGAGGTAGGAGAATAGCGTGTTTACATCTACTAATGGTAGGCTTGCATGCAAGCCTTTTGTCATTGAAAAGGAAGAGCAGACCCAGCAGAAGGGTTTTGCTACCAATAAGAGAGCCACGACTTTGCTAAAGACAAATGTGGTATTTGCTGATGACGAAGGAAGATACAATGTAGGAGATTTAGTATACTTTCGTCCAGAAGTAGTTGCCCATGCGTGGGCAAAGGAAGTCTACGAACTAGATTTGTTCGTTGGCGGTAACCAGGTTGGAGCAGTTGTTTTCCTACCAAAAGAATTTGTGGTATTGAAGTCCAATGGCGCAAGCTAAGAACCTTTTATTTGTAGGGGATGTACATGCAACCCCCTCAGAGCTACCTGATTGTCAGCGTCTTCTGAACTATGTTTATGAGACTGCTCGCACCCATCGGCCTACTGTTGTGTTTCTGGGTGACCAGTACAACACTCATGAGGTAATGAGAGTAGAAGTTCTAAATTTCTGGAAGCAGAACTTTCGAAAGTTCAAGGATGAAAACCTAAATGTAATTTGTCTGCTTGGAAATCATGACTATGCTGGTCCAGGGAGAATGGAGCATGCCATGGTTGCTCATGAAGAGCAGGTTGTAGTTATTGACCGGCCTCTTGAGGCAGCAGGAATTTTGTTTGTGCCGTATATGGACGACAAGCAGGCCTTTGTCGGGCACTGTAAGAAAAGTTCTTCCAAAACTGTCATCTGCCATGAGACATTTGCGGGTTCTAGGTTTGAGAATGGGTTTTATGCACCTGACGGTGTCAATCCCGATGACATTCCTCAGAAGCTTATCATCTCTGGTCACATTCACACGCCTCAGAGCTTTGGCAAGGTTAGGTACGTAGGCGCTCCCCGTTGGAGGACCACCGCTGACGCCTCAGTTGAGAGCAGAGCCATTGTGCTGATGAAGTTTGAGAATAGTGAGCCCACTCAAGAGCTTGTTTATGAAACAAACAATGTATGTCGCCGCATTGTACCCCTAAAGGACACTGCTGAAAGCCCTGTCTCGCTCCAGTTCAATGATTTAGATGATTATAGGGTCGACATCCATGGGACCAAGGAATACTTTTTAAAACGCAAGCCAGAGCTTTCTAGAGGTAATGTGAAAGTGAAGTTTGTGCGTAAGGACTCTGGGTTTGCGCCCATTGTCAGGGAGTCAGATGGCATTGCTCAGGCACTCATGAAGTTTGCCCTGAACTTTAAGCCTAAGCACGGGACTTCCAATGACGTTCTCCAGAAGATGTGTCAGGAAAGGTTACAATGTCTACAGATGACTGGGACCGCCTAAGGGCTCTACAGAGAGTAACAGGAGCGGTTGGTATTCTTCATGAATCCCAGAAGCTCCAGCTTCAGTATTGGCCGTATGTTGCTGCACCACATGCTGATAACATTGAAACCCATTGTAATCTAAACGGAAAGACGGTTGTATTTAATTTAACTGTAAAGAAAAAGAAAGCTCCAAAGGACTTTCAAGCAAGACTAGAGGGCCTATATAGGTCGGTCCAAGACATGCTCGGTGAAGACTGGCTGGTCTTGGTCAACAAGAACAACAAAGAGATTTTTAATGGAAAACGACGAAAAGAATTCAAAGACCTTGATTCCGCAGAACGCGACTTCCTCCAAGGAGGAAAGGATGTTAGCGGCCAAGGCACTACTAAACGATAGGGAGCTTGAGGCTTACGACCGTTTTTGTGCATCAAAGGAAGCTGCTGTTTCGCCCGTTACAGCCGCTAAGATGTTTTCATTGTTTGTTAACGGTTCCGACTGTGAAGAAATAGCAAAACACTCCCATCCTTTCAATTTGGGACAGGTGGTTCATGCCAGAGTCTTGGGAAACTGGGACGTCCTTAAAGAGGAGCACCTAGAGAAGTTGCTTTTGGAGGTCCGAGGTCGTGTCCAGCAGGTTCAACTAGAATCTGTAATGCTGGTTGCCGATGCAATTGCGGCAACTAACAAGTTCAACGGAGATGCTATCAAGAAATTTTTGCTCAGTGGCAATCCAAATGACTTAGATGGAACTATGGTCAGCACTCTTAGCGCTAAGAACTACAAGGAACTTATTGAACTACTGCTCAAGTTGACCGGACAAGATGTCCAGAAGACTAAGGGGGAAGTTACTGTTGTGCATTCTGGAGACGTAGGGGTATCGGTTAGAAAACCTATTACTCAGGAAAAGGCGGCTGAGATAGTACAGCAGCTAAAGAAAAACAGATAAATGAGCGATGCCATTCAATCGGATGAAGAACTAAAAAGTTCCATCCTTTTTACTCCATGTAAGACCAAGGAAGAACTCCATGATTGGATTATGGTGTTTTTGGATAATCGTGACACAGGTCTTGGTTTGGATATACCTGATTGCATTGTAGATGATAATAAGCTGAATCCAACTAATTGTTCTCCAATGGACATGATATGGGAAATATACAACCACTTCATGGAAAACAAGGATGAGGAAGTATCAAGAATCTTGTACTACGCCTCCCGTGACTCTTACAAAACTCTATGTGAGGCTGTTATAGAGGTGCTGGCCCTTGTTCATTTAAACATAAACGTTGTACATCTAGCCGCTATTCAAGAACAGAGCATTAACTCCCAGATTTACGTTAAGCACTTCTTTAGGAAAGACCCTCTTCGAAAGTATGTGGTTGGAGATAACGTAAAGCAGACTGTTGTAACTCGATATTACAATAAAGATACAGGTCAGAACCTAACTGCTTCTGAATATGCAGGCCTATCTCCCGAAGAAAAGGTTGGATATCGAGAGATTACAAGTAAGGCTGAAATTATTGTTGCAACACTTCAATCAACAAACGGAAAACATGCCCCTCTCTTATGTTTGGACGAGATTGACGTGCTAAGAGACAAGAAGGCTTACGATGAAAGCAAGATGATTCCGACTCCTTCTCAGACCGAGGATGGAAAAGTTCGACTACCTGTTACGGTGCTCACGAGCACAAGAAAATTTAGCTTCGGATTGGTTCAGCGGGAGATTGATGAAGCAGAGAAAAGCGGCCTAAAGATTAGGCACTGGAATATTTTAGACGTAACTGAGGCCTGCCCTACTACGCGACATCGACCAGATTTACCACACCTTCCTATTTATCGCTCTGATGAAACACTGAAATCTCTTTCTGAGGAAGAGTTCAATGCTTTAGACCCAGATAAACAAGCAAAGTATGTTAAGGACAAAGGTTTCCATGGGTGCCTGAAGAATTGTAAGTTGTTTGCGATGTGTAGATGTCGGTTGGCAAATAAACAAAAATCAAAATCATCTCTTCTTCGGCCAATTGCACATACAATTAACCAGTTCAAGAACAACTCAATACCAATGGCAAAGGCTCAGTTGCTGTGTTGGAAACCATCTACTGAGGGCTTGATATATCCGTCTCTAGAACGTGAAGTTCATTGTATATCGGCATCAGAAATCTACGAAAAGGTATTTGGAGAGGCACCACTTGCAAGTCCCTATACAAAAGAACTCCTGATGAAGGACGTAAAAGAATATGAGGTGAAGTGGTTTGCGGGTGTTGACTTTGGATATACACACAATTTCGTAGTTGTTCTTGGATTTGTATATGGAGCAAATTGCTATGTTGTCGATTGCCAAGCTGTAGCTGAATTGGAACCTGGACAGCAAATTGAGCTTATGGAAGCTAAGATAAAGAAATATGACCCAGGTATCTTTGCAGATACAGAGAATCCGCAAATGATAAAAACAATGAAGCGCTCGGGCTTCAGGATGAAGGAGTGGAAGAAGCTGAAGGGCTCTGTTATTGGCGGTATTGATGTTGTGCGAATGAAGTTGCAGCCTGCTGTAGGAGACCCACAGCTATTTTTCTTGGCCGGTGATGATGGAGTCGACTTTCTGGTAAAGAGGTTGGGTGCATATCACTGGAAACTAGATGCTGCAGGAAAACCAACGGATGTTCCTGACGACCTTGAAGACGATGAGTGTGACGCACTTCGTTACCTAATCATGAATGTATTCGGTAGCCGGGGCAAGCTCGTTGTCACTGAAGACCAACCTTCAACTAAGCCTGAGCCGCATGTAGAAGGCTACACGGAAGAAAATTGGATGCAAAAGGTAATCTCTGAGCGAACTGGAGACATTGCAATATCTGTAGATGAAGCTGAGGCAAAGAAAGAAGCGCCTTCTGGGCGTCGTGGGAGCCTGAAATGGTCTTTTTAATTGGAAAACTAAAGTCGGTTTTGTGTTGGTTAATCAGTCACAGAATCGTTACTTATCAAGCTGTTAGGATATGGGGCGGCGACTGGGTTTGTAAGAACTGTGGCAAGACCTTTAATAGAGGTCCCCTCAATTAAAGAAGCAATCTTGGTGTAAAAGGCGAACGAATGGCACTACTTACTTTTTTGTCCCACGTACTAGGGTACGAGGATTCGATAGCATCCAATAACCCCACTCAAAGGGCTGTAGACTGGGCAAAGGGCGTCCTAAACATACCCGTTGAGAACCCTAAAACTGACCCACGAACGATTCCGCCACAGACAGAGTTGGTTGTTTTTGATAATGGCATCACAACTAGTATAGATGGTACAACCGAGTTCGACCTAACTCTAAGCTCTCTTGATAGCACTGTCTATCGTATAGAACATTCCGCAGGGACACCTCCAGATTTTCGTATTGCTCGCACAACAGTGGTTTCAGGTGGAACCATCACAGTTGCCGTGCTCCCTAATAACCTAGTGACATTTACTCATAGTGCAACTCCATTTGCAGCTGTAGTAGTAGGTGACAACGTTTTTATTCCAGGAGTACTAACTGGTGACCCTGCAGGCCCATTCAACTCTCTGAACGAAGGCTACTGGCTTGTGGTTGCTAAGAATAGCAATGCTCAACTCACTCTTGCTCGTCTATCTGGAACTTCATTTCAGGCCTTCTCTGAAGGTCCAGTTGCAATTGCCGCTGACAGCGAGTTTCAGGTATTTAGCGCAGACGGGGTACAGGTTGGTGACAGCGTAGAGCTATCACTGGGATTCCAAGTCAACGCACTCAAGACTTTCGTTGTTCTAAGTGTTACAGCTTTCCGTATCGAGGTCATGAGCACAGTGCCCTTGGCTGATGAAACAGGAGTTATTCCTACGGCAGCAGGTATGCAATTCCACAAGAATTCAAAGAGATTCTTGTACATTGAAGCAGACCAGGAATGTGTAGTCCGACTAAACGGGGATACTGGTAGCACCAATCGAATGAGCCCATGGACACCAGCAGAGAAAGAACTTCGCGCACAATATGTGAAAGTTGGTCCTGCCTGGAAACTTGCTATCCTCAATAAGGCCACAGTCCCAGCTAAAATCGTAGTCATCTCGGCAGAATAAAATGGCAGGAAAAAAGAGACAGAGCATAGTTGCTGAACTAGGCGATTTTTCTAAGTCCGAAGAGGAAATTAAAATCGAAGGCACTGAGCCGCCTACGCTAGTTAAGTCAATTCTGAATGTTCTGAATGGTCCCAAGGACTCTGTAGAGCGTCTAGCTTTCGAGTCTGACCCTACTACGGTCAACCAATTCCATTCAGTATACAAACAGAAGATGCGTCTTATCCCAGACAGTCTTCTGAAGCGTATCGCAATTCAGGACGACTTGGTTGCCGCAATCCTACAGGCTCGTCAGAATCAGGTTTCAACATTCGGGCGCCCACGTCCTGACCGTTTTTCAGAAGGTTACATTATTGAGCCCAAGACTGGTGTAATCGATAAGCTAACGGACGAACAAAAGCAGGAGCTAGACAAGCGTATCGACCAAGCTATTGCACGTTTTGAAACTTGTGGAGACACAAGGGGCTGGAGCGATAACGATGCCATGACCCTTGCTCAATGGCTATCGATGAGTGCAAGAAATGCACTTTGCGTAGGAAGAATCGCCACAGAAATTATCTGGGTTATGAATGCAGATGGAACAAAGCGGTTCCATAGCTTCCGCCCAATCGACGCAGGCACCATCTATAGAGCAACTCCTCAGAAGAGTGCTCAAGAGAGCATCCGCAAGCAAGCCTTTTACCTACTTCAGTCCATCAAGAACAAGAAACTTATTCCCGAGAAGTTCAATAATGATGAATATTCGTGGATTCAGGTCATCGACGGTAAACCAGAACAGGTATTTACCTCTGAAGAGTGTGTGGTCAGCAATTTCTATGCAGTACCTGACGTAGAACTGGATGGGTATCCAGTTACGCCACTAGATACCATCATTTCTGCAGTTACAACCCACATCAACATTACCTCTCACAACAAACTCTACTTCCAAAGCGGTAGAGCAGCAAGGGGCATGCTGATTATCACTTCTGATGATGCTTCTGAGCATGTCATCCAAAGAATTCGACAGCAGTTCAATGCCTCCATCAACAACGTAAACAACAGCTGGCGCATGCCAGTGTTCGGTATTGCACAGGGAGATACGGTTGACTGGAAGCCAATAGATAATAGCAACAGAGACATGGAGTTCCAATACCTTATGGACATGAATGCGCGAGTTATTCTTAGCGCCTTCCAGATGTCTCCAGATGAGTTACCTGGTTGGTCTTACCTATCGCGTGGTACTAATAACCAATCGCTTTCTGAGTCAAACAACGAGTATAAGCTTGAAGCTGCTCGTGACTTAGGAATCAGACCTTTACTTCAAAAGTTTGAAGACTTCATTAACAGCGTTATCTTCCCTCTCATTGACCCACAGCTAGCCAAGCTTTGTCGCTTCAAGCTCATGGGCATGGACGCCGAGACAGCTGAAAAGGAAAGCGTACGTCTACAGCAAGACTTAGCTGTCCACATGACCTATAATCAGGTGCTAGAGAAAGTCGAAAAGAAACCTATCTCTGTGGAAATGGGTGGAGACTTTCCCCTCAATCCTCAATATCAGGAGATTTTAGATAAGCTTTACACAGTAGACGAACAGAAACAGTATTTCTGTGGAGCTAAGCCTAACCCCGACCTAGCTTACTACCGTGATGACTTCTGGTTCAAATTCCAAGATATGAAGATGCAGGCCGCTCAGATGCAGCAACAGCAGCAAATGGCTCAGCAGCAGGCTGCCATGGGTCAAGACCCAAATGCTGCCCAACCAGCAGGCCCTGGAGAAGCGGGTGGAGACCAGCAAGAACAACCTGGGCAGCCATCGGGGAACAAACCATATCCTGATGCCAAGACAGAAACTCAGAAGAGTGATGACCAGGCACAAGCTAGTGCTTCAGGCCAGCCACAGGACACCTCTGACCTTACACGCTCAATCGATATGGCCGTAGACCTCTTGACTAAGTCAGAGTCTCAGCTACCTCCATCTAAACGTCGACTTCTCACGCAACAGAAGCGAACCATCAACGATTTCATGAAAGGCCTAGAAGAAGACCTTAAGCAGGCTTCCAAAGACATTCTGGATATCGCTGAGAAGCACACGCCCAAGGACAAGTAAATGCCGCGCTTCTTCTTAGGGAAAGCGGCAGTCAAACTGATTCACAAGGCCGTAGAGTCTATTTTTGCAAAGGCAAAGTCCAGGCTATTCAATAGGCCCTTACCTAGAGAAGTTGCTTTCAATACAAAGATGGGAGTTCAGCGTAGCTCAGAGCTATCTCTTCCAGGCATTTTCGTACAGGCCTCCATTGAAGAAAGAAACAAGCCCAACAAAGACCTACTAGAGTCACTCGAAAGAGTAGCCGAAGGTTACTTAGATGCTCACCAGGAGGCTACTAAGGCCCGTGTAGTTCATGCCGTAGACACATTTCTAAGAGACGCTGAACAGAAGGGTGTTAAGACTGACGTAGGCACTGTGCTAGGTGGGCAACTAGAGAAAGTCTTTGGCAAGCTCAAGTATGACCTTAACCGCATTGCCGACACTGAGGCTACCATCCATAGGAATGTGGGAACCATGGATGGTATAGTAAAAGTGAATGCAGCTTCTGGAATCGATGACCCAGTCGTTTACTTTGTAGTGGTCAAGGATGACGTGACATGCACAGAGTGCATTCGTCTACATCTTATGCCTGATAAAATCACCCCACGTTGCTACTACCTCAGTGAGGTAGGGAATGGCTACCACAAGAAAGGCGACCCAGACCCCAAAATTGGGGGGCTACACCCACATTGCCGATGCAGCTTAGTTACGTTGCTTCCAGGATATGGGTTTGATGCCAGTGGACATGTGCAATTTATCAAGCACAACCACGAAGAACTTACTCGGCAGCGTTAATCCAGGATGTAGCAAGCTCGGAGGCTTCTCTTAGAACCTCGGCCATCTTAAGTAGCTCTGAAGGTGTATTTACTTCTCCGTCATAGAAGTTGACGTCTACTAGAGGCTTTTTATCGCCAACCCTCTGGTAAACCTGCACGTATTTTGCTGTGCCATCGATGTGAAGAAATTTATTTCGGTCTTTGTAGAAGCTCATTAGCGTTTATATCTCCATGCTTCAAAAGCTCTAAGCAGGCTACTGCACGTTGCCATACTAGCAAGAATGAGTATAGCGGTGCCTACGCCTCCAATTTCTTTTCGGTCCCAGCGGTCATAGACCACTAGAGCCATTAGAAATGGCTGTGGCGCATACATAAGGACTCTTGTTTTGCCAGTCAGTATCATATACATAAGGACTCTTGTTTTGCCAGTCAGTATCATATATTGAATGGTTTGGTGTACGTATCAAAGGCCTGAACTTGTACAATTTCAGGTTCGGCGGCAGGGTCATGGAAGACAGCTGCAGTCATTCTGCCGCCAAAACAACAACCTGTATCTAGGCCATAAGTTCCATTGATAATCAGTGGTTCTTTGTATGAATGCACACAGTGCCCATACAGAACCTTCTCAGGGCCAGTCCACAGGTCCGCCCAGAAGATGGAGTTTTCTGGTTGCTTGAGGTCTCGGTCAAGACCTACGGTATTATTACTGCTTACGTCAATGTACCGGATAAATAGGCACTCCTTGCCCCAGTTCTTAGCTCCTCCACGGAATGGATTGAAGCCAGCATGCACACACGCATAGCCTGGGAGGCTGGGAGGCATGATAACGTTCGGCAAAGCTTCCATCCAAGCTACGTCTTCGTCCGTGAGCTTCAGGTGCTCAGCCATGTTACGGTCATTGAACTTCATCGGGTTCTTTTTGCCCGTGGCCTTCTCGGTATTGTAGTGTCTACGGAAACGAACATGCTTGTCATCATGGTTACCCTTCACACACTCTGCCCCGTAAAGCTTGGACAGGCGCCTAGCAAAGGCGATTACACCAGCCGAGTCTGGACCACGGTCCACAAGGTCTCCCAGCAGATAAAGTTTGTCTGTAGTTGGCTCGTACTTGCACTTGGTTAGGAGGTCTTGAAGTTCTCCTAGACATCCATGCACGTCACCTATGGCAATGGTTTTCATTCTAGTTCATATTCCTCTATGTAGAGGTCTTTTCTGGTTATTTCATCTGTGCTTTCGATGTATTGTTGGGCCTTTTCTTGTGTAGAAAATGCGCCATGGAAGAATGAGCCCTCATAATCGGATTCAAATACAAGATAGATAGTCATTTCTTGTCATGCTCCCTCGATACATGGCCAAACTGAAAGCGCCTGGCCATACCCTCAATGGTTTCCTCTGGAACATTGTGGGTGTTGTATTTCTTGCTGTTTTCGATGGACTTTGTTGAGGCATCACCTACTGTTACCTCCACAACCCAATAGCCATTGGCTTTGCCGTAGTTTGCGTAGAATTCGAATTCAGAGGGCTTTGTATTGGTGTTGTCGACAATGACAAGGGGAGTCCCAGCATCCACGGCATTCTTGAATGTTTCTCTGCAAAATTCATGAGCCTTGCCCATGTTTTCTGGTTTCCAGTGATAGCTACCGTCTGGGGCAGTATGGTAGTAGTCTGCGGAGCAAATTACTGATTTTTCAGTTCTGCTTGAGGTTGCAAGCATCCCAGCAATAGTGCTCTTACCATTGCCCGGTAGGCCCCTCATGATGATTGCAGTTTTCATGGTTTTTCTTTCAGTCTCTCGTTCATGGCCTTATATTTTTCGCGAATCTGTTCAGGGGTTTGGTATGCCCATAGGCGATAGCTGGACTTTGCTTTACATAACGCGACATTTATAATAGAGGCCTCTTCAGCAGGCATCTCAAGCTGCTCAATCGTGGTCTGGCGGGCTCCGTTTTCACCGTGCCTAACTAGGGTGAATTTGGCGTCCATGTTAAATCCTATCAGGAATTGACCCAGTTGTCAATGGCGGCATGCGCCCGCATGCGGGCCTCGTACGAGTTCTGGTCAATGAATTCGTGCTTGACATTCCATCCATATTTCTTGTTGAGGAATTCAACGAGGAAAATGCCGTCCATTGTCATGGACCCACCAATGCGCGGACGCCCATAGCGGAAGTAAAGGCTAACTATTGCTCCATCATCTTTGACAAAGTTCCAGGACATGCCGTCGTAACCACTTTCTGGCTCATAGTAAGCATCAGGTCCAGGTTTTCCAAAGGCCTTAACGCAGGCGTCCTCAGTCAAGCCATCAAGCTCCATAAGGAGGCTGCCGCCAACGTTCTCACTGGTCTGTTCAAATGAGTGATTCATGAACAAACAATAGCAGTGCAAGTAATTAGAAGTCAATAACAGAATACGTGTGGTTTTTGAGGCCACATAAGCCGCAGAGCGGCTTATTTGTCCAATAGTGTTTTGCTGTGCGTATTTCTTTAATATTGTTTGAAATTACTTACGCTTGGCCTTGCGAGCCTTGACTGGCGCCTCAGAAACCACCTTGGAGTAACGCTCTTTGTTAATAGTCTCTTCCATGATAGAAAGAGGAGTCAGGCCTTTGTTTGCAAGAATGCTCTTGAGGATGGATGGACTAAACCCGCTTACGAGGGCAGTACCTTTCTTCGTGAACTTAACGGGTGCCTGGTCGGCAACTGCTCGCAGATTCCAGAATACTACATTCGGCTTCTTGTATCCTGCTTCACCGTATTCACGCTCAATCATGTCCATGGCAGTGTTGGTAGGCTCTTTGGAGCACTGGTCGAACTGCATGTCCGATAGAATCAGAATGGTTCCAGGCATGTCCTGAGGCTTCACCTTGTTGTCCTTAGCATGCTTTAGGAGCATTGCAAAAGTCTTCTCAAGATTTGTGTTTTGTGCCCAGTCTGCTCTAGACAGCTGCACAACTCGCTCATATAGAGTTTTGCCGGTGATGTACTGAACCTTTGGGCTGCTGCTGAAAGTAATGAAGGCGTTCTCAAAGGCGCCCTTGTTGCGTTCGCTGATGTAGAGACCTAGACTGACAGAAACCTCCATAGGAGTCCCTGCCATTGAGCCTGATACGTCACAGACAGGTATAACGCCCTTGTCATTGCCTTCCAGGTAGTTTGGAAGTGCCTTCCATTGCGCATTAAGTAGCTTATCAGCTACTGAGCCTCCTGTTAGGAAGGGTCGCACAATGTCATGAGGGAAAATTGCAGCTGCATTGACCTTGGTTTCACCCTTTTCAAGGCCTTCCAGGTATTCGGTGTAGCGCCCTTCGTCATTCCTCTTGAATGCCTTGCGATATTGATTCGCGGCCTTCGAAGGAAGGTGGCTGTAGTCGATTTTGTTCCACTTCTTTGCACACATCTTCTGCTCTACGACTTCACCTTCCTTGCAGAGCTTAACAAGCTTCTTGCGGTAGGTCTTTGGAGCAATCCCAAGGAATGAGCGAATTGTGTTTGCATTTGGACCCTTGCGTGGCATCCACTTTGCACAGAGAATGTTATCGGCGGCCAATCCAGCCTTGATAAGCTCAAGGGCATCATTTTCTAGTGCTGTTCCAAAGAGTTCCAGAACGTCATCCCAGCGTCCAAACTCTGGAATTAGAGCCAGATTGAGGCGCAGAAGCTCTGTATGGTTGTCGGCTAGATACTTTGCAATGGTCCGAAAGGTCTTTCGCTCACCCTGGCCCTCACGGATGTCCCTGTTATAAAACAGAATTTTGAGAGCCGTAAGAGCATCTTCTTGAAGAGCAGGAGCAAACAGTGCAATGACCTTGTCGTCGGTCAAGGTCCGCGCGGCCCCAATATGGAAGAAGAGGTCAACACAGGCATTCCCTGCCGTAGAATGTGCGACCATGCCGTTTTCGGTTACTGCGTCATCGGTAAGTAGTGCGTCAACGAACTTCATAGTGGCTCCTTAAATCAGAATGCGGTTTTTTCTTTAATTTAGAAAGATTATTTTGCTGTACGCATTCTTTAAATTACGGGAAACAGTTTTTGTTTTCACCCATTGAAATCTATTTTTGCTGTTTGTTTCCCTTTGAATAAGTATAGCTAGTTTTTCTGATTTTGTCTAGAATTTTTGTGCAAAATAGACAGGCAAAGAAGTGGGGGTTTCATTGTAGTTTTGTCCATCGATGCTGAGAGCATAGGGGTACACAGTTTGCTTCTTAACAAGTGCTTTCGATACCTGTGTGATTTTCTTATAGGTATCGTGATACTCCTCTTCATAATTGACCATTGCAATGCACTTGGTAGGGATTTTGGCTTCGTGAGCAATGTACTCAATAGTGCGATTGAAGGTTTTTCCTGTGGCTATGAAGTCGTCAATAAACACATAGTTTAGGCTCTTTGCCCCGCCCTCATAAATTGGACCATTGACCTGTCTATTGTCGTGAGCATTGTCCCCGGCTTTGCGTACGGCAATCATAGGAATTCCAGTGATGTAAGAAATGGCTCCAAGCATTGGGAGTGCGCTATTGCCTGAACCTGCAATTGCCTGGAATCGACCCTCTTCTTCCCAAATTGCCTTAAGAGCTTTAACACACTTGTCAATGGTTCTGTCAAATAGCTCAGGATTGTATACCTTGTCTGTGTGCGAAGGCCAATGGCGTCCCCCGCACTTAATTCCCCTAAAGTGAGTGTCTTTCACGATTCCCTCCGAAAAGTAAAATAACAGTTCTTAGTTTGTTGTCAAGTTTTAGTAGCCCCAGTGGGAGTTGCACCCACGACCCGCCGCTTATAAAGCGACTGCAACGTACTGGCAGCTGCAACAGGGCTAAATCTTTTTGGGCGGTTGCACATACCTTGAACGGTCAAGAGTCTTGTGACTATCCGTTTTCATGTTAATCCAGAGAGTTTTGCAGACTGCAGTAGAGCCTTCGGGAATAAAGACGATGATGATGTCCCGATTTTTATCTAGGGATTGACGGACAACGACCTTGCTGCACTTGCCCGCTGTAATCTCAACCTCAATTACTTGGCCAGCCTCTATTACGACCTTGGCTGGAGGCAGGAAGTAGCCGTATCTATCATCTAGGCAGGCTTTGCGGGCATGGTTTGTAAGCCTGATGAAGAATGTTTGTCCGGTAAGTAGATTAAATTCAGAAGGAAAGAAAACGTCTTTGTGGTAGAGCCCGTTCTGAATCGACATGTTACCCCTCATGCATCTTTTGGTTGCCGTCGCTGTCTTCAAGAACGATATTAAGCTTATCTTTTGAGATTGACAAGTTCTTTGAGAGGGGCAGGAAGGCGACGCGAGCGTTATAATACATGCCGTCATTCTTGACGCTCTCGGTCTCAGGCTCCTTGATAGTTACGACCTTGGCTTCAATTTCGGTGGCCAGCTTCTTAAGCTCCAAGATGCGCTTAGGTGCCATTTCCATGCCATACTCGGCCTTCAGGTGAGCATTAATTGTTTCAACAGAAAGCTCGGGAGTAGCGGCATATAGATTCTTCACAAATTTCTCGCGGGCTTGAATCAGTTCTTTCTTGAGTCTCATTTTAGTACCTGTAGGCAGTGGGCCACAGACCACGTTCAGAATTCAGACGGTCGCACAAGTCCTTTGCATCCTTGAGAGAAAGCCTGATAGAGCCATCTGGATTTGTTCCCATGCGTGTACGCAAGAATTTGATGGCTCCAATAAGTGACCCCTGCCGAGTCGCCTCCTCAATAAGATGCTGAGGCACTCCACCTTCGCCGCTGTACTTGTCTTTGCCCATCTTGACGAGCATGTTAAAGAGATACTCCTCGGAGTAGTCCTGAAGCATTTCGGAAATCGCGTTGATGTATGCCGTTTTCATATTTCAATCCTAATAAAAGAAAACCTTTAAGTCAAGAACAAAAGGCCCCAGATATTTGTGGGCTGAGGCGCCCCACATCCTCATTTAAGCAGCAATTTGCTCCATAATCGTGTCATAGGCAACCTGCTTGAGGTTAGCGCTCTTGCCAAACCAAACTCGCTCCAGCTTCTTGTCCTGGGAGGGGTTGTTCATCTTCATGTGATGGTCCGTGTACTCCGAAACCGCGTTCATCGCGGCCCAGGCAGTGCCCTGGATTTTGTCATGGCCCATGCCAGTGGTGAAGAGTTCCACAACTGCGTCACGCTTCTTGGAAGCAGCCGTGACCTCGCCCTCCTCAGCGTCCTCAGGGTTCGGGAAGAGCCGCTCGACCAGAGCCTTCATCTGCTCCTCGCTGAACTTCGTGCCAGCCATCAGCATGGCATGGTTGTTGAAAGCGTCATAGAACTCGGTGGCGCTCTCGATGGCATTCTTAGCGGCTTCCAGCTTGGCTTCGGCTGAAGCAGTGTGACGAATGCTGATGCCCTGGCCCATGCCCTGCACAAGAGCCATATTCAGGGTATTGGCGCAGACCACACGAACCGGGGTGAAGAAAACCCGAAGAGTTCCAGACTCATCAAAGGTATCCGAGAGGCACAGGTACTTGTGGGTGACGTCACCGTTGCCCACGATGATTTCGCCAGGCAGCTTCGCCAGAATCCACACTTTGCGGCCACCGTGGAGGCTGCCAGCCGTGTGATAAATGGCTTTGCCTTCTCCAACCGCGTGGTCGAAGAAGGAGAACTTGTCTTCGTTCTGGAAGGGGCGATAGCGGTTTCCAACCACGCTCAGGACGCTGCGGTCAGACTGACGCACAACAGCCTTATGGGTGGTAATGAGGTTCTGGGTGATGCCATCGTTGGATGCGGCATAAATGTCCTCCAGAGCCACCTTCCAATCAAGACCAGCTGCGACAATCGCTTCCTTGGCCGTAACTTCCTGCTCCACAGACTTTCCCAGGCCATGCCAGGGGACTTCACCAGCAAAAAACATCGATTCAACTGCATGAGGCATTTTCGTTTTCCTTTGTTTGTTGTTAACTACCCGAACAAGATAAAAGATAACACTCTATTTTTAGAAAGTCAAACTTATTTTTGTATAAATTCTACGCCCTCGCTGGGCAGCTTTCTTGGTTTCTACCTTAACCACGTCATAACGCTTTTCAGCATGATTGGCCATAAGTTGGATAGTCCATAGGGTGTCGCATCCATAGCAGCCACGAGTGACAGTGATGTGGGTGCATCCTGGCTTAATATAATCCAGCATGGCCCCACAACCACATTTAGGAGTGATTCCAGGAAGGGTTGTATCGCTGCGTCTTTTAGCGTATTGCATTTTTAGTTCTGAAAAAGTGACTCAACGACCACAGCCTTGGTGGGCCTCTTGAAAATTGCGAAGTGAGCATCCCGGCCCTGCTTCAAAGTTGCACTAAACTCAACCAGTTTGCCCTTGAGGCCATCTTGTGAGGCCAGGAGGCTGGAAGGAACGGTTCCCCAGGCCAGCCAGGAGCCTTCGGGCGTCGTAACCTTGACCGTCATCTTGATTGAGGTTCCGAAAGCACCATCGTAGCTCTTAGTGGAGACCACCGTTCCCCGCACAACCACCTTGCCTTCAGGCGCAGGTACGTGAGCTTCCTCGGGCTTCGGGTTCCTGACTTCGTTTGCCAGCTTCTGGACAAGGGCAATCTGCGCATCAGAAATCTTGCAGTAGCTGTTGAAGCGCTGAGCAATATCATTGATGATGCGGTGATTCTCATTCAAATCTTGCTCCAAGCCAGGGTGCTCAGCCAGGAACTTCTCCTTCTTGACCTTGTTCATGGCCGCCTGAATCGCGGCAGCTGTAGCGCGCTTGTGGGCCTCAACAGTCGCAAACCAGTCAGTCCTATCAGCCAGGAGAGCGTACTTGTCAGCGCAATCGTGGCCAATGTGAATGTTCTGACCGGAAGGGATATGCTGCCAAACGTCACCCCAGCGGAAAATGGCGCCACAGATGTCGCACTTGCCAACACCATTGTCTCGGTCATTCTTGAAAAAGACCGGACGAGGGTCAGCTTCGATGCAGCGCCTCCGATAGTCTTGCATGTAACCGGGGTCTCCGTTCATGCCAGGAAGTTCGTAGCTGCACACGTAAGTGTAGTCAGCGGGGACGATGGCTCCAGGACGGTGGCAGTCAGTGCGCTTTGTCATGACCTAAAGATAACATCCTAGTTTTAAGAAGTCAAAACTTTAATTTGTTCTTTGCACTTGGGACAACGTCTATTGCTGCCACACATCATCCTTTTGAGGATTATATTGCTGAAGAACCAGCTACGGCAATTGCAGCGCCCTTCATTTGGCTTTTTCTTGGTTGCAAACTGAACAGCTTCACATCTATCAGGAACAAGGCCACAATTTCTCATGCAATCTCGCCATTTTCTGCGGTGTCCCTTTCCTTCAACTCCATAAAGGTGGAAAGAAATGAGATGGCAAGCCTCATGCATAACCAGCTGCCGCCGTCGTTCCGTCGAAAGACCCCGCCAATACTCTGTATTTAGAGAGATTTTTCTTTCTGAGTATGTTGCCCATCCCAGAGCCCCACTAGGAGTCTTGTCGCTAAATTCCCATTTGAAGGGAAGATGAATAGGGAGAAGGCCGTTTGCGAGCAAGGCCTTAAAGACCCACTGTTCAATGTGTTCGCTGTCTTCCATGGCATTCCAAAATAAACAATTAATTTTGAAAAGTCAAACAGGAATTGTTGGGGAGGTGGGACTCGAACCCACGAAGCCCGAAGGCGCTTGATTTACAGTCAAGTTCATTTGCCGCTCTGACCACTCCCCAGAAAATTGGGCTGACAGAAACACGTCTTAGTACCTTCATCGGGTTGCCCCTCAGGTGGCTTCTGTTAACGTTACAGCTATCGCGGCCTTCCTGGTCAGGCTAACCCTGTTTTTCGCAGGTGTCGCTACCCTGCTTCAATAATAGGGTGTCCGTCCCTACTAGTCGGTCGCTAACCGACGCGGATTTCGTCCGTAATAACCCACCCTTCATTGGTGTTCTTCATTCCCAGACCGCGTGCCCGCAGTGCCTCAGGAATAAACGCGAAGAATGGCTTAAGATACCAATAGTCCACATCAACTAGATAGGTCGCCCCAGGCTTTGCAACCATTGCGAAATTGTTGGCTTCAATCAGTGCGTCTTCGTACTTCATGGTTTAATATTAGCCAAAGAGTAGCTGTATGTCAACCGCCAATTCTTCAATATTACAATCCCACTCCTTCAAGTTTTGGAGCAGTGCTTCCCGGTTCCTGGGGTCAGTGGACGTATAGCTAAAATTCGGGGGACCTTCGATATGTGGAGTAACTACTTGTAAATTTTTCTGCAGCCGTTCTATTTCTGTGCTTATTTTTAATAAGCTATTGGGCTTGACGGTTGGAGCAGTCTTACATAGTTCGTAAAAACTAGGAATGTCCTTGCACTCCTCCATGTTTAGAACTGGAGCTACCTGTTTCTTAAAAAGTCTGTAGACTCCATCGACTCCATCTGAGGAGTCACCAAATATTGCTTTGTACAGATACACCTTGCCTGGGTCAGTGACCAAGAAATGCTCTAGCACATCTTCTTTGGTAACGTACCTTTCCATGTTGGGAGAAAATATTTGGACATTGGGATATTGTAGAAGTCCCCAGGTGTCCTTGTCTCCTGACACGATTACAATCGGTTTCTTGCTTCTTGTAGCAACGAAAGCAAGGACGTCGTCGCCTTCGCAATCTGGTGATGACATATGGAAGCCAGGAATATCTCTGAATAGCTTTACTACATCGGGCTTAGGGTCAAACCTATTTGGGTCTCTATCCATTTTATAAGAAGGAACCAAGGCCCGCCTTCGTGTAGTTGCATTCTCGCCTTCGTAGGCATATGAGATGCAGACCTTACCTCCAACCATCTTTAAATGGTGGACCAGTAGTTTAATGGCTCCATATATGTGACCAGATGGCCTACCATCCTTAGTTGTAAGTTCCTGGTGAGAGAAGTAGGCGCGGTAGCTCAGGTTTGCTACGTCGATAGCAAGCGTGGTTTCTGCCTCATGAGGTTCAACAATCTTGGGTGCTCTAGCAAATTCGTCCATTAAAATTTCTTTTCTTTTGAATATAGAAAAACACACCCTGAGGCTTCGTTGATAGTAAACGCACACTCGGGCCAATCATGCCTAAAGAGATTAATTTTTTCTCGAACAATTGGCCAAGGGTCTCGGAATGAGAATCGAGTAATAAGACTCCAGCCGACTAGTTTGACATCCTCCTCAAGCTCAGGGAATGGATACGGCGGATATAGCTCAGTGACCTCATGGTCGTCAAATGGCACATAGGGCTGGCGATTCTTTTCACAGAATGCCTTCACATGCTTCATGTTTTCGGTATGCAAATGACCTCTCATTTTTCCTCCAAAAGCTTAACGGCCTTACGAAGATAGTGCATTGCTTTTGCAAGTTCTTCAGCTGCTTCTGATTGTTCATTAGTTAGACAATCTTTGACCCAACTTAGTTTGTAGTGACTGTCCTTGATGGCTGGAATTCCGATTCTATCGGGCCAAGTATCCCTCTTAAAGTCTTTCATTTTTCCGCCAACTTCTGACATCTAGGACACCTAACTCTACCTGGCCCCCAATTTTCTTTCAAGTCGATTTCACCGCAAAACTGACATTCATACGTTGAGAGACGGGCATCAGCATCTGTTTCGTTTACCATTTCCAGGGTGTCATCTTCTCCACAGATTGAGTACCCAAAACAATAAGCATCATCATAAGATGGCAAATCCACTACGACTGTTCTGTGGGTTGCAATATCAAGCACATATTTCATTTGTTCCTCTTCACAACTATAGCATACCTTTTGTTCTCATATGGTAGCCAAAATCCACGCAAGTTCTTACCTGCTTTAATGACGTGAACGCCGTTCTCTGCATGATTCCAGGCATAATTCTGAGAATCAAAGATAATAACGCTATCACCCAACATGCCGACTGCTGTTACCCAGTGGTTTCCACTTTCAGCCAGCATAATAATGGGTCTTGGTTTAGGATGTGAAAGGTGCGTAATTAATTGCTTTTCTGCCTTCACATATTTGATTTCGGAGATGTCTTCGTAGGAGTATCCGAAATGCTCCAGACAGGCCTTAATCCCATGCTCATCTGTGCCTTGTACAGTGGTCTTAGCATGCGCTGCCACCCGGTTTTCCGGTATTCGTTCGCCAAAGCACCTAAGTGCATTAACGATGGCTGCTGCGCCGCAATATCCAGGGCCTGATTGGAATCTCATTTTACGTTTATAATGTGTTTTTGTCCAATATGTACGCCATGATAGAGCATTTTACTGTTGTGCATTGTAATCCACTTACGCACTGCTCTATCTGTCTCTTCCTCCGTATAATACGAGGGAATGTAAAATTTATGAAACAGGTCCGTTTCATGGCATTTACAGTCTGCATAAGTGATGGTCATGTCAACACTATAACCTTATCAGGTTCTCGGTGGCTTTGCAAGTCGAAGAATTTTGGAGGAGTATCGTTTGTGTACTTAGCTGAGTATCCGTGGCCTTCTGTGTCTTCCAATAGGACCGACTTCTGCCAGACAAACCAATAGATTATCTTAAATCCACGGTCTTTAAGTTCTTTTTCTGTCATGGACCAGGAAGACGAAGGGACTCGAACCCCTATTATTCCCCGAGATGGCCATCTCTGGCAGGAATGTTTTACCAATTAAACTACATCCGCCCAATTAAAGTCTGCCACAATCCACCTTATAGGTCAAGAGCAATCTTTAGCTTAGTTTGATGACAAAAAGTACAGGCATGATTGTTGATGGCGTCTTTTCATCTGAAGCAGTGGATTCTTCTGGTGAAATCGTAGACCTCAAGGGTATGGATATTTCCGACTTTGAAGAGGGTAAGGGGGTTGCCAACTATGAACATCTTGCTCCAGGTAACACAGTTAAAGAAGGAAGCTCTGCTTCCCATGGTCAGGAAATCGTAGGCAAAATAGTATATGCCAAGAAAATCTTCAAAGAGTCTGATTGTGAGAATGACCGTCAACGTGAGTACTGGAAGAAAGTCAAGGAGATTCCATATCTCTACGGTGTAGTTCGTTTATACGATGGCGCTGGACATCCAGGTGCAATTGCGCTAGCTGCCCAGATTCGAGACCACGCTGCAAATGGAGAACAGATTTTAGTTCGTTACTCAATTGAAGGCTCTACAACTGGTCGCGGTGATGGTCCTGACAGCAATCGAGTGACTACATCTATTGCAAAGAGAATTGCAATGACCCTTAAGCCCTGCAACAAGACTTGTGATGCAGGTCTAGTTTCAGACCCCAATGCACCTAGCGGCTTTGAAAAGGAACCAGCTGAAGCAGCTAAAGATATTCTGGAACTCATGGACAAAGGCGAGATTGACCCTCAATTTCGACCAATTGGTGGAGCCTGTGAGATTGAATGTAACCCGGAACTTGATGAAGAGCATCTTACAAAGACGATGACTGGCGGGCTAGGAGATGTAGCCCCAAGTGCAATGTCTGGAGGTGCAGCACTTCAGAAGGAGGACGAAGGCTTAGCTCGTCATGCCCTGAAGAACAAGATGTACGCAGCACTCCGTGACTCAGGAAAGAAAAATTTCAGCAAAGGTGAACTACGGGAGTTTATCAAAGCTCATTTACCTGAAGCCTCTGATGACTTCATTGACCACTTTACGGATGTAGCTGCAGATTATACGGCTAAGCTTCGCAAGGCTGAAGATGAAGCTCCAATGAAGACCCGAAAGGACCGCCTGTTTCCTTTGATTAATGGTGGCATTCATCAGACCAACAAAAAAGGTCAGCTGTTGTATACCAAGGGCAAGAGTTCGATAGACAAGTCTGTACATGCAGAGCGTATAGACAAGAAAGGCAACAAGACCTATACCCTGCACCAGGGCACAGCACAGGGCGTGCTGTTAAAGCCCAATCCAGGAGTCAAGGGCATGGTTGTGGATGAGAACGCAGGCAAGGTTCACATGCCATTTGGGACTTTTGACCTTTATAACCCAGATGCAGACACCACTTCAAACAAAAAGGCCTTTCATGACATTCTAAATGACCCAAAGGTTGAAGAATTTCACAATGAGGCCATGCAGAATTGGGTAAAGGTCCACGAGCACTTCAAGAACGGAACACTTCCTCCTGAAGTTCTAATGCATTCTGTATTGTTTTCGCAATTGAGTCCCAATACACCAGTCCCAATTCAGGAACTAATGTACTCTAAGCTTATCGATGCCATGAAAACAACTGGCCTAGACCCACGGGAGCCAGGTTTTGAGAACATTCGAGAGCCTTGGATGGATTTAAACAAGCCCGATATTTACCCGGAGCATTCCAAGGAATATTTTGAAAAACATCCTGGAGTTCATGTAGGCGGCAAAGCTTTTACAGAAGGTGGGCGCACTCCACCAAAAGGCTGGAAGCCTACAAAAGAGGGCCAGAGCTTTGGAGATGTGCGTGGATATCAGCTTGCTGATATGAAGCTCGGACTGATGTCTAAGTACCATCAAATTCATGACTTCTTAGATAGCCTACTCAAGAAACATGGTGGCGACGCAAGAAACACCGTCACCAATCTAATGAACGAAAAGTTCGCGGGCATGGACATTCCAGGCCTCAAGAACAAGACCGCGAGATATACCCTAGGTATGCTTGGTGGCGGTAACGTTCATGTTCCAGATACCCATTTCATTCGTCATATTTTAGGATTAGAAGGCAGCAGAGATAGTTCTACGCTCCAGTCTGGGGTTAGGGATAAAATGTGGGAGCCAGGCAATGCCCAGCAACTTGAGGGCATTGATAGATGGTACGCAAAGAATCACCCAGCTGTTCAGCACATGCTTCGACATCCAATTTGGGGCAAGTACTTCAAGAATCCAGAGGATGCTATATTCCCGGCATTTTGGAAGCACTGGATTGCAATTGCGCCTCATGAGAAACACAAGGGCTTCATTCAGACAACAGCTGAAAATGAGGGCACAACACACAAGCCTTTCTGGGATGCAATAGCTCCTTATTTAGTGAAGTCAGAACATGATGACCACATCATTGATTATTCGTTACCTGCTAAGACAGCGGCTATTCATGCTCAGTATGTAAAAGACTACGGAGAAATTCCTGGTCAAATGATGTACTACAAGTTCTTGGTTCCCAAGCTTCTAGAAGCGGCTAAGAAACGAGAGGAAATCAAAGGTAGTGAAATCTTTCTGAAGTCTTTCAAGCTAGATGGCCTATACGTGGAGCTACGTAAGGCTATGGATGACATGAAGGCCGATAGCTTTGACATGCCTAAGATTTACAAAATCACATTGTCTGATTCAGGGTCACCTGTAGGTCGATATATGACCTTCAACAACAAGCTCATCCACCTGGAAGACTACCATGGATTGCTTAGTCACTTGCTTCCTCAGGGTGATATGAATGACGTAACTATTTCGCGACTACATGGACTAAAGGCATCTCCGCATTTGACAATTGCTGAAGATGAAATGCCAGTAGAAGAGAATGGTGGCAAAATTGAACCAGAGAAGCCGGGTTTATTTAGTGATGGCCCAATAGACTATGGCGACAACGACCCTTATCTCCAAATGGAGCATCCTATTGAAGAAGAAGCACAACTTCCTCTTCCTATATTTGACTACCATAGAGTAGGTATGGACCGTCCACATACAATTGAATTCTCAAATGGCTCCGTACTTCTAGATGGAAATCTTCTGGACCCTGCTACACTAAACTTGGTTCTGAGTAATATTCACAATGGAGCAGCTACATTGCGATATAAGAATCAGCATCCAAAGCTAGAAGATACCATTGCAAAAATGGAGGCTTCTCTAGAAGCCTTGATGAAAGAAGAAGGAGATGATTACAACAACCCATCTACTTTGCTTCAGCATATTCGCACAGCAGTGAAGGCTGGGCATATCCACCCAGAAATTGAACGCGGTCTAACACGCGCCATTTATGAAGACTCCATGGCTAAGGGCATGGGTAACAAGCTAGCATACACTGAATTTGCAGCCAAGAAAAAGCCTGGCGTATACATTGGTATGGACGGCAACAGCTTTAAGACCATCAATGATACCTATGGGCATCAGGTAGGTGACCAAGCTATTGCAGCTTTTGGTAAGGCTACAAGAGAAGCCATGGATGAAGCCATTGGACGTTCACAGGGTAAGCTCTTCAGAAATCCAGATGAGCAAGACCTGTATCGCGCTGGCGGCGATGAATTCATAGCTCATGTTCCCTCACATGAACATGCGGCTAAGTTTGCTCGTGCTCTGAACAACAAGCTCAAGAATATTCCTCCCATCCACGGAGTCCATAAACTGTCTATGGCTATGGGTTTTGGCCACTCTCCAGAGCATGCTGATGCTGCTTTAATGGAAGCAAAGAAGCAGAAGTTCCATCCAGAAACTGGCCAACGTCTATATGAGCCTGGTCAGGAGCCAAGTTTTGCTCATTCTCATGTGCCAGGTTTCGAGGGTCCAATTCCTTTGGACGACAAGCACGTTGAGCTTCCGCCAGACGAACCCAAAGAAGACGTTAAGAAGTAGGTTTCCTAGAGTTCTTGTAACAGGTTCGGCAAACCTTCCTGTTTCCGTAGAACTGTAAGTAGAGCGGTAGCATATGCAAGCATCTCTTGCATTGTCGTAGCCCGCTTTCGGCATTGCAGGCTCCACAGATATGGTTCTTGTCTAGCTTACGGTTTTTAGTGCATTGAAAGCATACCTGCTTGGGATATCTTTTTTCGAAATAAGAAATTGACCGGCAGTCTTTGCATTGTGAAGTGACATTGCGTTTGCGGTCACTGCCCATGAACCTATGAAACTCTTCAGGAGCCTTGAATTCTTCGCACTTGGAACACTTGTGTTCGATAGATGGTTTTGTGTCTTCCATTTGTATCTGCAAGATTGTTGCTCCGTCACACTTTTTTGTATCTAAATAGACCGCAATCTCAGTTATTGAAAGTGAAACAGTAAATTAGTTACTGCGGAGCTTCAAACAGTTCGTAGGAGATTTATAAAATATGTCAACAACCGCAAAAGCAATTCAGCTAGCACACGAGCTAGCAGATGTTCTCAAGAAACGCACCACTCTAGCAGTAGCAGAAGGCTTTGATGCCTCGACCGATGGTCCACACCCAACAATTCTTGTTGGTGCAGGCACTGCAGGTTCTGCCAGCGTCTTTATCCGAATCAAGCCACTAGCTTGGGAAAATTCGTTTAACGTCATTGGTCAGCAAGCCCAGGTCTACACACCTCACGTACTACAGCTAGTTACTGAAGCCAACCCAACCGCTGGCGCAGGCGCTGATATTCTTAATCGTCAGCAATTGCTAAGCGTACTTGGCGATGCACGTCAGCTAGGTACACGGATTGAATGGTATCAGTCGGCCAACGGCAATGCCCCAGAAGTTTCGGATATTACTACCGCAAACCTCGTTGCAACATACGAAAGCCATCTGTACTGGACCACACTCTCCAGTTCGTAATATCTGGCGTAAAAACGCCGCAAAGGGTAAAGGAAAAACATGGCAACAAAGACAAAAGAAGGACTCAGCAAGAATCAATTCGATTCCCTAATTGAAGAAATTAAGGGCGAAATTGATACTCTGTTGAAGACCGAAGAAGAAAAACTAGCGAAGACAGCACCTGGTCAGGAATCCCCATCTGAGGACGATGACAACGCTGATGTCTCCGCAACTGCACCCGCTGCACCATCTGGTCCAGCCGGTGATACAAGTGGTCTTCCGGGTGATGACGGCGCAGAAGCATCTGCTCCTCCAGCACCAGAAGCCACAGCCCCCGCAGAAGGTACCCCTGATGCATCCGCTGGTGACCCCGGCATGGACACAGGCATGGACCATGGAGCACTAGTAGCTGAGTATGCAAAGCTTCCTCCCGAGGAACTTAAGATGCATATGCTAGCTGCAAAGGAAGCGCTAATGAATGTAATGGGTGGAGACGTTGGTTCGGAAGAACCCGCTGCTCCTGCAGCCCCTGCACCAATGGCACCTCCTGCTGCTCCTCCAGGACCAGAAGCCAGCATGTCCGCATCTGCTCCTCCTACCCTAAAGGGTGAGATGAAGGCTGATGCCAAGGCAAATGGCGGACCAGTACCTGGAATGAGCAAGTCAGAAAAGGACGAAGCCATGGAAGCTCTACAGAAGACTGTAAGCGACCAAGCTGAAGCCCTTACTACACTCGTAAAGACTGTAGAACTAGTACTTGGACAGCCACAGCGAAAGGCCGTTACTTCGGTTGGATTCGTTCCAAAGACCGAGGACGCCCCAAAGCCACTGTCGAAGTCTGAAGTTACTGAAAAGTTAGTTACTATTACAAAGTCGCCTAAGCTGAGTAAGAGTGACCGTGAATTAATCAATGAATATTGTTTAGGCAATCTAGGTGTCGAGAAAATCGAGCACCTACTTAAATAATTTCGAAAGGAAATTACAGGAGAGAATAAAATGAAAGACAATGTTATTGACCAGATTCAGCAACTAGTTAAGGCTCTAGAAGCCGGTAACTACAATGCTGCACCTTCTAGCCTAGTTCAGGGAGCAGCCCTGCAGGTGGAAGACCTAACCCCAGTAATGCAGAACGTTACTTATGATGACAGTCATATCAAGCTACAGAAGATGCTCAAGGTGGAATCCAGCAAGAGCACACTGTGTCAATTTGACCGACAGCTAAGCTACGGAATTTTCGGCGGTTCTGCCCAGCTTGAAGGTAACGTAGGCCAGGAAGAAACCTCTGACTTCATTCGAGCGGTTGTGCCAATGGCATACTACTCGGAAGTTCGTCGGGCAACTATCGTAGCCAACATGGTTGCGACTGTTGATGGCAAGAAGGCCGATGAACGTGGAGCCGCAGACGCTGCAAAGCGAATTGCCGGTGACATCGAATTCGACCTATTCCGTGGTCTAGGCGACTTCTCAAACGGTGGTATTTTCGATGGTAACCCTGCTGCACTTCCAGTTCCTGCTGTGAATATTCACGGTCTTGAACTTCAGGTTCGTCAGTCGGACGCACAGCGAAATACACGAGACCTAATGTTCGCAGAGTACGGCTCTGACGACACAGTGGTTATCCCAGGTGGAACTGCTCTTACTCAGGGTATGGTCGAAGACGCATCCGTGCGTTCAGCCCTTAACTTCGGGACAGCAGACCGTCTAGTGGTTGACCCCAAGGTACTCAGCCAGTACAACAAAATCGTGTTCGGCAAGGAACGTATCGTTCTAGCCGGTTCTCCTCAGGATGCAACCGCCGCCGACCTTCGTAAGCAGTGGGTATCAGGTGGTACTGTCAATATCGAGGCTTCGCGCTTCCTATCTGGCAAGACTCAGCCTGCTCCAACTCGTCCACGAAGCCCCGCTGCTCCAACCATTGCAACTGCTTCGGTAACAACCGCAGGCGTTGTGACTCCGTTCATTGCTGCTCAGGTCTACACCTATTACGTTACTTCTGGTAACGAAGTTGGTGAGAGCCCCAAGTCAGCAAACTCGGCTGTTACTATCCTAGTGACAGGTGACGAAGTAGCTGTAACCATCACTCACCCCGGTTCAACCGTGGTTCGGTGGTTCAACGTGTATCGTACTAAGGCAAATGCCGCCGCTGCAACTGCAAAGTTCATCGGTCGCGTTAAGATTAGCGATGCAGCCACGACCGTATTCCATGACTTTGGCAACAAGGTTCCTGGTTTCGTAACCGGCTATCTAATTCAGGGCGACACCATGTCCGTCAAGGAACTTGCTCCATACTCGCGTATGAAGTTGGCCGTGACAGATTTGTCACAGCCCGAGGCCCATTTCCGTTTTCTTACTCTAGCTGTTTATCAGCCACGTAAGAACGTGCTAATCGATAACCTCGACCCTTCGCTAGCTTCTCCATAATGCAGTAGTTAGCATTTAAGCTTCTAGCTTAACTTAAAGGCCATTTCCGAAAGGATTTGGCCTTTTTGCTTTTGTGGTTAAAACAAGATGTCTGGGTCAGAGGTCTCTCGGGCCTTACGCTCAGACTCATACTTCGCAAGGAGTGCATTAACAGAATCTCGCTCATTTTGACTCATGGCATCCCAACGCTCTTTTTCGTAAAAAGCATCTGATTCAGACTCACAAACCTCACAGCCAGCCGTGTCAAACATTCCATCGTCACTGCTGGTCTTGATGTGAGGATGACGAGCACATCGACGGGCATTACCAAAGAAAATGTCGCTGTTCATGAGTAAAACATAACACCCTAATTCTAGATAGTCAAACTATTTTTGGCTCTTTTTGTTGGAGACGGCCTTAGACACAGCAATGTCTAAGTAAGCATTTGCCTCTGCAATGAAAAACTGGACACCAATGACATCATACATCTTTCTCTTTGATGGCGTCCTGACCTCAGATGCCTTATGTGCCAGTTCTCGCAGTCTGTCATTGATGCTGTTAATTTCCTTAACAAAATCTTTCCGTTTCATGAGTAAAACATAACACCCTAATTACCAATGGTCAACTGTTTTATTTAGCTTGACTACTCCACTTCTTCATGAGAGCTTCAGGCAATGAAGTATTTCCCATTGTGTAAGGATTGCCTTTACCCGTTTATACCTTGGGCGGGTGAGTTTGGTTTGGAATACAACAGATGCAGACCGTGTGACAAGATGCATCAGGATTGGTTTGATGAGAAGGTGCGCAAGATGGCAATTCGTGTCAAGCCTTGACCTTTGAGTCATTTTAGACTATACTCTGTTCCAAGGAGTTAATATATGATTACCGATGAAGAGTTTAAGAGGGTGAATGGCCTTGTTGACAGGCTCATGAAGGAAATTTTGATTATTTGTGAGGGAAACGTACAGATGGCACCAGTCGTGCTTTCTATTGCAGCCGGTGAAGCTTGCGCACTATCTGGAGGACGCTTGTCAAGTGTTCTAGGGCTTGTCTGCGAGTCTTACGAGCGCATGCTGACGGGTTTGGCAAATATGCCTGCCTTGGGCAATGACCCAGACTTTCTAAGTGCTGTCATTGACGAAGCCATCAAGATTAACCCAAAGCTGAATAAGGAAGAGCTTATGGAGAAGCTGTCGAAGGCTGCTCCTGAGGTTCAGGAAAACGAGCTTGAAAAGCTCTTTGATAAGATTCCAAAGAAGGACCCCGTAAATTAATTTATGGGGATTCTAGACGAAGAATCTTTGGTTAACTTGATAGAATCGCAACAGTCTTTCACGGCTGAAGAGGTTCATGGGCTATTATCTAATATAGAGTGGTGCATCCACAATGGTACACCGGCTTCCTATTTCAGTCAAGCCTTGGACAAGTTATTGGACAATGAAATGCCTGATAGGGATGCAACTGTAGAAAGAGCATGGCAAGACAGTTACGACGATGACGCAGGATGATGTTCAGGAGTGCTATCAAATAGTTAGGAGTCTTTTTAAGCAAGGTAAGATTGACGAATTAGCTTATTTCAAGATGACTGTCGGATTTGCGGCTGATTACGCTATCTTAGGTCTTATGGATAATGCAGTTGGTTTATTATCAAGCGTACCTGCTGATTATTACTTGAAAAACCAGGAAGAGCATCTGCGTGATGACCCTTCTTACAGAGAAAAGGTCTTGTTTCTTACTCAGGAGCTAGTGGATTGTAAGAAAGTTCGCATCAATGAGGACTTGGAAGACGAGGTAATGTATAGAGTCATGTTAGGAGCAAACAAAATTGGAAAAGCATAATCAAAAAAGACTTTACAACGGCCTGTTTTACTTCAATGCGGTTTGCTGTGTCGCTGACCTTGCATTTTTCTTTTTGTTTGTGCCTCACCAGGCCGTATTCCTGATTTGTGCAGGCATCTTCGGATTCAGTGCCTACATCAATTCTAAGCGTTTGGCGGCTCTTGAAGAGCCATCTCCTGAGGAGAAGCAGCGCAAGCGCAAAGAAGATTGGCTCAAGCTAGTGGGCAAGGAAGAGAAGAAGGACGATGGACCCTAAAAACTTACAAGGTATTGACCCAAATAGCATTCCGATTCTTGGCGGTAAACGCTTCAAGTGTGCTAAGGGCCATGTGCAGTTGGCCACTCACCCATTTTCACTAGGGCTTAGTCCTCAAATTAAGACTGGCCCAATATGCCCGGTATGTGTTATGGACTTTCTAACGGAGAACTTTCCCGTGACAGAAGATATTGACGTGGGATTTCAAACCAATGATGCAAAGGAATAAATGGCCCTTCACATTAAGTGTGTGTCTGTTCATCACAATGATTATACTCTGCATGCTATTCTTTCCCTAGCTAGGGGAAATAAGGGCATAGGGATTCGTGTAATCGTTTCAAAGCAACTTGATAGAGCCCGTACTAAAGAGCATGTTTTGGGACGTGGTGAATTGAATTTTGCGGGAGAGATAATGGCTTTCAAGTCGGAAACTGAGGACAAAGATGCCTTCAGTGACCGTGACAGAGACCTCCTTGAGAAGGCTATTGCTGAGGCAATCGGACCAGTTTAAGTCACAATCTTGGGAATAAGAGGTTCCCAAATTGCTACTCTCAGCCAGATTTCTAAATGACGTTAACGGCGTCAATTCATTCGAATATACCACGAGTATTGAATTCAACAAGGGCACAGTCCAGACCATTTACTTTCAGCTTATAGACCGTTCGCTAGAGCTAGCAATCAACGGTTTCAACCCAGCTGGACGCCGCTATTGCCCACCTGTTGGCTCTACCCTTATCCTGCAGATGGTTAACGTAGAAGACAGCAAGAAAATCATACGTCCTGCTGCCATGGCCTTTACAGAGGATACTTCAATCTGGAGCGTGCCCATCTTTGGCACTGACCCACTTGATGGAACAGTTACTCTTGGACTTACACTTTCACAGCCCAATGGAGTAGTTCTTACTGCAACCATTAACGCTGGCCTGAGAATCTGCTAATGGCTGATGAATTCTTTCCTACAGGCAAGCCCCGTAATGCATTAGGTGAAACTTACCAAATTGGTGAAACCGAGGGCAGCTGGCAACGTCTAGAGCCAATTCTTGGACCAGCACAGCTTCGTGCATTCCATCTTTTCGGGATTCCACTAGTCTCTGTACTTAGAAACCCATTCACTGGTAAGCAAGATGTGTTGACAGATGATTTACTCCGCGAGTTCATAAATCGTTCAGTAGCTCTTGCAGAGCTTGAAACTGGATTGATTATTACTCCAACCAAATTCATTGAACGACATCCTTTTGATAAGGCTGAGTATGAGAGTTTAGGATATTTTCGTACACGACAGCGCCCTGTTACGTCTGTAGAAGGTATCAAAGTCACACCCGCCAATGACATTGATGTATACATGGTGCCTACGGAATGGATTGAAGGCGGATATCTTCAGTACGGACAAATTAATATCATTCCTCTTACACTAGCCCTTAGCAGCGGAGGTACTGTCGTATCTACACAGAGCGCTGCAGGAGGGGCTTTGTTCTTGGCCATCTTTGGTTACATGCACTGGATTCCGGCATTCTGGAAGATTGAATACACAGCTGGTTTCAAAGACGGAAAGATACCGACGGTTCTCAATGAGCTTATTGGTACAATTGCGGCAATGGAAGTGCTTTCCAGCCTAGCTGCCACCTTTGCTCAGAACCAGGGTGCATCTCTGAGTCTAGATGGTGTTTCCCAGAGCGTATCTACGCCAGGACCCAATATATTTGCTGTTCGGCTAGGTGAGCTAGGCGAGAAAAGAAAACGCCTTGTAGCCAAGCTAAAGGCTTTGTACGGCGCCGGAATCATAGTAGGCAACCTCTAACCGGGCCTAATCTTACAGGATATGAAGTCCGTAAGTCTAATAATGGCCTATGACGCCGAAGGCGGACTACTTCTAGGCAAGCGCAATGATAACAAGAAGTGGACGCTACCAGGCGGCCACCTTGAAGAAGGCGAAGACCCAGCAGTAGGGGCCAAGCGTGAGCTTTTAGAGGAAACGGGCTTACGTCCAATCTCGCTTTCATTCCTGAAGGTCCATGAGATTGACGACATGTTGGTGTATGCATACACCGCATATGTGAGGGGTGTGCCTCACTCAGATAATGACCCTGACCAGGAATGCAGTGAATGGAAATTTGTGGACGTGTCCAATGGGCTTCCAAAGAACGTAGCCAACAAGCTCCATGGGCCAGAGGACGAAGAAGATAACCTGGTTACTCAGGTATTTGATATTCAGAAGTCTGAGGAAACCGTAGAAGAGTTACTGAAGTCAGACCATACGGAGAAATACTTTAGAGCCAAGGATGGACTCCGTATTCCATCATTTAAGCACAAAGACCGGGCAGATTACGACAAGAGATTTCTGCAGGCCACAGCCAATTATTTCACAGACGGTGATGTATCCAGATTTGTACCCAAGAAAATTCCGTTGCATGCCTTGAGTCCATCAAATGCTCCAATCAACGAGCACAGACTTGATGTTTATAAGCGCATGTATCGTGCAGGAGATAGACCTCCTCCAGTTCTAGTTGCCAAAGAAGGCCGAGGCTGGAGAGTAGTCGATGGTAACCATCGCTATCATGCAGCACTAGGTTCTGATACTACACATGTTGACGCCTACGAGCTTCAGCCAGCAGCCATCAAAAAGTTTGAAGCAGATTGGGACGCATTTGATGACTTGATGAAGGAAGAGGGAGAGACCCAAACCAATCAAGACCCTGAGAACGATGAAGTTTGGAGACTACTAAAACATCCCGATTACAATGAACGTGCCGCTGCCTTAAAGCTAGATAGCGTTACTCCAAAGCACCTGGCTTGGGCATTTGTTACCAACCCCAATAACGATGACTACTATAACCCACTTTGGAAGCAGGCTGTTTTGCATCCTAAGTTTGACATCAAAATGGCATTTAGGGAAGCAATGGCATTACCTGAACCAGAGAAGAGGGCGTTCTTCAATGGAATGAAATTCCAAGTTATTAGAAAAGAAATTACCTCAAGCTATAATTTCTCTGATGAGACTATCAACAGGCTAAGAGATGGCTTTACCTCAGGACTTGCTGACGAAATCTACAATGACTACTATAAAAACGACGCATATCTAGAGAATGTGCAGCCAACCTCGACTCTATCCAAGCTAGATGTGTATTTTAATGAAAATGGATGGGGACCAAAGAGCAATGCCTTAACCTTTTTGGCAAAACATGTCTCGGAGCCGGTGAAGAAAGAGATGTATGTTCATGAACTAAGGAAGTTCAAGTCTAAGGGTCACGCAGATGACCGCGTTCAATTTGCCACTGCCCTTATTGATGGAATAAAGGACCCAGAGTTCTTGAAGAAGGCATACTTTGAAAAGGGTATGCAGATTAAAAATCCGGTAGCCGCTGACCTGATTCACAGAAAACTAATCTCCAGCGAGCACTTCCCTCCTTCAGAACTAGCAAAGGTCTTCGCTGATGTTGCTGCAAAAGACGAGGCAAATGGAACATATACTTCAGAAACCTTAAATGCCCTGATAGCTAACCCAAAGCTGCCAGAAGAACTTATTGATAAGGCCATAGATAGATATGTTGCAAATCCCGTAGATAGGTTCAATAGGAATATTATGAATCAGTATGTGGCCAGTGACACCACAAGGCCATCTGCAGAAATGTGGAAGCGCTTGGCTGAGCACGCAGACCCCGGATATGTGTCTAATAAATTGCTGACTTTAGGCCGGGACTTTGAATATTACAAAGAATATTCAGAGGAAGAAAAAGCTAAAAATCCTTGGGTTCACCCTCCTTTGGACAACGATACAATAAAGACAATGCTGAACAAAGTATCGTCTAGGGACGATTCTTACATGGCAGAGAAGCTCATGATTGGATTAGGCAGACTGGGCTTTCTGAACAAGGACATTACCCATCACATATTCACGGGTCCTGTAAGTGAAATTGTAAAGGAACAGTTCTTAAGAAGGACCGGCGATACAAACGCAATGGCGACTCTTGATGCTGATACCATTACCGGATTTATCAACAGCGTACCAAAATTCACCAGACACTCCGTATTAGAAAATCTTTCTAAGGTCCCTGCCCTTAACAACGGTCACATAAAGTTGCTTGCTAGCAAAGACCCCATGGCTCTATCAAGCTTTCTACATCGTAGAGAGCTATTTCAAGATGAAGATTTTAGACCATTGGTAGAGGCCATGGTTAAAGACCCAAATGGAACAAGCCTCGCCGATGACCTAAGTGATGTAAAAGACTTACCTGCTTACGTGACAGACGCAACCGTGGGCACACCTCTATTTTCATACTTTTCTAAGCATGCAAACCCGGAACAAATTGAGAGACACACCAATGGTCTCATTTCAAAGGCAATTGTAGCCATCAACAATTCAAAGACACCTGATGACCTAGAACTTCCAGAAAACCAGTTTTTTAATTCTATCAGAGCCCTTGGTTCGGCACTTAATAGAGCGAATATAGAGCTAAGCGAAAACACAATGAATGGCATTCATTCTCTATTGAACACCGCTAATTCTCGTCCAGACCTATCAAATGCCACTGAGTATACCATTGCCCGCAAAATGAGTGGTTTTTTTAATAAGGCAAAACTATCCCCTGGAGTTGTAAACGAAGCCTTAAATATGCCAGAGCTTGCTGAGCAGATTGCTATTAACGAAAAGGTCGCTCTATCCCCGGAGCAGCATAAGGCAATTGTAGACAGCCCTAAACTAACTCCTCATGTTAAAGGGCAGTTTCTTCAGCGCGTAGATGCACCATCAGAAGAGATTGCAAGATACCTTAAGGGTGTTGTTGAACACCCCACAGCGACTGAATGGTCTAAGGGAAATATGTTGATAGAGTTTGCCCAGGGCGCCAAAAACTTAAGTCACGAGCACCTTGCCTACATTCATAGCAAGGTTAATTCAGAGCATAAGAAACAACTGGATGCTATAGCTAAACATCATTTCCCCGATATTGCGCATACACAGTCTGTGAATGTAAAAATGGGAACAGCCAGACTTCGACGTCTAAGAGACCATGTCCTTAGCACAGGTGCTGAAGATGCGGCTCCAAAGTCATTTCCACCAGAAATGCAGCCATTGCTTCAGCAGGTTGGCTTTGCAAGAACCAAGAACGGTAATATCTCAGCTGCTAAACTTCAGGAGGCCATTGATGCGGCTCCATCCACAAAGTACAATGTTAGTTTTGGAAGCTGGGGAGGCGTACAGCGCCACTCAGATGCCACCTCCAAGGTGTTCCAGGTCAGTGTAAATGACGAGCACATCAAGAAGATGAAAGAAGCTGGTGTCTATGACACCTTCCGTAGACTTCAAGAGCATTTTTCTGGCCATCCCATTACCCCAAGTGCCGTGGGCTGGGTTCGATACACAGAACCTACTGAAGCTGCTCAGACAAAGGGTGAACACGATGTGTACCAAGAGCAGGTAAGGAAGTTTTCTAGGGCGCTTAGAGAGGATGTTCGTATGTTTTACGACCACTCTAACGCAGAAAAGGTTAAGATGCGAGAACGTTTGGACAATCTTGAACGCACTCCCGATAATGAGAAAATTAGGGGTGGGTTTGCGGAGCTTCAAAACCTGGCTGACTATCCTAGAACATATACAAACCTGAAGGAACCAATTCATCTAGAAAACATTGCTCATTTTATTAATTACCTTAGGGTTGGGCACATTGCAGCCCCCAATACACCAGAAGGTAATAACGATGCTGGCATTGCGGATGTTCTTACCCAAAATCTTCCAGACATAAAATTGATGCCTATTCGTCATCACCTACGTCTTGATACAGAAGACTTTAGGGATGCTATCAAGGCAAAGCACAAGGAAAATCCTCTTCCAGAAGAGGAGCATCAAATGGGCGAAATCCTATTCAACGCACATCGCACTAAACTAAGGAATGCTCGCTCTGGTACTAGCTCTGCCATGGCTAAAGAGACCAACGCACTAATTAAATGGGCTCGGAAACACATACCCACAGCCTTTGATGCAACTCTTGCAGCCAAAAAGCGCTTTTCAATAAAGAAGCCAGTGCCAGAGGCACCTCAAGTTTCTCCTGGCGATGGTATCTTCATAGACGAAATTCAGAGTGACCATGCCGTGCCTCTTGCAACTAAAGCCGCAACAGAAGCACGAGCTAGATTCCTTAGAAGAGCGAAGAAAACTCCTGATGCCCTTTCTCCAGAAGAAAAGGCAGAGATGGAGCGCCAGATGAAAGATGCTCACTCAAACTATGATTCTTCAACTCCTGAAGCTCATCAGAAGAAAATCAAGGAAATTGTATTTGGTAAGAACCACAGCAACAAGGTTCTTGGTGAAGCATTCTTGCAGCATCTTCGCGACACCGGACACCACAATCGTAAAATCCACATTCATACCCTAGAAACCAAACTTCCTATTAGCTTCGGACATGAAAGAGAAGAAGACCGGCCCACTCCCCAGAATGCCGCAGGACACTTCAAAGAGACTTACCTGGACATACCAAAGGAATGGGGCTTCAAACCATCGACATATGGTGACCTAGATACAGAAACTAATCAAAAGCTCAAGGGCAAGCCTGTACAAGAGGGGACCGCTAAGAAGTTTGAAGAAGAATACGACTTCGAAGAATTAGAAAAAGCCCTTAAGAAAGAAGACGTTCATCATATTGAGCACGGAAATGCTAAATACGGGGCTCAAATCATTGACCATGAACGTGAATACGAACCAGCATCAGTTTCTCCTTTGAAGGAATCGTATATGAAGGACTTTCATCAGTCTTCAGACGAGATTCCAAGGCTAGAATTCGATGCCGGTACAGGAAGTAAGGCACTTTTTCACAAAGACAAAAAGACTTTCATGTTGAAGCCCTATCATGAAGACCTGAACAAGGGCGACTGGAATACAGATAACTTTGCAACACATCCATTAAGTGGATGGAGCGAAGGCACGTCCCAGGCCCTCTATCATGCAGCTGGAATCGGGGACCTTCACCAAAAGAGCTTCGCTGTTTCACATCCAATGGTATCGGATAATCCAACTGCAGCTACCGTTATTCACTTTGAGGATGAGCATCAGCCATTTGCTCGGTACTTTGGACTAGGTGAGCGTTATTGGAAGCCACATCAGAAGGAGCAGGCTCGTAAAATTGCGGCCTTTGATTTCTTGTCCAACAATTTAGACCGCCATCCTGGGAATCTTCTTGTTCACAACAAGACAGGAGACCTAAAGGCCATCGATAATGCCCTAGGGTTTCAATATCGAAACAACAACAAGATTGATGAATCTGTTCCAGATGAAGACTCTTTCTTCAACTATGTAGGCGATGGTTCTGGCTATAGAACAATCAATGAACTGTCTCCACTTCAAAGCCGTACTGCCCGCAATGACCAGGAGTTGGTTGCCAATGCTCACAAAACAATTGAGGACTGGAAACCTACACTTGAGAAGTGGTGGCCAACAGTTCGTGATGACGTTGTCAAGGAGTTTCAGAAGAGAATAGACATGGTCACTGACCCAGACCGCAAGAAGCACATTCACGACAACTTTATGGAGCGCGTTAATCACTTAGATAAGTTCGCTAGAGAAGGCATTGCAAACTTTGGTCTAGACTGGTATCATGAACCAGTTGCAATGCATCATCACCAGCTTAAAAATGACCAGGACTTTGTCGAAAGCTTCAAGAAATGGGCGGCTAGTCGCTAATGAAGATTCTAGTACAAGACCATTACGGTTTCAAGAAAATCTACGAAGGTAGCCCCATGGACGTGGAGCATGGATTGCTCCGCGATTTCCCTTGGCTTGATTATCTTAAAACCTGGAATCGTCCACATGCTCAGCGCTTACGTATGATGCTCGGAGTTTTGGGAAGAGCCCAGATTTATGAAGTAAAGGTGCTTGACAACTTGATGGCTGACGGAATCGAGTACGACTCTTCCCTGTATAAAGCCGTAGACCACAATGACATCGATTTCGGGAATTATCTTCCAGATACAGTTCGTGAGGGTAAGGACTACGACAAAGAGCATGTTGACACAACTAGGGAAACAACGCCACACACTACTCTTAAAGAGACCTACAAAAAACACGTAATAGATTCTCCCGAGAAGGTAAAACCTGACTTCAATGCACATAGAAATTTGGGTGGCATAACCCAAAAAGTTGTGTTTAGAGGAGTTCCTTCTCACTTACCAGAAGGTTCTGACTTCATGGTAAAGCCATATACAACCCCAGCTGCGGGCGAAGGGTACACAGAAGGCTGGCAGGAGATGACTTCACAAGCTCTCTATCATGCGGCGGGTTTAGGCGATTATCATCAGCGCGTACATGTTGAAAAGCATCCAATAAGCGTGGGTTTTAATAATCCAAAAGAAATTCCAGCGCTTGTTATTCATATGGAACCGGACCATGAAACAATGGACCAACGTCAGAGGCGCTATGATGTTAAGAAATCTCCAGACCACGAGACCTACAAGGCGGATGCCAAGAAGATGTTCTTGATGGACTTCTTAGCCAATCAAATGGATAGACACGAGGGTAATTTAATGTTTCATAGAGAAACGGGTAAGCCCCTTGTCATAGATAATGGCTATGGCTTTCATTATACGAGCCCGCGCTATAACCCCAAACCTATGTTCGAAGGAGGTCCATTAGATTGGCACGACCATTTTATAAATCACTCCAGTATTGGATATGGGAGAAATGTCTTTCATCACTTATCCCCAATCGATAATAAAGGTTATGACACTGGAGACTATGACGAGTTCTTTAGGCCAGCACTTGATTGGTGGAAAGAAAAGAGTCCAAAAATTCAGGCCGAGTTTGCAAATAGGCTTTTATTGATTCAGGACCCAGTACATAAAGAAAAACTTCGTGAAGGGTTCAATGCTCGCGCGGCTATGTTAGATAAGTGGGCTAAAGAAGGTCTAAAGCCAGAGCCCCGTCCAGAAGTAAAAACCGAAACTCCAAAGCCTCCCACGGAGCCATATCCCAAAACAGGACCCAATGCAGGTTAAAGTTTACTCTCTTTACAACAAAGAAACCCTTGTCTTCAATGGAAGCCTGGGAGAAGTCTACCATAAACTTCTCTACCAGTTCCCTTTCCTACATGAATGCAGAAGCTTGCCCGAAGCTGTTGAACGTCTAGACCGGACACAGGCATACTCTGCTGCCATTACCGACCAGACTCTTTTGAAAGAAGAAACCCATATGTCGTCCCATGTCATTGACGACATGCATGGTTTTGCCCCAGAACGCGAGCCAGCCTTTGAAGCTGCTCGTTTTCTATCGGGCTTGCACCTGGTTTCTCGGGATATAGCTAGGAGAGCCCTGTATGAGGAAGGCGAGATGAATAATGCTGCTTTGAAGGCGTATGGCCTGCCCATTACAGAAGACAATCTGAAGGCATTACAGGCGGTCATGGAGCTATCCACTTTAAAGAAAGGGGATTTGAATGTTTCAATTGATGGCTCTAAGATTCCAGAGGTAGTTGCTATAACGCAAGATGGTATAAAGACAAAGGAAAACATTGACAAAGCCTATAAGGCTGGTTTAGTGCTTCCTGTCAAGTTAGCTGGAAAGCATTCTTCAGGGTCTCTAATTGCAAGAGACGACCAAGATGGCAAAAGCTACCTACTCAAGCCAGGTTCTGACACGCAGAGTCCTGCTGCAGGGGTAAATGAAGAGACGGCCTCCCAAAGCGCAAGAGAAGCCGCATTTTATCATGTGGCAAAGTCCTGGAATTTAGACCAGTGGCTTCCAGAAGCAGAACTACTTTCAATCGATGGCAAACTGTTCTCGTGCCAGAGCCTGCTTCCATTTAGCTATGGAACACTGGAGCGCCGAACAAAGACGGACCCAGCACTTCCACAGCGTCTACTTAGAATTCCTCTAGCCTCAGGTGACCTTCACAAATGGGCAGCCATTGATGCCATATTAGGCAACGTGGACAGACACGGCCAGAACATTATGATTAATGGAGATGGTGACATTAAGCTAATTGACCATGGTTCTGCATTTGCTGGTGATAGCTTTGACCCAGCACATGACCAAAATTCTTTCGTGCCCTTTTACCTGCGGGCTTGGGCACCAACTGCATTCAACAAGCTTAATGAGTCTGAGAAGTCAAGGTACCTGCCGCGTGTGAATGAGAAGACAGGTAACTTACTCCGTGACTGGTTAGCTAACATCAGCGCAGACAATCTGAAGGAAACTTTACTGAGATACGGAATCAACCCTGAGCCCTCACTAAAGAGGCTTGCTAAGATTCGAAAAATGGCAGAGACAATGCCTGTGGATGAAGCCATCAACAGGTTCTGGGTTATCACCTAAGCCTTAGCGGCTACCTTGAATTTGACGGCTAGGTAAGCGCCTGCTGCATATCCAAGTACGAATCCTGGAGCTAACTTCCAGTCGTGTACAGAACCGATTACGCCAATTACCTCAGAGGTGGCGGCAACCATAGAGCATAGCGCTGTTAAACCGGCTTTCCCTCTTTCTGAGAAATGGATGAAGCCCACACACCCTGCCTCATACAGGGCTCCGCATATGAATACTAGCAATATAGTGGTAATTAGCACTACTATATTGTAGCATGAAACCCGGCATACGTCAAATTGACGTTAGTAGTAGTTTTTATTGGACTTTTCTACTAGCTCAAGGACTTCGGCTAGATACGGCCTGTCCTTCAAAACTCTCTGCAGGTAAGATGCGACCAGAAGATTTGTATTCTTGCGGTCAATATCAAAGCCCTTGCGTGAGTATTTTGCTAGACGTGCAACATTGTTGCTTCCGTGGAGGTCTGGCCGGTTCTGTACGTAGACCAGTTTCTTGTTCCAGTTGTCGATGAAGAAGTCCTTGTGAGAGCGCCCTTCCCAAGTTGAGGTACGTGGGTTGAAGTAAATTACTGCGCAGCAAACAGTGAAGTCAAAACCTCCATCTGCAATTTCGTCAACAGTACGAAACACCGCACGCTTTACGAACTGAACTGGAACAAGACCAGTTGCTCCGTAAGTAGCTGCGTTCCAGGTATCACACTCCTGAGTGTACGCATTTTCAATGCCTACGGTAGAAGACGAATCAAACGCCTTTACAAAGTCCTCGGCACTCTTGAACTTGGGTTCAGAAACAAGTTCACGAACCATAAACAGGTCAAGGTCAACAGGCTTTTCGTCGAAAAGCACAGAGCGTACAAAGCCTCCACCAATCGCTAGACCAGGATGGTCCTCTAGAAACCTAAAAATCTCGATTGGAATCTCGGTAACGACCTTGTTTACTTCTTCCTTGCTAAGAATTCTCATCATCTTCATCCTCCTCAAGTACTCCAGACCCATAACAGGTCATACATTCCTCTTCTTCGCCTTCGTATTCACCGCGTTCATCGCAGCTATCATATTCTACATAGCCTCGGCCACCACATTCTTGGCAACAATTATCGTCTTCTTCGTATCTCATGACGGATTTTCCTCCCAATCATCTCCAGGTGAAAATAATTCAGCATCATTACCTTCCCATTCCATTGTGAATCTAGAGCAAGATTCTTTGTGGCGTCCTTGGTGGTCTGGGTTTAGTTCACATAAGAAGGTGCAACTGTTATCTCCGTAATCATCGCCCAATTCTAGGCGAGCATTGCATTTTCCTTCTACATCTTTAGGTGCGCCGTACATCATTTCTCCTTTAAATTTGGTGGAGTCGCCGGGATTCGAACCCGGGTCTTGGAAGGGCCACGATAACGTCTACAAGCTTGTCCTGGTGCTGCCAGGCCAGTTTCGTTCTTTTTCTATATAACTGTCAGGTGGCCAGTAGAACAATTGGAGCCCTGAAGGCAGGTTACATACTCTTAGTGTGAATAACTCTGCAATCTCAAAAAGAGACCCGACTTTGTAGTTCATCTGGTCGGTACGGGTGTGGACCAGAGAACTTGGCTGTTTAGGCAGCCATTGCCATTTCAACGTTGTCGTTTACTTTGATGTTAAGTTTGAGGTACTTAAGCAAACCTTACTTGCAGTTATTTAGTTTTTCTCCCAATCGATACCAATTCAACCCCAAATCAATATAGCAGATTGTTATCCAGGTGGCAAGGAAAGTGTGCAAATAGCTTCTTTAAGCTCTGCATTATCCTTTTTGAAAGATTCCAGCGAAGTTTTGTACTTCTTGCACATTTTGCAGACCTGCATTTCCCGATGCTCTTCCCATTCATATGAAGAGGCTTCTCCCAGGACAACAATTGCTATAATGCCGCCTACGAGACCAAAAATTCCTGCCATAGCGCCATAAGCTATAAACATGCCCCCGAAGCCGCCATGCAATTGTCCAGGAAAAGCAATGATAGCAGGAGATGCTATCGCACTTACTATGGAAGCCAAACCAAGCCTTTTACCATTTCTAATCGTCATCCTTAATCTCCATTACGTGGACCGTTGAAACCCTGTACTTAGCCATAGTTTACTTCCAAGCCCTTAAGACCCAGCTTGTTGAGCTTTGTGACGCAGGCCAGCGCCTCCTCCATGGTTTCACGAGTAAATTGCATGTCCCTGAAACCAAAACCCATGCCACTGGAGTCACGGTCACCGACAGCCTTTTCGATTTGTTCGTCGTAGCCTTTGCCCCAGAACTTCGAAGGATACTGAACCTCAATCATGTATGCCATGTCCTCAAACTACCAATATTTTGTCCCAGAGTCAAGTTACAATCTTTAGCCTATGCAGATACCCCAGAATCAGATTTCATACAAGAAAGAAATTGGCCACTCAGATGGCGCAAAGGTCTTTGAAATTGGGACCATAGGTGGCCTCCACTTAATCATCATGGCCAAAGGCAGCGAGTACACAACTGCTGGAGCAGGCCCACATCGTGGAATAGCTCGTTTCATTGCCAAGAAGAAGCACCCAGGCATGCAGTTTACAGCCCTTGAGAAGTCTGAAGATGCTGACCCATCGACTTTCCAGGACTTGCTGCCCGCATATGAGGCACTAACCGACAAGTTCAATGCATAATCCGAAGCCGCACTTCAACAACACACACCTTCAGCACCCTCATAATCAAGCAGTTACGTTTGATTATGATGCTTTCGATAACCTTATCCGAAGCCAGGGCGTAGAAATGATTCATTATCGAGCCATGCGATGCCCAATTGGACTAATGGATAAGTTTGATGTGCGCAAGACCAAAGACTGTCACCTAGAATGTAGCCACGGGTTTCTATTTAACAAAGGTGGAGAAGTTACGTGCTTGTTCACCGGAAATTCAAAGCGTGAGAATGACCAGGATTATGGGTTTCTACAGGATGCCAATGCACAAGTTACAATTCCTGTACATTACGATGACTGTGAAGACAGAATCAACTTAGCACGCTATGACCGTTTTTACCTATGTGAAGAAAGCATTACAGTTCAGAATTGGGAACTTGTAGAAGCTCATGGAACTGGTTTAGACCGATTGTCATTTCCGGCAATAAAGGTAGTTGACCTAATTGACAACAGAGGCATTACTTACAATGAAGGCACAGAATTTGTCATTGAGAATGGTAAGATTCGTTGGACCTCTCAAAGTCAACCTGGGCAAGATATTACAACTGGCAAGGGTCGGGTATATACCGTTAGATACACATATCGCCCATTCTGGTACCTTAAAAGCTTCACCCATGAAATCCGTGTAGCTCAATCCAACTTTTTTGAAGGTGACCAGATGGCGCCAGCACGCCACGTAAGACAACTTCCATACTTCGTAAGCATGCAACGCGAGTATTTCTTCCAAACAGAAAATAAAGACCCTGAAGAAATTGACGTAAATGACGCTCGTACAATTACAACACCTCCATCAGGTGGCTTTGGGTCTCGCTAACAATCTTTATGTCAATGGATAGTAGTAGATATCAGTTCATTGCGGGCGTCCTCGGAACAGATGGAGCGCAGGCTCTGCAAAAGGCAGGGGAACTGCATCCAAACCTAGAAACTGCTATTCTACCCCGCTGCATAATCTCATGGATTAAGGTCTATGAAAGTGGTTACGATGGCTCAATCCCAGGTATTGAAGGCAGCGAACTTGTATTCAAGAAGTCTGAGAAGGGCTTTGATGGAAGAATAGTTTTTGGTGAGCATTCCTATAGTTTCAAAGAAGCCTCCGAGTACCATTTGGCGGCCTGTGTTGTTACAGCGCTAGGTTCAGAGGAAGAAGACATTTCAGATGCTGCAAAGAGCGTTGAGATTGCCAGACTAGGTAAATCCGTTGACTTACTTATCAAGGCATTTGCAGTTAGTAATTCTGGGTATTCAATTTCAGTTAGCCCACCAAGGATAAGCGTCAAAAAGAAGAAGAAAAAGAAGAAGCCACCTACTGACGGATATAGTTCGTCTAGCTATTTGATAGGAACTTCAAACCCTGCTCCAGCAGCACCAGCACCTTCTGCCCCTACAGGTGGCGTAAGCATGACCATGAGTGAAGGTCTTCCTAAGAAGATTGCCAAGATGGTTGTAGATAAGATTAAGAAGTCGGGTGAACATCAATCCGCTGATGCTAAACACAGCCTGCAATCAATACGTAAGGCTGCGCAGGACATGTCCAAGAAAGCAAAGGACACTGCAGCTGGTACAGGAGGGACTGCAAAGCCAACTGCTCCAGAACCCCCTGCTGCACCAACAGCTACGCAGTCTGCGACTATAAAGCCAATTGCTAATGTAACCCCTCAAGCTAGCAAAGGCACTTCAGCTAAGCCTAAGGCTACTACAATGAAACTTAGTGAAAAATTTGCCAATAGTTATAGCTGTGGAGAATGCGGAACGAAGCCATTCAAAGATAGTAGGTTTGTAGGCTGCATCTGTGTCAGAGACCTTTGCAAGAGCGTTAAGTCGATTCTAAGAGAACAGGCATTCACTTTGGACCTCAGCAAACTAGACCCTGAAGAAGCTATTACAGTTATGGAGTCGTTAAATGGACGAAAATAAACCTAAGGCCAAGTGGCTAGATAAGTATGACATTGCCGACCCAGAACACGTTAGTGACCTGGAAACCCAGAGCGCAATCCACGAGTTCAATCATAAGTTACCTCGTCATGAGGCCGAGAAGAAGGCCTATGACGACTACATACAAGAAAGAACGGAAGAGTCAGCTGCTCACCACTTAGCAGGTATGCGGGCTGCCCAAGGCGCAGGAGACATGGATGCTGCTCGTCAGCATGGCGCACTTTATCAGATGGCACTGAAGCAACTGGGCCACCCTGAAGTAGGAGAAGTACCTACTTCCATTACAAATAGACTCAAGCACCAGCCTCCAAAGCTTTATCGTTTCAAGGGCCACGATAGCGATAGCTTCCTTGCCGGTGGCAAAGAAGATAGAAAGGACAATGAGCCAACTATGGCTAAGTCCGTAGCTAAGGTCATTGTCGAGAAGCTACTTAAGGCTGCCGGTCCAGTACCGCCTTCAAAACCAGCTGGGGTTTCTATTGGAAATACACAATCTGGCAAACCCATAATGTCTCCATCCACTATGCCTAAGGATGCCATGCAGCATCGGGCTGCTGCCGTTGGTCATGTTGGAACTTTCAAGAATTTTACAAGCCAAGACCACCATGATGCATATATGGCACACATTAAAGCATCCAGAAACCCAAACCTGTCAAAACCATCTCAGATGTTCCATCAGAAATTAGCATCTGCTCACTATGAACAGCATCAATCTAAGATTGGGGATATATAATGAAAGCGACTATCAAAGAGTTAGGTGGCAGAGTAATCGAGTTTGAAGGAACTGCTTACGAGATTAGGGAAGCTCTTGGCTGGGGTTATACCTTACAGGCTCCATATGTGCCTGAACCGATTTCAATTCCCACACCATTCTTTCCTCCGTATCCTTATACGGACCCATACCCCTGGTACAATCCAAATACACCGTACACACCGCCTACCATTACCTTTACCGAAATTTTGGCTAACGATGGCCAGGCTCCAGTTTCATCTCACCAGGAAGCTTACACTACCAATGAGGCCCCTGTTTACCGAAAAGATTCGGTATCAAGATTCTACAAGAGTTGTTCTTAAGCTATAATATAACAGTGGAGACATCTACGAAAATGGAAACCCAAAGCTCGCATCAGTAACGCGGTTAGGCCGTATGACAAAAACAAAAGTCTGCCCAAAGTGCCAGAGAGGCTTCTTGGCTACGTTCGAATTCTTTGGAACTCGTGGACCCAAAGCAAAAAATACACTAAATGCATATTGTCGAGAGTGTCGTGCTCGTTCTTCAAGAGAACACCACAAGGAGTTAAAACTAAAAGCATTAGTACATTACAGTGGAAACAAAATTCCTTTTTGTCAGTGTTGTGGAGAAACGGGTTTAGAGTTTTTGACTTTCGACCATATAGATGGCAAAGGAAATATTCACAGAAACACCACCAAGTCTGTAAGAGACATGGCTTTTTGGCTAAGAAAAAACAAATATCCACAGGGATACCGAATTCTATGCATGAATTGCAACTCGGCTCTAGGATTCCACGGATACTGCCCACATCAGAAAAATCTCCTCTTTACCATTACTGCATAGTCAGAACAGACGTTTCTTTTGGGACCATTTGTGCCCAACTTATTCACGCAGCAGGAGCTTCCAATAACCTAGGCTCCAAACTTCCTGAAGACACTCATGCAGTAGCATTGATGGTGTCAAACGAAGATGACCTTAAAAAGGTTGAGAGTATGCTTTTAAGTGCTAGCATAGCTATGTCCGCTATCCGTGAGCCAGATAGGAATGACGAGCTTATGGCTATTGGCATTGCTCCATGTGACAGAGATTTAGTGCGTCCGTATGTTAGAAACCTTAGACTATTGAAAGGAAATGAATAATGGAAAAGAAAGAAATGAAAACTGAACTTAGAAAGCTGATTGCTACAGAGCACCAAAATGCCAAGGCACTTAAAGAGAAAGATGCAGAGTGGACCGCCTTATGCCGAGAATCTTCAAATCCTTACAGGGGAGCTAGGTATGATGCATATCGAGAGAAGTGGAAGCATCTGCCATATCGCTCAGGCTTCTATATGAGCGGCATTAATCCAGTTGCCTTTGGTGGCCCTGAGTTTGATTATATAACCGGCCTATACGCAGCCATTGCTTATTTGCGTGGCAAGCAGCACATTACTCGGGCACGCATTGCAGGGACTTTTGAAACCCAGTATCAGTTGTACGATGGTTCTACAAAGAAGACTCACGAGTACAAGGGAGATGGAGTCATGGTGACCGTAGGTGTGACCCCTGAAATGTACAAGGAGTTTTGTGAGAAGGTACTGGCAAAGGTATTTCCTTTGCCTCCTCCCCCAAAGCCAGTAGATAAGCCAGCTAGAGCCTTGTCATTGTTTGCTAGGGAGTTAGAAACTAAGGGCGTGGAAGGAATACCTTTCAAGTAATGGCAACCTGTAGAACTTGCAAGAAGCACTTTCATTCCTGTTGTAGTTGCGGTCTACGTGGCTACGAATGGCATTACTGCAATGATGCCTGCTACGAAAAGGCTGGGGCACCAGAATACTGCTATGATTGCGAGCAGCCTATTCCTGAGTGTTTTTGTCACGAGGATTCTCAGAAGGAGTAGGACACCCTTCGCCTATCCAAGCGAAGGTGCATTCAATGCACACTAGACCAGTTCCATGTGGTCCAAGTTCATGGTCGCACCTAAACCAGATAAAGTTCTTTAAAGCCCTCTTTGCTTGAAAATCAGGGTCTTTCAAAGAAGATATCTCCAGGTCTTCAAGTGCGGCTCCCACCAAATTTCTTCTCTTTGGTATGCGCCATCCAGAAAATTAATTGCTTCAAATTCCAAGTTTCTTATAAGTTCTGGGCTAACTACATATTGTCGATATTTATCCAAAACGGTTTGGAGGTCGAACAGTAAAAGCTGCGGAATGTAGGGTAGGTCAAAATTTACATAAACCGTGCCCATGTCATAGTGAATCAGCGGTTTAAGTGGCTTGATATCTACATAATCAGGAATGTGCATGTATTTTGGTTTTACATACATTAAAACACCTCTGCTGGAATCTTGAAGCTTGAGAAAAACTCGAAGATGCACTTCTCGCAAATGTCTGCGCGATGTGTGCAGTTGTCATCCGAAAAATGTGTGGATGAATAGCCAGGCTGATAACCTATTGTGGTTCCATAAAAATCTCCCCTGATTGATGAGTCTGCAATATCAAAGGCCTTCATGCACGAATCCCCGCATTTATTGCAGAGAATGTCTTCTACAACCTCAACTACTTGGGTTTCGGACTTTTTCTTTACCACGGCAATCTCTCCAGTCTTTTCTTTCTCACTATTCGTAGTCTCGAATGGTCTTTAGGACCGGGAATCTTGGGATTCCATCAGCAGTCAGGTTTTGATACTTTACTGTGGCCAATTTACCAATAAGCTCGCCCTTCCTAAGGAGGATTTCTTTGCGGTGTTCATCTGTCCCCATTGGGACGGCTCCAAATTCCTTACCGTTCTCAGCCTTGAGAATAACGATGGCCTGGCCAGCACGCTTGCCACGAGCCTCTTCCATACCTACAATCTCAAATTCCTCGTCAATGAATTCCTTAACCTTCTGCAGGTTATAGGAGCGCTTGTTTTCATACTTACTTGCTGCATTACGAAGCATGACGCCCTCGTAACCCTTTTTGGTAGTGGCATCGAAGTAGTCGTTCATGGCGTCTTCGTCCTCAAGACTGACTGTTTCAACTACAACAACTGGAGATTCCTTACCAGCAAAATTCTTCAGAACATTAAGGGCCTCCGCACGCTTTTCAAAGCTGGTATCAGCATTTACCTTAGGTAGGCCTCCATTGCATGAGGGGATGTCATAAACGTGATACTGGACTATTTCGTGGCCCTTCTCTGGGGCCTTTTTCTGTCCCACAAAATGTGAGATTTTTTCGAAGTCGTTCTTGTACTTGTGGTTGTAAAGCTCGCCATCCAAAATGATGTTTGAGCCAGCAAACTTCTTAGCTAAGTACTCATTGATGTGAGGTACACCAATAATGACTTTGCGGGTGCGGCTCCACAATGTGCATACTCCACCTTCAATGACTGCAATGCACCGAATTCCATCTAGCTTTGGCTGTGAATAGCAAGGCCACTGGATTTTGTCTGGGTGCTCAGTGTATTTGTGAGCGAGCATGGGGTTGATGCCACCTTCAATAACGGTTTCATCCACCTTGCCTTCTTCAGCATCTACAATCTGGGTGACGTAACCCTTCTTGACTTGTTTCTCCCACTTGCTGATAGACTCAAGACGAGCTTGCTCTGCGGGTGTAGTCTCATTGGCCTTGCCAAGGTTCTTGCCTTTTTCAATAACCTCTTCTGTTACCTGCATTTTCCCACCATGCTTGCCATGGGTGACAGTGATAACGTTCTTATTGTACTTGATGGCCCAGTACTGGATGCCGCCCTTTGAATTCTTCTTGAATAAGTCAGGCAACAGTGCGCTGTCTGGATGTTTTACGTCGCTCATCTATTTCTCCCACAGTCCATTTTGTGATTTCCAATTACGTGACATTCCTCGCAGGGCTCCCAGCCCTTCCTAATCTGCGTAGATGAGGTTTCGAGATTGTTGTAGCCAGTTAAATACTGAACAGGCGTGTCAAGGGGCTTTAAATCTATACGGTACTCGTGCCCCGGACGCTTGACCACAATTAGAAATGTCTTGTGTGTATTGAACTGCCTACAAACTTCTTCTGGAGACAGACCGTACTTAGGGTCCATGACATTGTTAAGTGTGTCAGAGCCCATGACCATGGTAACTCCTGGCCAACGTGCGGCTTTATCAACAAACAACGGGTCTCCTTTGCTAACCAGCACTGTATTGGTGGGTAGCTGAACTTTAAGATACGATATTCTGGTTAGAAGGTCAATGGGTTTAATGGGGGCCTTATGTGGTGGGTCAATTGTAATGTAAGGAATGACTTCACCAGCAAACCCAGCCTCAATGACACTTTCAGCCGTCCTTTTGTGACCTTCATGCGCAGGATTGAAAGACCCTGGATACAGCATAATATTGTCCTGAGCAGCCTTAACTTCTGGAGCAGGACAACGGCGTCCATCGAAAACGAATGTGGGCCTGTCCATGATGTGCTCCAGGAGTTCGGTGTCTTCAATCTTATCAGCCTTGAAGTCGCCGCCATTAACAATAAAATCAAGAAGCTCAAGACCAAGGTCATCGCAATCGTGATTTTCTCCAATTCTTGCGTAAAATCGGTCATCCACAGAGAGATTTGGGTCTTCTTCCTTTGGAAGAGTCAGAGACACAATGTAACATCCGTAGTCAGAAACTACGGCGGCATGGACTCTATTTTCTCCGCGTCTATGCTTGAATGCGGTCAATGCGCAGGCTATACCTAAGCCAATGCTCTTCTTGGGCTTGACTTTGAGGTCATATGCACAATCCATCTTTGCTCTAATGAAAGCTGAAATTGCAAGCTCAATTGCTGCATACTGGCTGCAGTAATTGCGTGGAGTATGGCCAATAAATCTGTCGAATGTGTGAGTGGAGTACAAAAGTTCTGCACCTACAAGGTAGGAACTTGCTCCAGGCACTAGGAGTGCGCTGCCCTGTAGGTCGGAGGCACCTCCTGCAGCTGCAATGTAGAGGTTTGTGTCACCTTTATCCCTTAGGTCCGAAAAGAACTTGTATGCACCGCCAGCTTTCATTTTAAGCGCCTTCCATGGATGTAGCTTCATCGAACAAATTCGTCTTCTTCGATTGGATGGTTTAAGTCTCTAGTATATGCTATCCCAGTCTGTGGGTCTACTTGAACTGCTTCAAACTTATTCTTTTTCCAGTCCAACCAGAATGCGGGTTCGTCCTCAGTAAAACAATACAGATAACAGAGGGTGCTGCCACCCCTGTGCTCTTTGTTATATCTACAGACTGGAGGCAGCTGTTTTACGGACTTCTTCAAGGCTGTACTCCTTCATGATTTTGCCGTTTTCAAAGACTGTCACAAGTTGAGATTCATTGTGGGGCTTGTTCTCAAGCACCTTGACAGTGTAATACTGTCCATCCATCTTTACCAAATCCAGGTAGCCTTTCTTGCTGGCCTTGGAAGGGTCGGTAGCGGGTGTCTTACAGACATCCCTGCGTTCTTCGTCCACAACCAGTTGACTGGTCTTGAAGGCAAAGCGCTGTGTGTCCCTATCAAGCTTCTGCAGAAGTCCTCCACCCATGCCAAAGGCAATATTGGAAGCGCTGTATCCAGCCCTTTCGAGATAGCCTAGAACATCTGCAATGTCCTTTTCTGTGTTATTACCATCGCCCTGAATCAGGCGGTAGCAATCAGGCAGAACCTTGTAGCCCTTTGTGTTAAGGGTCATACCAACCTTCTCTTCCAGAATCCTTAGAATATTAAAGTTGACAACCTGTGGGTCTCCACTGTCTGGACGAATGACCACAGTCTTCTTATGGAGTTTCAAAAACTCAACCATATTGGGGTCTCCCCAGATATTGGCTACCGCATTATAGATGTCGTAGCTGTCGGATACGCAAGCAATCAGGTTATGGCCCTTCGATGTACGAACCATGTTCTCGAATGCATCTCTTTCATGCTCTGGACCCCAGGAGATAACTGTGGAGTGTTCCATTGCGGGAATGGAATAGCCTGACATCTTGTGGTTGTTGTAGTAGGTGTTGGCATAGTGAACTCCTTCACAGGTATCGCTACCCATGAAGTTGAAAAGATGTGCGCAGCCCCCATAGCCAGCACTTTCTCGGCTGGACACTCCTCTTCCACCAAAGTCATGGAGCTTAAAATTAATTTCCGCGTCAGTGTTATCGGCGGTCTTATCCAAGAAAGACTTGATGACCTTTTTGCAGGCAAAGCTACGGGTTGCAACCGTGATAGGATACCAAAGGCGCATAAGCTTGGTCTCAAGCCAACCAGGCAGCCAGTACAGTTCAGGGTCTAGTGACTCCACAGTCATTAGCACATTGTTAATGGGCACTACAGTTCCTTCAGGAACCGCGCGAATTCGAACAGGCAGACGGCCCCCGCACTTGTCTACAATCTTCATCCAGCCATCCCTCGGGAATGGCTCGCCATGCTGTTCAAAGAACAGGCGGGCTTCATCAACATCAGCTTCAGTGACTACGGCACCAGCCAGGTCTCTCATAAGCAGAATCTGGAGGCCCCCAAACAGCGTGTAGTCGTACATGGAGCCAGCCCTGGCTTCCAGATACGCAACAGCTTTAGTTGTGCCAGGCGGCCACTGTAGGAAGTGTCCTGCCTTATAGCTATCTGTGTCAATAATCAGATTGTCCTTCATGGTAGCTCCTTCATTTGCCAGACACCGTTACAATTCATATATAGCCGCGTCTGAACTGCATCATTTAAAATCTTGTTATGGTCAAAGGCTAGAGGCATAGCTTTCCTTATCGTGGGTAAAGATAAAGGGAAGAAGCTTGCCTCCGCTGCATCATCACCAGCCACGATACCAAGGGCGCTTGATACAGTCAAATAATAACCAACTGAAATTGTGCGATGCCTAGGGTCTCTATTGAGTTCAGAGTAAACTCCAAAGAGCTTCATTTCAGATTCATGAATTCCCCAAACCCCAGTTTCCTCACCTAACTCTCTGACGGCGGCATGCTCTGTTGTTTCGCCTGTTGCAATGTCCACGAATCCACCAGGCAGTGCCCACATGTTTTTATATGGCTTATTCCGCCTTTTTACTAGTAGAACCTCGGGTTGTGAGCCTGGACCAGCTGTAAGCTTCAAACAAACAATATCTACGCTAAGTGCAGCCTTAGGCCATTCTTCTTGGTCAGTCATTTTTTGTCTCGTAAGGTTCGCAAATTTCCCAGGCATCAGCAATGCGTGCCGCAGCATCACTTAAGCAAGTAGATGCTTCTTTAAGAGAGGAGGAAAGCTTTACCCGTCCTTTGCTTAAATCTTGGGCGGCATCATCACTGATTTTATCTGCTAACACCTCTAGAAATTTCTGTAGCCCATCATACCGAAGCTCTGAGATACCAATAGCTAGTTCTGTTGGTGTAAGAGGAAAATGAATGTTGACTACTTTTGTATGTTTTTCTTCCATATTTATCCCTTGTGCTCGCAGCGGGACTCGAACCCGCGACCTTCTGAATCATCACTCCAGATGCTCTACCAACTGAGCGTATGCAAGCCCTTAGTTATCGGGGTCGTAATGACACCAAAGATAAGTCCAGTAAGCACCCAGTACACCAATCATATCAAAAATCGGGTCAGCTAGCCAGCGATTTAATGCAGGTTCGTCGTGCTTCACTCCGTAAGCAGCAAACAGTAGCATTTCTAAGGCCTCCCAAGCAAATGCGCTGACCAGCCCATATGTGATAACGTCTGAGAAACAGAGGTATTCTTTCTTGATGAAGTACAGGGAGCAAACAAACCACACAAATACATGGACTAAGCTCCACTTGTCTACAATGTAGTTTGAAATTAGGTAGTCCATTTACTTCACTTGCTGTGGCCTCTTTCTTCCATAAACTTCTTCCAGGCCCGATTCGACATGTAGTTTTCGTACACTGCAAACAAAATACTAAGCGGCCAAAACAAAACCACAAGCAGCATAACAACGGCCTCCTTCTTTGAGGTAGAAGGAAGAAAAAGGCTTTCCCGTGACAAGCCCAAGAAAAACACAAGTAAAGCTAGGTATGCGTATAGCAGGTAAGTCATCGTCTAATGTACTCCTTTACCAAGTTGCCGTCTTTGTTGACGTAAACAATTTTGCTAATGCCTGAGGCTATGATAACGTCCATACACTCCTTGCAAGGCCTAGAAATCAAGCCATTAGACCTTGCGACATAGACGGATGCACCCTCAAGGTCCGCATGGGGCCTTAGGGCTCTACGCTCTGCATGCTTCTGAAGTCTATTAACTTCTGCACTGATAATGGACCCACCTTTAACCACGACTGCTGCCATGCGTTTATTAGACTCATGGTACTTGCTCTTAAAAGAGAGCTTTCTAGCCATTCGGTAAAATCGGTCCATAGGTTTACTATGCCACAGAGTTAGAAAGAAGGAAAGCTCTTTAGAGCATTATAGCTCCTTGAGTCATCGAATCCCAGGCTCATGAAGGCGTGGGTCTTTCTTTCCAGGTCTTGCAGTGTACCTACATTTCCAATTTCTTCGTCAAAGAAATGGTGTGGAATTTGCCATTGCTCTGTTTCTGAGGAATGGCCTTGTATCCCAGCCTTCTGGGCAGCCTGTGATGCACTACCTGCCCGAATAACTCTGACAGTAGCTCCTCCCACAAACCTAACTGCAACTACTTCATTGCGGAAGCGACCATCTGTAATCACAACGTAATCGTAACCTGCTTGCTTGCCATCACGACACAAACCCTTGTCTCTGGTATATCCGAAGCCACCACCAAGTAATTGCCTTGAGTAGTAAAGTGCGTCATCTACCCACAGGTCTTTGTCGATTGACTCACGAACAAACTCGGTCCCCAGAGTCATGAGGACATATCTTGGGGTAATCAACTGAACTTCTGGAGCTTTGCTGGAAATATCTCCACGATGGACTACGTGTTTCCAGTACCAATTTTCAAGTTCCTTAACGGTTTCTCTGTGAAGGTTAGTCTTGTTTACGGGTTCAAGGATGCTATCCACCCAATCTGGTCCGTGAAGCTCCAATTTCTCATGGGTTGAGGAGATTGTGAATTCAGATGGGATGTTTCTTTCTTCCGAAGACCCCCACAGCTGCTCATCAGAGAACCCAAAGACCTTCTTTGCGAATCTTTTCATTGGGTCAGCTTGGCCAATTGTGATTCCGTTGTAGTTATCGGCAATAGTCTTGCCAATAGTATCCTTGCCAGAGCCAGCATCGCCTACCAGGAGAATGATTGGGTTTTTCATTATTCATATCCAAAGATGTCAACAATTTTCGAAACAACACTTGCGGCAACAAATGAATTACCAGGAATAGCACTGAGTGTAGACTGTTCCTCCAAGACTCGCAAGACCCTAAGATGTTGAACGAAGTCCTCTACAGGCAAAATAACCGCTTTTTCTCCATGGCATGAAAACCCCATGGCCATTAGCTTGTGGACGCGGCCTTCAGCAATTCTTTTGCCAATGATTCTATTGAATTGGTCGTCAGCATGACACATAGCAACCGCTGTGTAGATGCTTCCTTCCCATTCAATGGCTGCAATTACGGCCCTTAGTTTTCCGTTTTCCTTAAAAAAGGAATATCGGGTTTTAGGAAGCTCCTCAGGTACGTATTTTCTCCAATATCCAGGCATTATTGTAGCTCCGCATCAATGAGATTTGATTTGTTGTTATAACAGGCTCGGAGCATGTGAGCACACTCCCAGCCAACCTTTATACACTTTCCCATGGAAGCCCTTGATTCGTCAAGATGTTTCTGAACATAGAACAGCCTGGTACCTAGGCCGCAGATTGACAGAAATAGCAAAACAAATGCCAAGTTCTTAGTCATGGTCGTATGATTCTACCTCAAAACCATCTTTGGTTGCATTGACACTGGTATGGTCACCGAAAGCAACCTCCAGAACATCTTCTGGAAGAACCTTTCTGAGGTTTGCAACGGCCTTCTCTACGGGGCTCACGTCATCACGCCAGTCGCTGGCATAGCGATACCCAGTCTTGCCATCACCTCCATCATCGTCACCATCTCCTTCACCGTCAAATTCATCTGTCTCTAGGTTGTAGTAGAAGTCGCCTACACCAAATTCACAGACGTCCCCGTCATTGAAATAGGGCGTATACTGAGCCCAGTGAACTACTTTGACAGTTGGATTCGCTGCAAAAAACTCCGCAAATACTTCGCCAACGACTGCCTTTGCTTCTTTCTCTAAGCGAGCCTGGTAATCCTTCTTCATCTGCTCAATTTCCTTAACCTTATCTAGTGCGCCCATCTAATCATCCTCCAGTTCTTTAGTTTCTACTTTGTTGCCCTGCAAATCATACTTCGTTCGTTTACGAAGCCTTGCTCCTACTATATCATTGATTGGTAAATCTTTCAAGACATCTTGAAGAGTTGGTATAAATCCAAGGTCTTCTATTACATGGTCCTCACCCAAATCCCTTACAGAAACCTTCTTGCCTTCGCTATTGGTTATTGTGGTTCCAAATAGACGTTCAGCTAGCCAGATTCCATAGCTGTTGTGCAGAATTGTGCGATGCCTTACATCAGGCATATGGGCTTTCGTCTCGTCAAAGAAGTTGTGGACAGGAATGTAGTCCTCAGCAACTCCTCCGTACTTACGGGCACTGTTTTTGCAGTGTTGGAATGGTTTCATTTGGCTCCCTAGGTTGGATTCGAACCAACGTTCCAAGGAAACGGATTTAGTATCCGAACTTGGTCTTGTTCCGCTAGATGACCAGGGAAAATGACACCTACCCAGCAATATCCCTGGTGCCCTAGGATACCTGTCCCTTTACCCCAATCTGTCGCAGGTTGACGCGAACATAACCGTCGTTATGACTTCGACTGGGCTTTGCCTTCCACTTCTGGGCTTGCTTGGCAATATCTTAAACTACAAGTTCTGCGGTTACGGGCAGTGTAACTGCTGCTTCCGCATCTTTGGCCTGAGCCAATTTCTTAAGTTCGTATAGCCTCTTGGCTCGCATCTGCTTACCATACTTGGTCTTCAGATACTCTTGTACGGTCTTTGCAGAGCTTCCACTACGAAACATGATAATGGCTTCGCTTTCGCGAGCCTCTACAACCGCCTTCAATAGGCGACCTCCACCCTTACGGGTGCTAATTACTTCTTCGGCCATGTCTTCCTTTCTAAAGGTACCCAGTTTCGACACCAATGACCGGGTGGCATTGGGTTATATAAGACGGTGTAAGTGGGATAACCACTACTTATCGGCCTTGTGTCAATTTCTGTACAACTGCGGACAGAGTCGCTTGTGGCGGCAGCTTTGAGGTTCCCGGCTACGTCTATTCTCTTAGCTGCACTTACCAGCCGTTCTTGTACACGGCCACAAATTATTAGAACACCAGGGCGCCGATGACAACGCCAACCAGGACGTCGACAACGGTAGAAACCAGCACCAGCTTCACGAGGCCAGCGGTGGCAGGACGGCCATTCTTGTAGGCCTCAATTTCGTCAACGGGCATCACGTTTCGCAGTGCATTCACAATTCGGTCTCGCATGTGTTTTTCCTTTTTGTTTGAGTAGCGTTATTGCTACCTGTTTATAGACTACCTTATAATGAGTTCTTTGTCAACTAACAATTGCCAATTTTTGTGTAATGTCGACATGATGCATTAGAGCATTCCACGGACGAGTACATCTTGAAGCAAGGGCTTCCACAATAGCAGTCGTGAGGGAATTGGATTCTGATATCCACGGGAGGCGTAGGAGCAATCAGGATAGTTGGGGAAATTGCCATAATAGTTAGTTCTTCTTCAATCATTGGAACAACCATCCAGATACTTCGCTTAATTTCCGTGGGCACATCCTTCCAACGCCAACCTTGGCTGGGGTCAACATGAACAACCACCATTTGACTACCACTCACTTGAGTGTAGTATCCAAGAACAAAAGCCCTGCCAATGCCATGAATTGTCAACTCCAGTTCATCTGGAATTTTGCCCATTGAAATATCGCGGTTTTTGTAAATATCCAGCTTGACCCATTGCCCCGGATATTTTTCCGCAAACTCCTGAGCGGCAAGAGGTTTGGCTTCAATGGGCTTAGGAGCAATTGGTCCTTTGGTAAGGAAATTTGATGGAATAGCCATGCTGTGAATATAGCAAAAAAACCTACAGGCGGTCAACACAATCTTAGAGCTATGAATTTGTTTGTCTCAATCGATGGTGATGACATTGGAAGAGTAGTAGGACTAGCTACTTTGGAAGACGATGTAGAGAAAATCCGTAAGATTAACCAGGACATAAACCGAGGAAATGAAATCTGGAAGAGCTTTGCAGAGAATTGTGGGGGGTCGGTCATCGAGGCCGGTGGTGATGAGGTGCGGCTAGAAATACCTGCTTCCGCAATTGACCAAATTCCTAAGTTCAGAGAGCAGTATGCAACGGCTGTAGGCGCTACAGTTTCTGTAGGTGTGGGCCTAAAATTGTCTGAAAGCGCAAAAGCCTTGCTTGTTGCTAAGCTTCGTGGTAAAGACCGCATTATTTTCTGGTCCCCTGAATTTGACAAAGAAATTGAGTCTGCTAAGCAGAACCCTGAACCCAGTCAGAAGAAAATTGTGTCCGAGTATTTAGGTAAGGGCGCATATCGTTCAGAGCCCAGTAAGCAACAGCCCAAGATGAGCGGTGAACATTCTGAGGCCCAGAGCCTGTATCAGATGATTGATGAAAACCGGCCTCCTCCACAACCTGAGATGACTCACGCTGAAGCTGATGCTGAGAAGCACTTTCATAAGCTTGCTCAGGCTCAAGGTAAGCAGGACATGGATGAGCAAAGTAACAAAGCTAAAAACCATGATGACCTTCGCAACCAAGTAGCCCAAATTCTACAATCCGTAAAGCAGCAAGCCCCCATATTAGCTCAAATTAAACAGACTGCCCCAGATACCTATGGTTCCATTATGCGGCTTGTACAAGGTGTCATTGCTATGGCCCGTGAATTATCGGCTAGCACAGCCCGTGTGCCTGGGAATGATGGAGGCAGCGAAGACACAAACCCAAAAGTCAGTAAGTCCGAAGAGCCATTTGAGAAGATGGCTGTAAGTGATATACCTATTGGAAAGCGTGTGCGTTCTCCAGAAGGAACAGAGCACTTTGATTATTCTCATGTGCTTCCTAAGGAACTGAAGAACAAGGGCTACAAAGTCTATATTGCGCACGACGATGTTACCAATGATTTTGGAGGACATGTATTTGCAACAGTTCATCATGGTAAAGCTGAAGTAGGCCATATTTCAGGAGACTACCGCAAGGAAAATCGTAGTATTAGCCCTGGTATGAGTGAGATGGACCCAGAGTACCGAGGTAAGGGTCTTGGTACAGCCATGTATGAGGCATTGTTTGCTCATGGTAAAAATTTCTTAGAAGCTACTACGGTTGAAGGCGGTAGACATTCGACTGCTGCACATGCCGTCCATGAGAAACTTGCACAAAAACACGGTATGCAGTATCAGGCTGCACGAGAGCATTTTGGGCCTCAGAAGGATTTTGATAGTGCTTACAGTCCCTATAACTACCAGTTGAAGTCTGAGCTTGTGAAGATGGCGCTCAAGGATATTCCAATTGGTTTGAAGGTATCTGGTGCTCGTTCTGCTGGCGGAAACCCAAAGGCAATGTACGACTATTCCCACGTTCTTCCTGATAAGAAAAAATACAAAATGGTACTTCATGACACCCATATGGGTGCAACCAATATTTTACGAGCCAGACTCCACCATACTCCAAATGGAGAGAAGCCATCTCAAGACAATGATATTGGTTATGTATCGGGTAGAGTCCATAGCGACAACGATGGCAAGTACTTACATACAACTTTTTCTCAATTAGACCCTGAACACAGAGGCAAGGGCCTTGGGTTAGCTGCATATGAAGCTCTCATGGCTCATGCCAAGAATAAGCATCATGCTAACGAGGTCCAGGGAGATGACCATTCAACACTAGCCCACAAAGTTCATTCAAAGCTTGCGGCTAAGCATGGCATGGAATACGTGGCTGAAGCTCAGGAGCCTGCTCCAGGAGGAGGCCTTGATGACGATAATGACCCACGTTCATTTGATGAGGCCTTTGGTGCGTACAGATACACGCTCAAGGCTGAGATGGAGGGTCATTCAGAGCTAGACCCATCAGAAAATCCTGATGCCAAGCCTCCTGGAGTACTAGAAAAAGAAACAAAGTCTGCACACCGCAACCTCAATCTGCCAGTAGGAACAGAATTAAATGGGAAAATTAAAGTTGCGCATATTGATGGTAGTTCGTCATTTAAGCAAATGAGAGCCGGTAAAATCTTGAGCCAAGACCCTGCCATACACGCAACATCCTCAAGAGAGCCAGGGGCCAGGTAAATGGGATTTGTTTATTGTTTAGTTGACCCAAGAAATGCTCATATAAAATATGTTGGCAAAAGCATGGTATTAACGCCCAAAAACAGGCTATTAAAACACCTTCAAAATTCTAATCTTAAGCCCAATACACTCAAAAATAACTGGATTAAGAAACTTAAGAGTTTGGGATTGTCTCCAGCGATTGAGGTTATTGAAAATGGATTTGAAGAAGAAAATTCTTTAAATGAAGCTGAGATTTACTATATACGTCTATATAAAATTCTGGGACATAGAATTACAAATGGAACGAACGGCGGTGAAGGAATGCTTGGATATAAACATACCGAATCAGGTAAGGCAAAAATAGGTGCTGCTAATAAAGGACGAATTTGGACAGAAGAATCCAAATTGAAGTCCTCCAAGTCCCATAGAGGATTTGTTGCTTCTGAAGCACAAAAAGAAAAATTCAAAAAATCCATAAGAAAACCCGAATCCAGAAGGGAACGGTCTGCAATTATGGGAGGGAGACCGTTTGTAGATGAATCTGGGCATGTTTATGGGTGCCTAGGGGAAGCTCAAGAAAAATTGGGTGTAGACTCTTCACACCTTAGCAAGGTTTTATGGGGTCTGTTGCGAAGGTGCAAGGGCCATACTTTTAGGTACATAGACGAGGAGGCACGATAATGAGATTCAAAGTATTTACATGGGATAGATTAGCAATTTACGGGGGCATGGTATTGGCTACAACTCTAGCTTCTATCAAGGCCTTTACTTTCAATGCAGCACTTCCATTTATTGCATCTGCATTACTTGTGGTAGTTCCTCTTTGCATGGCCGCTATTGCTGGAATCCTATTTTATCTACGATGGAAGTGGGCCAGCAAGATTTCCTTTACAACCATTGAAGGCGTCATGGTTATGGACGGAGGTCATGGCGAACACAATGGTGACATCTGCGATGCAATTGCTAGAACTAGGGGATTTTGGATTGCTAAGTTTCCAGATAAAGCAGATGACATTAAGAAGTATTTTGAAGGAAGCTCGCTAACCTTTGTCGATGCAGAATTCGTAGAATATCAGGCTCCCTCAACTACAGGCTGGTCTACCCAGAAAGCCGTTGGTCTTACACAGGGACAAATGGTGACAGTGACTTGGCGCAAATCAGACCCGTGGTCGCGTGTAGAAGCTCTGATTGAGCATGAATTCAGCCACGTAGCCCTTAATGGCGCAAACTATGTCGATGACCATCACAAAAAGATGACCGAAGTAAAGTTCGGCATGAAATAAGTGTTCCTAGTTAATGTCGATACTTCAGACCTGAACTTTCTGAAGGAGCTTGAGAAGACTCTGAATGATGCTGCTAAGCAAGTAAACAGAGACCTAGCTCAAATGACCTATGGCAAAGCCGTAGAGCTTGCCAGCGAACGCCTACATTCTAGGCGGCAAATGTTTATTGATGGCCTGTCTACTTATGAGGAAGATGGAGTCTGGGTATTGCACTTAGATGCATCAGTAGGCTGGATAGAAGATGGTATGCCTGAGCACAACATGCTCGACGACCTACTTTCCTCACCAAAAGCCAAGACAGCTGCCGATGGCTCAACCTATGTAACCATACCCTTCCATCATGGACCAGGCAAGGGCAAAGGAAGCACGACTCAGGCCCAACAAGACCTCATCTCTACTCTCAAAACCGAGATGAAGAAAAAGAATATACCTTGGGCAAAAATTGAGAAGGATGAAAACGGCAAACCCAAGCTAGGCAAGCTCCATAGCTTCGATGTAATGAATGCGCCCATCAAGTCCCATCATGGCCCTGGCCAGGGCAGAGGACCCATTGGAGATGTCCGACAGGGGCCTAATGCACGCCAGGCAGCTGGTGGAGGCCCAGGAGGTGGCGGCACGCCATTTCTACAGGGTGTAGGTGTATATCAGAAAGAGAAGGGCGGGAAAGTTCAAAAGTCAATCATGACCTTCAGAATTGCCTCTTCTAAGCACCGGGGACAAGACCGCTGGCAGCATCCCGGCATCGAAGGTACGAATATCCTTGCAGATTCTGTTAAATGGGCTCAAGAACAGATTGAAGAAAAAATTGCACCGCGTCTAATGGATAAAATTGACGCGATAATCGGGTAATTTATTTTATTGTGCCTTTTAATAGGCCATTGACTGTAGCCACTACGTCAACAAGGTCTAGGGCGCTAACCTTGTCATCCTCGTGTTTGGCATTGAATTCAATCGCAGACTGCTTCAATACGTCAATAATTTTACTTGCGCTGTCTCTTATCCAGGCAGTGCGATAATTGACGACTGATTCTCCAGCCTCAAGCTTCTTCCTAATTTCCTCGCGTCTAGCCAACCCATTCTTCAGCTTGTTTGCATTGTCATTAAGCATACATCCGAAGACTTTCTTGATGAAGAGTATCTGTTCTTCTGGTTCCATATTCAGAAGATTCGTATCGGCAACAACACCAATCTTGGTGTAGAGATATGATTACCAGTAGCTTCTTCCGCAAGGGCGTCACAAGACTACTTGCGGGCCTAAATATTATTCTGAACCCCGCTACTGGGCGTGGTGAGGTGGAGGTTAACTCTACAGGTGGAGGTGGTGGAGGAGCAGTAGACCAGGTAATTGATGGAACTAATACGACCGTCAGCCCTCCAACTGGCATTGGAATAGTTTCAATAGATGCAGACCCAGCCTCTAATGCTAATTCTGGTGTTGTGCCCATGCTTACTGCAACAGACGGTGCAGTTCCTGTAGACACAGGACTAGGTAGCTTGGTAAATCGCAGATTAACTCAGGACGACATTGACCCTGCCTTTGCAATCACATCTTTTGCACGTAGCGGTTACTCTTCTCCTAAGGAGCTTGGGGACTCTATTGTAGACCCACGATATACAGCCAGCTATAACGCAACCTTAACTACTCCGCTCAATCTATTGGACGGAACCAATACTGACCCAATCAATCTTGCCGCCAGCACTTCCTTTGGCTACAACAACTTCAATGGTTCAGGCCTTCCTGCCCGTTCATATGTTAGCTCCACAATTAATGGAACTGTTACACATACATTGAGTGCCAAGAAGTCTCCTTCTGGACCAATTAAAACTGCTGCAATAGTTGACCAATGGCAGCCACGAGTTTTCTACGGAATCACAACTGTTCCAGGTGCATACGATGAAGCCTTCATTGAAGGCCTAGTTTCAAGTCGTCTTCAGTCTGGAAGAGGTGGAGTCTATGTATTTGCGGCTGGTACACCCACTACCAAAATCTATATTTGCTATCCGACTGCCTTTGGTTCCCCTGCCAGCATTAAGGACCAGAACGGCTTCGATTTCCCTATGACTGCAGTCGCGACGGGAGTAGCAGTTACAAATGCGTTTGCGGTGCTTGTAGCAGGAGGTTACACAGTGCTTGAGTCTGACAACTTTATTACGGCGGCGTTCACGCTGACAGTGACCTAATGGCTGATATTTTCGTCGGTGGAACATTCAGACCAGGTGGACCCTTTCCTTTTACAGAGGATACGGACAATAAGGGCGGCCTACATGTAGTTGCTGACGTAACTGCACGCGATGCCATTATTACATCCCGTAAAAAGGTTGGCATGTTCGCGGTCACACAGACTGACAACAAGCTTTGGCAACTGACTGCACTTCCAAATACTTGGACTGAGTTTACGGGAGGCGGGGGCTCATCGGTAGCAACCTGGGCAACTACGCGATTCTTTGCTGTAGACTTTGACAATGGAAATGATGCAAATGCAGGATTTTCTGACACTTCTCTTGCTTTAGCTGGAGCCGTAGCGAAAAAGACTTGGTTGGGCTTTCTAGCCATTCTTCCAACCTTTGGTAACAATAAACAGTTTGAAGTGGCAGTTAGAACACGAGCGGCTGGTGCAAGCTACGGAGAATCTCTAGATATCACTGGGCGCTTTGGATATGCAAGACACATAATTCGAGGAACCGATACCATTGCTACAGCAAGCTGCACTGCATTTGCGGGTGATGCTAATGATGAAATAGCAGCAGGAGGCATAGTAGCTGCCGGTACAAATACTGCTGGTTATAAATTTACCAAAATCTCTACTCCGGTCTTAGGAGCGACAAATACGAATCCAGTAGAAATAGAGCATGATGGCTCTCAGACATTTGTGGCTGGTGAAAAAATATTTATTTCAGGTACCGAAGATGGGTTTGATGGTGGTCTATCTCATATTAGGCAAGTATGGACTATTCAATCTATAAATGATGCTACTCATTTTACATTAACAAGGTCCAATGCAGCTACCTTTAGACCCTGGACAGTGGGCGGTAATATAGAAAGAATAAAAGTTGTTAAAGCTGATGATTCTGCTCCAGTATTGACTGCAGAAGTAGCATTATTGGGAAAGCGTGTACGAGGTGATTCAGCAACTACAACTGTTGCAAACAGGAACCTTACTAGAACCATTTTGGCCAATAGTACAAATACCATAGTTTTGGATTTGGACCCAGCAGCTATTGACCCCGCTGATATCTGGTATATAGAGGAACCAGGAGTTGCCTTTACCAGCGTTACCGTAGGTACAGGAGAGGCATCCACTCTACATAACACAAATAATAATTCACTAATAATTGCGGGCATTCGCTCTTTAGGGGCTGTTACTGCTACAGATGCTCCAATAGGATTGTTCTTTTCTTTTTGTGAAGGCACTTCATTTACCATAAACCACATAGGGTCTATAAGAGCTTTAAATTCATATCAGGGTATTTCTGGAGTCTCTAGAACAACAGGTATAGGTTTTAGGTCTAGCAGCGGGACAACTGTTTCAGATTGTTTATTTACTAGTTTAAGCAGCTTTTACAATACCGGGGGATTAGTAGCTTTAAATAGACTTATAAGCTACGCAATTATTGGCCCTGGCTACATTGGTGCTGGATTAAATATTAACAGCTGTGGAACTGCAGGAACATCCGAGGGATTAGCTGCTCAACAAACGAAATCTCCAAATATTGGGTCATCTCCAGATACTGCAACGAGAAAACCAATAAGAATCGTTAGAGCTAATACATCTGATTCTGTCATTTGGACAACTAGTCATGGATACGTGGCCAATGTACAGTTTGAAAATGGTGGAAGCTTTAGGTCGGCAATAACCATTGCGGGCTTAGGTAGCACCATGATGTTAGAAATGATTGGAGACCAAAGAAACAGCCCCCTAGTTGGATTAAGAATTCAAAGAGGTGGGGCTGGAGTCATTAACTTCAGAAATAAGACAGTCGAATTTCAGGCACCTAATGGCGGTGCCGATGCAGAAATTTGGATTGAACAAAAAAATTCTGGAACTGTAATCGACGGAAGCACGGGATATCAACACTATTCTACTGACTTTGATTTAGCTGCATTTAGAGACCCAAATGGTTTGCTAATTTATCAAACAAGTACAGGCTCTGAAATTGCGAGTACCGGATTTTTTCTTTCAGAAAATCTATGGGGAGTTTCTTTGGAAACCCCATCTTTCTATAGAAATGATTCTACTATTACGGTTCCATTGCTGTTTTCCTTAATAAGGCTATCCACAACTATTACTGGCTTTCCCATTGACGACAATAACATGACAATTCCTGCTCAAGCAGATAGCTATGCAAATGCCGCTGGAATTGTAGGAGTTTGTCTTACAACTCAAATAAATGGAGACTTAATTCCAGCTGTAGGGTCTGGAGCATGCTGGATTGTGACCGATACCTTAGCTACAAAGGGCGACATGATGTATTTGTCTACAGTCAATGCTGGTCAGGCAATGAATACGATTCCTACATTATCAGGAACCAATCAAAAGCTTAGACTTGGGTTCGCTCAAAAGGTCGTAAGTCACCAGGGAAGAGACTATGCCCTTATCAATCTTTCTCAGATGGAGCTAATTCCAGTAGATGCGGACGGAGAACCATAATGGCTGAGATTACTCAAGCTCAAAAAGCAAAGATACAGGGCGCAGTTCAAAGCGCTTCCTGGCCAGTTGCCGATTTTCGTTATTACGCTGTTGACTACGATGCAGGTAGCGATACCAACCTAGGTTACTCAGATGTTGATGTGCCTACTGCTGGAGCGGTTGCTAAGAAAACCTGGGAGGGTTTACAGGCAATTTTGCCGCAAGCGGGTGCAGGACGTCAGGTTGAGATTATTGTCAAAGCTCGCGCAGCTGGTGCTGTGTACCGTAACGCTGCTGATACAGAAGACGCAATGCTTGATATTCGTGGTTTTAATAACTATGTTCGTATCCTCATCAGAGGCACAAAGACTGTTGCTTCGGCGGGGTCTGTGGCCTTTGCTGGCGATGTAAATGACGAGATTTGCATGGGCCATCAGCCTGGCACAGGCTCAAATGTAGCTGGCTACAAAATTACGAAGGCAACTGCTGCCATTGTTGGTGCGACTAACGCAACTCCTGTTGTTGTTGAACATGACGGAGTTCTTACGTTCGTAGCTGGTGAAAGAATTGTTATATCAGGAGCAAAGGATGCAGCCTCTACAGCTGGGGATGCTAATGCCTACATCAATGCTAACGTCTGGACAGTTTTAGCTGCAGTTGATGGCACACATATTTCTCTGACCAATTCAGACGCAATTACATTCCCCTCTTTGACTGCATGCGGTGGAACTATAACAAGATATAAGGTTACGAATGCAGATTCAAGCCCTGCCACGTTACCATCTGAATCATTCACTTCTCTGGGGTGGCGTATTCGTGGAGATGTAGCCACGGTTACGGTTGCAAACAGAAACAAGACATCTTCACTATACGCTAATGGCGTAGATACCCTTGTCCCAGTTCCTGATGGAGGTGTGTTTATTTCTGCAGCTGGAGACATCTGGTACCTAGAGGAACCAGGCGTTCTATTTGGCTCCGTTCAGCTGGGCAATAGCGTAACTGGTGCAGGCTTAGGTGTGCTTACTGGCATACAAATGGGTGGCATTAGCGCATCTAGCATTGAGGCAAATGGTGTATTGGGCTCAGTCTCATTAATTGGATGTAGAGATACTGGTGGGGGTACAGCATTTGCGAACATATTTTCGGCAAATGCGTCCCAGACGTGGAGAAATAAGCCAGGGGTGAATATTTCGGTTGGTGGATTTCTTAGTGGCGGTTTCTTGTCAGCTAATCGTGTGCGCCTATTGAACTTACAGGGTGTTGTTTTCGGAGAAGAGTGCGACTTTGTACAGTGTGACACATATGCCTTTTCTCCAGCTGTATGCAGCACAGAACACGCACTCCTTTCCCTTGTTAACTGCGGTGACTCCAACTCTATCTTTTCAAAGTGTAGGTTTACGCGCACAATCAATGTGAGTGCATCTAATGGCGCTCTTGATGTTTGTCAGTTTGAAGGACCAGTTCCTGCCATAATTATCAACGGAAGAAACCAAGCTTGGTTCTTCAACAAAATCAACGACCAAAGGCCTTCTACAACAGAAGCCTCTACTACACGAGCGGGCATTCGAATTACTGGTAATGACAACGTACTTAATTTCGGTAAGCGTGGCGTCTACTTCCGTGGAGGAACTAATTTAGGTAGCTTAGGTACACCTGGCCAAATTGCTATGGGGAATTCTGGAGCCCTAACCATTGGATTTCGTTCTGTAGATTTGTTCCTTGCTGATGCTCGTGACCTAAATGGCAATCGAGTTTCTATACTGACTTCTGATACAAATACCCTAAGCACCCCCAGAATAAGCCAAGGAGTTACTACAGATGGCCCTGCCTTGTTCAGAAATAATGGCGTAGCAGCTGTGCCTCGCTACTCAATCGTAAAGGCCACAGGAACTGGTATTGTTGAAGACGTAGGGCTTGCAAGAGCAGATACAGTTGCTAATGCATTGGGAAACCTAATGGTAGCGATGAGCCACGCCTCTACGACAGCCTTGGGTTACATAGTAGCCGTTGGTTCAGGCTACGTCTGGGTAATTTCAGACGATGTCCCTGTAATTGGCGATATGATGTATTTATCTACCGCAACTGCAGGCAATGCTCAAAAGACAATTCCTGTGGTTTCAGGAACGAATCAAAAGCGAAGGTTAGGTCAGGCAATACGAGTCGATACAACAACAGGTTCAAACATGGTGCTCTTACGTTGGGCTCCAGAAATACTATCCGCTGATGCAGACGGGAATCCATAACCATGGCCGAGCTAACTAGACTAGAAATAAATAAGGTTCGTGGAGCAAATTGGCCCACAACTACCGTTCGTAGATTTGCTGTCGATTATGACAGCGGTAACGATGCAAACCTAGGTTACTCTGACGTAGACCTAGCTACTGCGGGAGCCGTAGCAAAGAAAACTTGGGAAGGTCTATTAGATATATTGCCCAAAGAAGGTAATGGCCGCATGTTTGAGGTAGCCATTAAGCAACGCGCTGGTGGTGTAGCATATAGAAATGCAGCAAATACAGCTGATGCCGTCCTTGATTACACGGACTTTTCTGGATATTCCCGCTGGGGTATCAGAGGTACTGTCACAGACACTACAGCTAGCTCCGTAGCATTTGCTGGTGATGCTAATGACCACATTATGATGGGGTTTAGGCGTTCAACTGGTACAAATACAGCTGGCTATAGAATCACTAAAGAGACCGCAACCATTGTAGGCGCTACAAATGCGGCACCCGTAGAAGTTGAGCATGATGGAACTGTAACGTTTACTTCTGGTCAGGCAGTTCAAATATCGGGGGCATTAGATGCCTTAGGTCTGTTTTGCTACATCAACACCACTTGGACTATCACTGTAATAGACTCAACTCACTTTGAGTTAGACGGGACTAACACAAGTTCTGATGGTACAGCCTTTCCCGACATGTCAGCTTGTGGTGGGACTGTAACTATTTGGAAGGTCGTAAAAGCAGACGGCTCAGCGGCAGCAATTCCTACTGAAACTACATCCTTTGGATGGCGTTGGAGAGGGGATATTGCAAACACAACTGTTGCAAATAGAAATACTGTGTTTCTTCCACAAAAACTAACAACTAGCACAATTGTACCTGGTCCATCTATTGTGGACCCTACAAATGACTTCTGGTACATAGAGGAGCCTGGTGTTGGATTTAGCAACGTAGTCGTATCTACCTCTATTAATGAGGCAGCCAATCCATTAAATTTAGGTCAGGTTGGTGGAATAAGGGTAACTGCATCTGGAACCCAGCTATTCAACTTTTTGGGAGTAGGACAGGTTACTTCTATTGTGGGATGTCAGGGCAGAAGCCCTCGATGGCAGAGATGCGCGGCACTACAAGTTTCTCCTACTTGGATAACCATAGATACATCACCCGTTGCTCGTTCTATTGGTATAGGATACAAAAACCTAGGAGGAAGCCTCCTTCTTACTGACTTAGAAAATTTTACAGCAACATCCTTCGTTTCTGCGCAGCATACTGTGCTTGAAGACGTTAGAAATATTACGTTTTTAGATTCCATTTTAAGTACCATTTCATTCTTTACAATTAAAAGACCTCTGTTTTTAACCGTAAGCAACTCTAGATTCCGAAATCAAATTAGCGTTGACTTGGGATTTACAGCAAGAATCCCAATCTCCATAGAGCTAAATGACTCTTTTATGGATGGAGGCAACTCCGAAGCGATTAGGGCATACTGTGACAACGGTAAATTTTTGCTCCATAATTTTCATGATACTAGGTCTTTTTCACAAACCGGATTTTATATAGTGGGAAGGAACAATATAGTTAATCTTTCTGCCTTTGGTCCACCTAGCACATATCTCAGGGGAGATAGCACTAGTTTTGTTGGAGGCGGGGGGGTAGTTGTTGATAATAACGGTTCAGCGACCCCATCGTGGAATACCTTTGATTCTCTTTATGGAGAAATTCGTGATGAAGCAAATAACGTATTTTATCCAACAGCTGAAGAAAACTTCAATACTTCTTCCACATATGTAGTAGCGATTCCTACACCAAACATTTACTTTAATGACACAACTGCGCCCTTCATAGAGAGATTTCAGATAGCAAGGGCTACTGGAACTGGAGCCTTTCAACCGCGCATTGTTGATTGTGCTTTGGCTGATGCTTCTACTGCTGCAAATGCATCGGGAACTTTGGTTTTGGCTACTAGCCGATGCGATGACGGAACAGTTAATGGTGAATTAAGTGCTGGATTCAGAGGCCAGACAGAGGGTGTTCAATGGGTTAGAAGTGACGACTTACCTGCTGCCACAGGAGACATAGTTTACCTATCGACTTCTACACCTGGAAATGCTCAGGTTGCAGTTCCAACTTTGTCTGGAACAAACCAAAAGCGAAGGTTAGGTCACGCAATGACCTGGAGAACAACAGGTGGAGTCAATTACATTTTAACGAGCTTTGAACCAGAAATGCTCTCTGTTCCCGCTGACAATCTTCCATAAGGAAATCACATGTACCAAATCACAGCCAATCATAAATTGCAAGTTACTCGTCGGGTTTATGACGAAACCCAAGAAATCGTCGTTTTCCACGTTTACATCGTAAATGAAAACACGCATTGGGAAGGCACCGACTACGTCGAACTTAGAAACGGAGTGTCAAAGGCGCTCCGAATTAAGGAAGACTATGCTCAAGGGCGTACTCCTGATGCTGCCGTAGTAGAAGCTTATGACACGGAAAACCTAACTTACTTCGATAGCGCACAAACAACTTTGGGCACTGGCTCAGAGCCCTCGGACACAGTCGCTGAAGAGTATTTGGTTACTGTAGGTGTTTTACCTCCAGTGTATGTAGAAGAAATCGAAGAATAAAGGTCTAAGTAACAATCTTCAGTTTAGGAAATAAGGAAACATAATGGCACTACCTACATTGGCCAAAACCTGGCAATTTGACGTAAATCAAACTATTACCGGCGTTGACGCAAGCATCTTAACTCGTGGAGCTATTTTAGCTCTAAAAAACAGTTTAAAGGGCTTTGCTCTTTCTCCTTGGACGGTCCAGGATTCAGGCAATACTACCGCTTCAGGCGGTGATACCTGGTCAACGATAGCCGACCTTGTTCCAGGTTCAGGTGGGTCAGGTTCTTGGATTCAGCTACGACAAACAGGAATTGCTGCAGCCTTTGAAATTGTTATTGGTATGGACAATACCACAGCCCTAGATACGCGAGCTTATATCCTGGCCTCTTATACGGGCTTTTCGGGAGGAACCGCCTCTACACGTCCAACAGCTACAGATGAATTTGCATTAGGAGCAATACATCAGGCTTTCCCAAATCAATGCTTTAACTGGTTCTCGACAATAGCTGTTCAGCATCGTCTTCATGTTTGGCAAGCAACTGATGGTTCAGCAACGTATTGGCAATACTATCAGGCCGATGTTGCTGAGCACGGTGGAGCCATCATGCTCCCACTCTTGCCTACAGGTGGTTGGACAAATCCGCATATTGCTGCTGTTCGTTATGATGCAGGACTAGGAAACTTGATATCTAGCAGTGAAGTCTATGCGCATGTAAGCAATCTCCGTCAAAATGGGGCATGCACTACGGAAGCCCGAATTTTTGGTGGCCCACTTCTTTATACTGATACAGGTGGACAATTAAGCACACTAGACAATTCGTATATATTGTCTCCAGTTGGATTTCAAATTCTAGCTGGTGGCGGCAACTCTGAGCATGGGCGTTTTGGTAGCTTTGTAGATGCGTGGGTAACTTCTCAGACTTTGGGTGATGTAACGACATTTCCTAATAATGCCACTAGACAGTTTGTCATGTTGAAGGGCAGTTCCTGCAACATGGTCCTGCCTTGGAATGGCTCCATTATAGAGACCGCTTAATGGCTGAAGCAGATGGTTCAGTAGCGTTTTCTCCCGCAGACTTACAATATAGCTCTGCCAGCACTCCAGCAGAACATGCTGCTGCTGAGGCATTTAAACCATCAGACCTACAATACAATTCACTAAGAACAAATCCGGCCCATTTTGCAGATGAAGCCTTTGAGCCTGGAGATATGCAATATAATTCACAAAGAACCAATCCTGGGCAGTTAGGAGAAGATGCATTTGACCAATCTGTTATGGGGGCTAATTCACGAAGAGCCGCCGACCCCAGAGGTTCAGAGGTTACCTTCTTTACTATAGAAGGAAGCCCTGTTGGCAATGACCCCAAGCGTTTCAATAAAGGTATGGAGAAGGTTTAATGATAATCAGAAAAGACACTGCAATCCGCCTTCCCGTAAGATGTATCGACGTTGCAGGCAGTGGTGTAGCTGGTCTTGTGCCTACCGATTTCAATGATGGTACAACTCAAGGTAATGTAACCGTTGTAAAAGGCAATGGAACTCTTGCAACCATTATTCTTGTAGCTGGCGTAAACTTCTTTGAAATTTCTTCATCTGCGGCTCCAGGACTGTATCACGTACTAGTGCCTTTAACTGCTACCAACGTAGTTGGGACTCTTCAATTGAGTGCGATGCCAGACGGAGGCCAATTCTTGCCTACTGTCATTACAGGCCAAGTTGAAACTCTTAGCGTTGACTCAGACCTAGTCAGAAAGATTTCTACTAATAAGTGGCAAATCTTTACTTCAGGCCCTGATGCCAATCGCCTAGTTGTTTTTGACGATGACGATATTACACCCCTAGTTAAGTTCGACCTTAAAGACGCTGCAGGCTCAGCTACTACAACAAATCCATTTACTAGAATTCCTGTATAAGCCATGAGGATTGTGTTCACCGCTAGCAATAGCTGGTTATCACGAACCATACGCTTTATAACCAGGTCCAAGGTCAGTCACGTAGCCTTTGTCTATTACGACAAGGCCTTCAAGAAGGAAATGGTATTGGAAGCTATCAGTACAGGCTTTCATATTAGGACTTTAGAGCGCATGTTAGAAGACTGCGTCATAGTTGAGTCATTCGACCTTCCTCAAGAGGAAGAGGTGCTTGTGGTGCTTTCCAGTTGGCTAGATACACCGTATGACTATGGGGGGCTATTGGGACAAGCATTTGTTCAAATTGCCAGAATATTCAGGCGGCGTATACGTAACCCATTTGCCAGCAAGAAGGCATTCTTTTGTTCCGAAATAGCCGTCAGCTTATTGCAAGCCATTAAGTATCCAGGAAGCGAGATACTAATTCCTGAAAACACTGACCCACAATCTTTATTACGGTTCCTAAATGCTAGAAACTCCAGCCCCAAGCAGTAACTCAGAGATACTCGGAATACACCAATCCGACATCCTGATTCGGACGGCTTTGCTCACGGGCATTGCCAGTCTTCGGGAGTCTCCATGGCTACTAAACCAGGTGTTTGCATCATTGCCTCAAGACACATTGACTGCATCTGCTTACGGTGAACAGGAAGTCAAGAGAGCTAAGGAATGGTTTCTGTCCACAGACATTCCTGTGTTCATGGATTATCGTCCAGGCGAATCCAAGCTCCCATGCATTTCAATACAGCTAGTGGAATCTTCAGAAGCTGAGAACACGCTTGCTGACACTCATTATGTCCCATATGAAGAAACTGAAGCCACTTGGCCAGTTCTCTTTGGACCCTTTGACCCAGTTTCATACAACTTACAAACTGGGGTCATGATTGTGCCTGACTCGATTGCCGGAATAGTCGATTTCAATACCAATATGTTTATTGTAGACCGTGTAGGCAACTCATTCGCGGTCCAAGAAGTTGTTGATTATAATACAGTCAAAGTTAATCCATCAACACTTGCCGACTTCAGCCAAGTAACCATTCGTAGCCATCGTCCTGTGCTAATTACGAGCTTAGAAAGTTTGTCATTTAAAGAGACTTATCGTATTGGTTGCCACTCATTAGGAGAGCCCGTCAATCTGACTTACCTACATTCTATTATGGTCTTTGTTCTTCTAGCCTACAAGGAAGCTTTACTAGAGGGTCGTGGTTTTGAAAGAAGTGTCATTTCCTCCAGTGACTTCGTAAGAAACCAGAACCTAGACGTTGAATTAGCGTACTCGCGCTTCATAACCATTACTGGCTACATCAGAAACTACTGGCCAAAGATAGTTGCACCCCGTATTCAAGGCACTAAAATTAACCCCCTTAATATCAGTGCAGTAGGTCATACAACAGATACTTTCATTGGAGACCCATCTGACACAGACGACAATCCTTGGTATGCAGAGCTAGACCCAATTGGCCTAGATGTAAATAAGAAAGCTTAAACAATGGCAGTCACACAAAACGCAGCTGTAAAACACTATCTCGTAACCCTGCTTACGTCGCTTTCGGACTCCGATAAGTTAGCCCTGTCCTCATATTTGAATGCAGGAACCTTCTCTTCCTTTACTACTACAACCCTGCCTAGCATTGTAAATGCTAACGTAGGCGTAGCAGGTACTGCAAGCTTCTTCTCACGTAGTGACCATAGGCACCAGGTTTCGACTGCTGGTCCATCAAATGTAGGTGCGGTAAATCTAACGGGTGCATCTGCAAGCCTTTCAAGAGCAGACCACATCCATGCTCACGGCTTTCATTCCGACCCAGCTGTTCATGCAGTTGCCATTCCTTCCGTTGGTGGAGTAGGTGGAGCAAATGGATTTTTGTCCGCTGTAGATAAAGAAAACCTTGACGGCTTCGTATCAGGTGGTGTTCCCACATCTCGGCAAATCAATACAACGGCCCCTCTTACAGGTGGCGGCGACTTAACTGTAGACAGGACTTTAGCGATTAGTCCAGCAACTCCTGCTTCTGCAGGTAGTATGTCTGCGGCTGATAAGACAAAACTAAATGGTATTGCAACGGGTGCTACAAATGTCCAAATGGCATCAGTGGCTCCTGTGGACGTTACCCGAGCAGCAGCCGTTATTGGTGTCTCACCAGATGCTGCACGCGCCGACCACAAGCATGATATCACTACAGCTGCACCAGTTTCAGTAGCTGCAGCTAACTCAGAGGGTGTAGCTACTACCATTGCTCGCTCTGACCATATTCACGCACACGGTCTTCAAACCGCAGATAATCAACATGCACTAGCAGTAGCTGGCGTAAGTCATGGTTTCTTTGATAAAGCTGACAAGACTAAGCTCGACGGCATTACAGCGGGTGCAACCAATACTCCACTAAGTTCTACTGCTCCAGTTGATGTAACAAAAGCCGCTGCATCGGCGGGTGTAGCAATAGAAGCCGCAAGACAAGACCACAAGCATGATATTAGTACAGCTGCTGCTGGCTCACTCCTAGTTGGAGATTCTTCTGCTGAAGGTATAGCTTCTTCAGTTTCTCGTTCTGACCATAAGCACGCATTCCCAGCCCCTGGCGCGCCAGTAGCTGTGACTAGAGCTTCTGCTGCTGCTGGCACAAGCCAGAATGCAGCTAGAGAAGACCATAAGCATGATATCAGTACAGCTGCAGCCGGAACTCTAAGCATAGGAGATACTGCTTCAGATGGTGCCGCAACCTCACTTTCTCGCTCTGACCATAGACACGCATTCCCTGCTCCTGGAGCACCCGTTAACATAACAAAAGCTGCTGCAGCTGCAGGAACTAGTACAAATGTAGCTCGTGAAGACCATAAGCATGATATTAGTACAGCTGCTGCTACAGTTATTGGTACATCCAATACAGAAGGTTCAGCCTCAACAATTGCTCGTTCTGACCACGGTCACAATCACGGCAACCAAACCGTAGAAACTCATCACGCATTAGTCGTAGCGGGTGTTTCTCATGGCTTCATGAGTGCAGCAGACAAGGCCATTTTAGATGGGCTAGCTTCTTCAGGGGCTCATTTGACATGGGGTGCTGATTCTATAGCGGCTGGTGCAGATACGCGATATTTAACTCCAGGTTACTATGCTAGTACAACCGGAACAGCAGCCATTGGAATGAGAGTTAGAGCAGGCACTATCAAAAACTTGCGCGCTCGTCACAATACAGGAAACGGTAATGGAAACAGCGTTGTCTATACCGTTGTAAAAAATGGTACACCAACAACCCTAACTTGTACCTTAGCAACAGGCGTAATTGGTGATGCCTCCGATACCAATGCAGGACACAACGTAACAACAGCAGCAGGCGACCTTATTGAATTAACTGCAGCAAAAGCATCTTCAATTGCTAACGGTTCCTTATCTATAACAGTAACAGCGGAATTCGCATAATGGCAAATGTAAAAAGACGATATAGACCGGGCATTGCTTTCAACGAAGCAATGCTAAAGAACTTGGTATCACAAGACACAAATGTAATTGTTACTACAAAGGATTACATTGATATTCAAGTCAATGACAACATAGATGGAGTTCTAGAGTCTTTAGATGAAGCGATGGCTCAGAAGGGGTTCTATTATGACCCAAATCTTCGTGTGCAATTCAGAGCCAGTTCTAGATTTATGGGCAAAGAACTTATTGTAACAAGTGAAACTTGGATAGATGTCGAAAGCAGTGGAATCGTAACTAATCCAGCATTCTTTGCTTATGATGTAACTAAAATTCGAGGTCGTCTCAATTGCTGTGTAAAAACTGAAGGTACTGGAGCAGCACTTAAACTGATTTGTGATGACCTAAATGGAACTGTCGTTGACATGATGTCTGCGCCGTATGAATTTCCAGATACAGAAGGCGAATGGAAGATGTTTGATATCGATACAGACATACCTCCACCTACTGGCAATCATGAATATAAGGTTCAGGTTATGAAAGGCGATGCAGACTCAATGTCATTGCGTTCTGGTCACTTAATTATGCTTGAACTAGACTACGTATCCTAAATGCCTAAGTTTTCCATTCACGATATTCATCCCCTTAAGGACCATCCTCTATTTAGAGAGGGTCATTCAGTAGGTCTTATCTCTGGAGAGAGACCATCTTATCCCAAGGTGAATGAGGGTGGACACACAGGTCTCAAGTCAAGGCTCAATGAAATGGGACTCAAATACGAAGAGACTCATGGTAAGTATGAACATCCAGAGAAAAGCTTTATTGTTCGAAATCCAACTCGCAAAGAAATGTTTCAATTGGGCAAGGAGTTTGGCCAGGAGTCCGTAATTCATGGAGAAGACGGCAAGCATCAATTGCTTTATACCAATGGCCCAAATGAGGGAATGTATCATTCTTCAACAGGGGCATTTGATTTTGGAACAGAACCTCCTAAGGATTTGTATACGGCTGTCCCATCAAAGGGGTTTTTAAGCCTCCATTTTGACTGGAACAAACTGAATCCATCGGAATTTACGGTTGAACAAGACCCTACCTTGGGTGGATACAAAGAATCTGAGCACCGGATACTTCAGGGTATTGCCGAGCACCGGAAGGCGCGGCGTGCTGAAAATTATGTGCAAATGACTAGAGACTTGGAGCGCAAGTTCTAAATATTTGTTCCGCGATACAACAACAATCTAATTAATGTCATTAGCCTATCAAGGAGACTAAGCAGTGTCTGAAAAAGAAAAAGATTTAACAACTGGTGAGATTCGAGAAGGCCTAGCTACAGCGCTTAAAGAAAAGCTCACTAAATTCGAGAAGAATTTGGAGCAGCTTTCTAAGAAAGAAGAGTCAGCGCAAAAAGCTCTTGAACCATTAAAGAAAACTACACCACCTGGAGTATCAGAAGAACTGATGCACAAGCTCAAGCGAGAATATGGTGGTGACAAAGAAAAGGCTTATGCAACTGCTTGGAAGATTCACAATGAGCAGAAATCAAAGCGCCTAAATAAGAATGCAGTGGAAGGTTATGGAGCAAGCTCAGCAATGAGCGGTTCTGGAGTCCCTGGCCTTCAGCAGACTGGCGTTGGCATGAATAAAAATGCCATGTGCGATTACTCTAAAGCAGAAGCTTGTTCTAAATGTGGAAAGACCCACAAAGAAACTATGGGCAAATGCTCGACAGATGAAATTAAGCCTGAAGTTCCTATGGACAAAGCAGTTATAGGTTCAACTCATGCTCTAAGAGCAGCTGGTGTCCCATCAACTCCCAAGCCCACTATGCCTAAAGCACCAAATGCTACGGCTAAGGCAGAGGGTGTAGCTGGTTACCCACTTAAGGGTCAGTCTAAGAAATCTGAAGACTATATCAATCGCAAAGACTCAGCAAATCCTAAGGCTCGTACAAAGACCATTGGTAAGGAAGGCACACTTCCTGGCACCAAAGCCTCTAAAAAGGTCGAAGCTGAAGGTTCTGGTGGGCAAATTAAAGAAAACAAAGGGCTCAGCAAATCTGACAGCCTTGCAAAGCAGATGTCTACTGAAGGCCCAATTACAATGTCCACAAAGGGCAAGACTCCAGTTATCCCTGGCAAAGGTCGTTCAGCCGCAGGCATTCGGGGAGCCACACCAAGGATTCCTGGTCGTAGCACCGCAGGTATTCGGGGCGCAGTTCCTTCTTTGAAACCACACCAAAGCACAATTACTTCTCTACAAGATATTCGAGCAATGGGAAATGCAAAGGCAGCACTAGGTACAGCACCTACATTGCCTGCAGTTCCAGCCGCTGGAGCAGTGCCTGCTATGCCAGCATTTGAAAGAAAAATTGGTGCCGATGAAATTCTAGCTGCACGAGCAGCCGGTAATCCAACTCCTAAGGTCATGCCTGCACAGGCTCCCATAGGCGATACCACAATGAAGATTCCTGGACGTCCAGCTGCTAATGAATTGGCAGCAGACAAGAGAGCAGGAGGCGTAGGCTTCTTAAATAGCCTCATTTCTAAGTTCCGAGGTACAGGTAATGCGAATTGGCAGCAAGTCGCAACCGCACCATCTAAGGCAAAGACTGGCAGTCGATTAGCGGCTGGTATGGGTGCATTGGCTCGCAGTGAAATGACTAAGGCAGATAAGCCTGAGGTAGGTCGTAAACCTACAGTCAGTGAGAAGGCATTTGGCAACAAAACAGCCATGACTGCTCCAGACACTGCCCCACATCCAGGAGAACCAGCCAAGTCAATGTACAAGGCTGATACCATTCCAGGACAACCCCAGCCTAAGCCACATCCCTATCAGGCACACCTGAATTGGATGACAGAAGCAGCTGACCCAGAGAATGGAGCCGACAGACTTGCACACGCAACTGTCAAAGCAGCCCTTATCAATGGTCAGAAGCCATCTGCACATGCAGTTGCGCACACCCTTAACTGGTTGTCTGCAAAGTCTGGGCATGCATCAGCAATGACACCAGAAGCTCAGAAGAAAATAAAAGAGCTTCATGGAGCAGTTAGCAGACTAGGTGGTGTAAAAGCTCCTCCTGGTCAAGCAAAGGCGCCGCTTACGCCATTGAAACAAGAGTAAAGCAACAAAAATTTGAACAAAGTAAACAACAATCTAGAAACTAGATAAAGGTTTTATACAGGAGACAATAACGTGGCACAGCAATTCGTAACGGACGCAGGAGTCCTAATCATCCCCGGAGCTTATTCGACAATCAAAGTCGAAACCTCAAACTCTGGCCTTTCCACTACTGGCGTCATCATGCTAGTTGGAGAAGCTGACGCGGGTCCTGACTTTACACTAGAAGAAGACCTTTCTCTCAATAGCTTCGGGCCAGACCAGGCAGCCGATGTAACTGCCAAGTATAAGAGTGGACCTCTTGTCGATGGTTTCCGTGACATGATTGCGGCAGCCAATGACCCAAACATTGCCGGTACATTTTTTCGAGCAATTCTCGTTAAGCCCAACAAGAGCTTGCGAGCTTCCAATATTCTTTCGAAGTTTGGTGGTGGCACCTATTCAGTTATCCAGGACCGTACATACGGAAAACTTGGAAATCTAATTGCTTATGCTGTTACAGCAAAGCAGTCTGAAATTGTACCTTCAACGGGTGCAACTGTACTAACTGTTCCACAGGTGAATACAACCGTCAAGTTCCGAGTTAATGGTGGAGCAGAGCTATCTGCCCTTCTAACTGCTGGTGACACTCCTGACACCATGAAGACAGCCATTGACGCCGTATCAGACGTAGCAGCAACTGGTGGCGTTGAACGCACATTAGCAGCTGTCATTGCAGGTAAGAGTCTTGCGCTTGTTGTCATTTCTGGAAATAGCGTACGAGTAGACCTAACTGGTGGAACCTGGGATACAACCCCATCTGTTGGTGATATCATGGTAATTCCTGCTGCTTCAGTTATTGAAGGGGCGGGCGCTGAGAACGTTGGTTCTTACGTAGTTACCTCTGCTTCTACAACTCAAATCTTTGCAATTAAGCTTCGTGACCTAACTGGCGCAGGAGCCACACTTACTGCACCAGTCAATGATGCTGGTGGAGCAATTACTGTTGCAACCGTTGACCATCTTCGTGACTTCTCTGCAATCACCATAACCCTGGAAGCAGGAATTGTTGTTGATGGCTTAGGCAAGTCCCTGGAAATCGGTAACAACTCGTCTGGTGGTTTGCTATCAGATATGGCATTCACTCTCAATACCACGACTCTAGTGGCAACACTAGCAGCTTGGGTATCTAAGAGCGGAACCCCCACAAACCTAGCTTCTAGCTCTGAGTACATTGCCAATATCAATGCTTCTAGGTCGCTAGATTCTGTAACTGAAGACTTGTTCGCTGGTGGAGTAGTGGTACTAACTTTAGGTTATGCCGGTACAACCGCAACTGCGGCAATTGCCAGCAAATCCGCTGCTCCTCGGACATTGACACTGACTGCAGTTGGTGGTGCAAATCCAGGAACTATCGTTCTTCAGATGACCGACTACCCAACCGTTGGTGACCTAGTTACTTATATCAATTCTCTTGGTGGATATACTGCGGCTGCGGCAACAACAAGCCTAGCTCAGCAAGCAACCTCTAACCTGGACTCAGGTACATATGGTATTGCTAGCACCTGGGGAGCCAAGAATGGAAGAATTAAGCAGGACGCAAACAGTCTCTTTACATTTATGCGAGACAATGCAGTTCTAGTTGAACTTCCAACTGAACCAGATGCAGGCCTTCCAAACGTGTCCGCCCTCGCCTTCCTATCGGGTGGAGCTAAGGGAGCCACACTTCAAGCAGACCTAACTGCTGCCATTGATGCTCTAGAGAGTGTACAAGGTAACTTCGTAGTTCCTTGTTTCTCCCGCGATGCATCTCTAGACATTGCAGATGGTATTACTGACCCAAGCTCGACATACCTCATTGATGACCTCAATGCGTATTGCCGAACCCACGTACTCAAGATGTCTACATTTAAGCGTAGACGAAATCGACAGGCATTCTTGTCTAAGCAGGCAAGTTTCCTAAACAACAAGCTCGCAGCTTCTAACATTGCATCTAGCCGTTGCTCAATGACATTCCAGGATGTCAAAGACAGCAACTCCGTTGGAACTATTGTTCAGTTCCAGCCATGGATGGGCGCCGTCAAGGCAGCCGGTATGCAGGCAGCAGGTTTCTATCGTCCAATCGTTCACAAGTTCATCAATATCTCTGGAGCTTTGCAAAAGGCAGGAGACTTTAGTGACCAAAATGACTCGAATTTGGAAGATGCCCTGCTAAATGGTCTACTCCCCATCAAGCGGTCTGAAACTGGCGGCTTCTTTTGGGTATCGGACCAGACTACATACACTAAGGACGATAACTTCGTCTTTAATAGTATCCAGGCAACCTACGTAGCAGACGTAATTGCTTTGACAACTGCTCGACGTATGGAGAATGCATTCGTTGGTCAGAGCGTAGCAGATGTAAGCGCACAGCTTGCCCTAACTACCCTCGAATCCATCATGGCAGACTTGTTCCGGTTGAAGCTCATTGCTTCTAGCATTGATGCTCCAAGGGGTTTCCGAAATGCCCTTATCCGTATCAAGGGTCCAACAATGATAGTAAGCCTAGAAGTCAAGCTCGCTGGCGCAATCTACTTCGTGCCAATCAGCTTCCTAGTTACACAGGTTCAGCAAAGCGCTGGTTAATATTCAAGGAAACAGGAGATAAATAAATGCCCCCGAAAGTAATGTCTGGCGCCCGAGCGATTCTCGGATTCTATGACCCAAACAAAGACCAGACTCTTCCAGTCGGTATCTTTAACAATGTTAGTTATGGGCTGACCTATGATGCTCAGCCTGTATATATTCTAGGTCGGTACTCGCCTGCCGAAATTGACTATACTGCCCAGGAGCCAGTGACTATCACAGCCTCTGGTTGGAGAGTTATTGACCATGGTCCTCACGTAGAAGGCCGAGTACCAGCCCTGAGCCAATTGCTTACGCACGAATATCTACAGATGGCGGTCCTAGACCGACAGACTAATAAACGTGTTGCTACGTTCAAAGAGGTTCGTCCTACATCATATGCAACGACCATTTCAAGTCGAACATTGGAAGAGGTTACAATCACTTTCATTGGCATCTTCGTAGACGACGAAAGCACTGAGAACTTCGAAACAGCTGGTTCTACTCAGCTACCATAAAGAACTTATATGGCTAATTCAAGGTCTATATCTCCCATTCTTAGGGGAACAGATTTTTCTGTAGATTCTGAGGGTTATACGGTTCTAAAAAACCTATCTCAGATAGGGCCAGTTTGGTTCTCTATTGAGGGTGGAGGGTCTCCACCAACTATTCCTATTATGGTTCTGGGAACAGGAGAAATTCTAGGAGCAGTAGCGCATCTTCGTGAACCACAAGGTTTACGTGATATTGTCGGCGGAATGACCTTGAACGGGAATCCGATTGGCCCAGAAATGCGCATTATTGAAGGTGGTCCAGTTGATACTGCAGTAGAGTTTACAACTCCCATTCCATTTAATAAGAACGATAAATTAAGCGGCTTCTTTTTTGGAGATGGTCCTAGCCCTACCGAAAACGTTGTAACACTCCACTTTTTTGTACGCTGGTCATCTTTAGCAACCTAAGGTTGCTTGAGCAGGACTAAGTCCTTTTGTTTCGTTAACAAACACAAACTTTAGATTAAAGGATTACGATGAGTGAAGGATACGGTAGAGTTTTAAAGGTTAGAGAAGATTTGCCTGTTGACAGCGAAGGCTATGCAGTCATTCCTGGAAGCGTAGGCTGGTTAGAGTACCATTTGAATGAGGCCAAGCGAAAGCTTGGTATTGCAAATGACAAAAAGGTTGGGTACTTCCTGTATGACTCTCCTTCAAAGTTCACTAATATTATGTCAGGCGTGGCTTTCCCAAGCGGAACCACAGGCGCTCCTCAGGACTTGCCTGGTGCTCCTCAATTGCTTGTACCAGATACGTCTAGTGATAGTGCAATTCTCCTTTATGCCGTTCCAAATCTCTGGGATGCTTTTGGAGCTTCTAAGAAGCGATATACTGCTTCTCGCATTAAAGTAACGGCAATTCCATCCATTACAAATACCTGGATTTCTGCTGGTGGCATGGATTCGGATTCTGGTGGCAGCACCATTCCTGAGTTTGCTACTAACAAGCATATGAGCGTGGGCGTAGTTGGGACAACCCAGAATGCTGGTGGCTCAAATACAAACTTCGTAGCTGTAGCCTCATTGGGCGCAGCAGCACCTCAAATTCTAGACTTAGGAGTTGCCATTGACTCAAATTGGCATGACCTAGAAGCCTGGACTGATGGCGTAGACTTTTATGGCCGTGGAGATGGCGGCGCAGTCAAGAAGTCAACCGGAATTGCAAAGCTACCAAACGTAGCAACCCACGTAAGCGTGGTACTGCATCACTTTGGCGTTAATGCTCCTGAGATGCTGTGGTCTAGAACCTTAATGGTCTGGGAAGAATAATGCCCGGTAAAGAAATAAGGGTTAGGGACAATGTTCCTGTAGACAGTGAGGGGTATGCAATACTTTCTCCTCCAAAATACTCTAATACGTCACGTCCATTAGCCAATCAGTTCCCGGTAGGCTTTGAAATCTGGAATACAGACGATAAAGCCCCTCAATACTCAGGCGGACCAAACGACAACAACTGGTATGATGCCAATGGGAACTTAACCTAATATGGCACTTCATGTATACAATCTGAGAACCACGCCTACCCCGCTTAAGTCCGGTAATGCACCCCTAGACTATTTGTTAGTTACAGGAGCTACAGCGGCAGTTTTACCCGCTTACACCACTTCTGGAGCGGGTATTGGAAAAATCATAGCGAAGAACCCAGCCATCCCCGCACCACCACCACTTCATGGTGGAAAGTTTACTATTGATGGGACCAGTCAAAGTCCAAGCCAGAGATATTTGCTCTTACCTGAGCATACGGCTCTCCCTAGTGATGCCGGTGTTTATACTGGCAATGCGATTGGAGGACCAAACACAGACTATCTTAGACGGGCTACGGACTTCGACCAGCTTTCTGAGATAACACTTGGGAAACGTATTTACGTTCAAAGTGGAACAACTAATATTGGGAAGGTATATAAAGTTACTGGTGTGCCAGCGGTTGTCGATACAGACGCTATAGAGTTCACTGAAATTACATCGTTCGAAATAGTACTTCCAGCTAGTGCGGTAGATGGTACTCGTGGACCGGCAGTAAATGTAACTTCCGAGATTCGCGGTATGACCGCTAATCAATATGCGGTTCTTGAGATTCAAAGAGCAGCTGGCGACATAATTTTTTACTGGTCTGAAGGAATTTCTGAGTTTAGCACTGGCACGCTTCAAATTAGCGGTGTCCCAATATCTAGTGCTGATGTTACTACAGCTATTGATACTGCTATTACAGCTGCTAGGCCATTAGGCAAGGTTCTTACGTTTCAGTTTGCTCAGGAAACTGGAGCAGAGTTTGTGTGCAATTCCCTAACAGAAGAAGGGAAAGCTGAATGGGGTGTTGACTTCAGTAGTCTTTCAGCCCCTGGACAAAATATACTTACTAAGGCCATGTTGATTTATGACCAAAGTGGTTCACCAGATACGCCAGGGTTTATTCAACTAAGAATGCAACCTTCAGTTCTTGGTGCATTAGATGGAACTATTTTGTGGAGCATTATTGGAGAAACAGAGGGTGGTGGCAGCAAAATAGCTGTTCTGGCCGGTTCAGATTCACCTCCTGGCAATGTTCTCCAGGGAGACCCCTTAGTACCAAACAATGCTCCTGTTGTATTTCCTTTGGCCAGTGTTTTTGGTACCTTTTCTTTATCAATGCAAGCAGGGTCACTTTCTGGTGCGCCCGTTACATTGACTGTGCGAGGAATTACATTAACGTTTGAAAGAGACGTTTAGTTCCCGACATCCTTTAGATAACATTCGTCGCAGGGCCTCTTACTGGTCTCTCGGACTTCTCTAAAGACCCTTTGTCTAGGATTCCCAGGCAGTAGAATCCGGGTGATTTCATATCTACGATTGCACTTAGGACATCGGACTATGCGTTTGTAGAAGCTTAATCCGTGTTTGTTGACTATCACTTAATCCCACCAGACTCGTAGAATAACCTTCTTGTCATCTTCTCCATTGGGTGACGAAGAACCCAGGAGAATGCAGGCTTCTTCTTCTCCAAGCCAGATAATTGAATCAGCATCCCAGCCCCGAGCCACTTCATGGAGCTTATCTTCTAGACCGTATGTGGGCAAAATAAAGACTGTGTCCACATTCAATCCTTGTCCACTGTCAATGTCTCGGAGCTTGATTAAGCTTCCAATGCGGTCATGAATGACACCCCTCCAAAGACTTCGGTGTTTCTTTAGGTCTTTTACAACCTGGTGGCCATCGAAGCTATTGAAGGAAGACAATTCCATAAGCCTGAACACAAGCTCTTGACTTTCATTAATAGGCTGAGGCTCTTGATTAAGTTCCTTCAGCACCTTGTCAATACGAGCCTGAGCTTCGTCTTGAATCTTCTTTACTTCCGCTAGGACTTTCTGATGGTCTTTGTTCATGGATATCCTATCGGTTGCAGGCGATGTAAGCGATGATTGCGTAGTGAGTGAGGTGATGGACCATTTGGTCAAATCCCAATGCCCACCAGAATAGCTTGTTGTTTCGTAAAGCCGCTCTACACTCATTTGCAGTTGTTTGGTCCCTGAATGGACTATACCAGGCCAGGTTTTCTTTTACCGTAACATATTCTCTGCCAGATAGAGCCTTCCAACGCCCCATAAGTTTAGGACTGGCTTTGATTCTGTCCATTGTAAAGTGGACCACAAAGTCAAAAGCAGCAAGACCTAAACATTGCAGTGGTTTCATTCCAAATGCCATTGCAATTGCAAATGTAAACCAGCCATGTACCGCACAATGTGCAGCGAGTGGAAGAACCCAACCATGGTCCTTAAACTTGCCGAGCATGTATGCTCCCTGAAGTGGGTAATCAGCTAAAAAGTGCTTTAGTTGATAGATAAGCAGGAGTGCAAATACAATCCCTGCATGCGGGTGATGGGATAGTTGGTGAAGGATTTCGTTCATGGTCTTTCTCTTTCAATCTTTTCTTTTATAAGGGTAGCGACTGAGTCTGGAACATAGTCCATAATGATTCGTTCCCAGCCTTCGTTCTGAATAATAGCCTTGATGGCCGTTGAAGAAATTTGACGACATGCTTCTTCGCATGGTAGCAGAATTGTCTCCATATAGAAGTTCTCTTTGTTAAAGTGAACAAGAGCTAGCTCATCCTCGACATCCCTTGGACCCCGAACTCCCCTAACTAAATAGTCAAACTTTTGAGCCTTAGCCCAGGCTCCCGTAAATTGACCGCTTGGAAGCATGACAACTTCCGCTGCACCCTTATACATATTTGATAAGTTGTAATGTCGGGCTCCAATGGACAAAAATGGATTCTTGGCCTCATTACGAGCGATTCCTACAGTCAAATCACCCATAAAACGAGCCCGGTCAATGATGCTGCAGTGACCGTAGTGTAGTGGGTCAAAGGACCCTGCGTATAAGAGCTTCATGGGATTATTCGTACCAGTCCTTCCATAATTCTAAATATTTGACAGCATTTTGTAATGACTGAACATTCTCTTTAAAGAATCCTAGACCCTGATTGCAAGGTCCGCACAGTAGACTTCTTGGCATTCCGTTCTTATGGTCATGGTCTAGATGACTCGCTGGTTCTTTCATGCAGATTTTACAAACCCCATCTTGGGCTCTCAATAAAGCCCTCACATGGATGTCGTCTATCCCGTAAAGATACTTTCTAGATATTGCAAGAACTTTTTTATGATTGTTTTTGGCCCATTTTCTGGAAGTTGCGTTTATTCTAGCTCTATTATTCTTTGCGTATTCTTTGTCATAGCAGTTTTTGCACTTATTCTTTCCAAAGTGTTTACGCTCTGGATGACATTCGGCAGTTCTAATCTGTCTTGGCATCCTGGATAATTCTTCCGGTATTTGTTTCAACCTGGACTGCTCTGTCGTCGTAAAGTCGCTCCATATTATAATCCTTCTGGCAGGTAATTGGCACAACCTGACCTAAATGCTCTTCACACCACTCTTCAATGGCTACAAGCGTATTTGGGTCATAAATACATGCTCGTGCAGTCAGAATTTTGATTGGTTGTCCTTTTGCGAGCAAATCCTTAGCAATATCTACAATTGCTGGAATAGGCTTACCAATGTGGTATGGGTTTCCAGTCCAGCCATGATACTCGGCAAGTGTTCCATCAAGGTCAAAGCCCGTCCAACCCAGCTTACTGTTCTTCATTTGCGCCTTCAATAAGCTCTAATAGCTCTTCTGGAGAAGAAAATGGTTCATAGTAGAAGTCAAACTTACGAGCAGGCCACACGTTTAGGTAGTCTGCGTTAATGTCATGTGAGTTGTATGCAGCTTGATTGATACAACCCTTAGGGTATTCCCCACCCCTAGCCCAATTCTCTGCACCATATATTCTGAGGTGTCCGCAATCATGCTCGCCTAGAATCCTAGAAAGCTGCTCGTCTGTGTACTTTTTTGCCATGCTATGACTTTACAGGAAATAAAAGTTTCTGTCAAGCCTTTACATAGGCTATTATAATGTGATAGGATATCAATATGAAAAAAGAGCTAGATGAAGAGCTATGTAGAAAGTACCCACTGCTTTACGCAGACCGTGGTGCTTCCATGCAGGTTACGTGTATGTGTTGGGGCTTTGACACTGGTCCCGGCTGGTTTAAAATTATTGATGAATTGAGTGCAAAACTTGAGCCACTTATTGCGGCTCTTCCCGATGATTGTGAATGTGGCTGGGGAGAAGGTCCAACACATCCCCGTCATGAGGGAGAATGCAAGCTGTGCTCTGAAGATATTGCTAAAAGGCCATTTTATGAGTTTCATGGTAAACAATATCCTCGTGAAGTTTGCTCAAGATTTCAATCTGTTAGACCAAGGGCTTCTCAAGTCAAGGAAAAGTTTGGAGGCCTTAGATTTTACATGACCACTTCCACAGACGAAATGGACAACCTCATTAGCGAAGCCGAGGCACTGAGCTATAAAACCTGCGAGGATTGCGGGCAACCAGGTAAGCCGAATGATGATGGCTGGATATCAACGCTTTGCGAGAAATGCAGGAAAGAACGGAAGTAATCTTAAACTCATGCTAGGAAACGCTAAAATTCCCTTCGAATACCCCAGACTCAAAATGAGGGTTGGTCAAACAACCATAGCTAACGCTACCTCGTTTCCTGCAGACACTTATCCAGACCCAATTTGGACAGTCAGCAACGCCCTAATCATTAGCGCCACCAATCCAGTTTCGACTCAGGTTACAATTACAGCACTAGCCGTAGGTTCTGCTTATGTAATTGCTACTGTTCAGGGTGTTGACACACGTCTACTAGTTGAGGTATTTGCTGACGGTCCCGACTTCATTATTGTAACCACTAGCAAGCCACAGTAATGGCAAAGAAGGACGTTTACGCCCAATGCTCAATGAGCAGGACATTGAGCGATGGCAGTATTCAACGCCACGTAGCTTGGATTCCTAATGAGTTTGCTAAGCCTGGGCACATTATTGACATTACATTTGTGACTCACGCAAAGCTGCAATGGCCCTCTGATTCACCAGCTGCGGAGACCAGGACCCCGAGTAAGGGCTGGATTGTAGATAGTGTAGGTTCTAAGAAAGAGTGGTCATATCTGGAGCTTAAGTCTAGAGACCATCTGCGTCAAAGAAAAGCCTCTGATATCTAGTTGACAGAGTAAGCTTAATTTGCTATTCTTTGTCTGTAGCCTGTAGCATCAGGAATCGGAGATGTGATGGGTAGCGCCCATGTCGCGGAGCCGCCGTACCGCCTGGTTACACGAATTTTGGAAACATCATGAGTAAAAAGAAATATAAGAATGATGGATACACAATAAGTGGATGTGTCACTCTTGGAACTGCTGCTGGAGCTAATTTCATTGCCTCTGCACATAGTACATCGCCTGATGGATGGTGCATTGATTATGACCCAGAAACAGATATGTGCTTCACCTACTTTACTGATGGAATTATTGACGATTTTTGTTTTGAGGTATAGAATTTTACTCATGGTAAAACTAATTATTCTACTTTCTGCAATGACCATCGCAGGGTGTGCATCTGGACCATGCCAGACACCAGAGACGGTTATGGCAAACCGTGGGCTAGTTTTGGAGTGCCGAAAGAACAATACAAAGTATGCAGGTGAAACCGTTACTGAGTGTCTGATTGGTAGAATGATTTGCACTAGTAGCGACTGCAACTGGGAAGAAAAGTGGCACACAGTCTTTAAGAGGCATTGCGGGCAATATGGCAAATAAAGTCATAAGGGCCTTCTGGCTGTTTTTGCTATTGTTCTTTATCTTCTTGGTAGGTAGCATGTTTGCGGGTTGCGCAACCCCTTATCTCAGAGGAGATTTTGGAATAGCAGTTCCAGAGCCTCCATGGAAGCTTATCGTTACAACAGCCTCAGGTAAAAAGACTGTCGTAGGTGAATTCAATTACCTCGATAACTGCCTGGATTCAGGTGCAAAATTCAAGCGTTGGTCAAATGAGTGGCGAATAGAGTGTAGAGAAAATTAAAATACGCGGGGCATAGCCAAGATAGTACGGCAGCGGCTTGCAAAAACTGTATTCCGTTTAACGAATACATCCAGCAAAATAATGCTAATGGTGCCGCCATGCGAGAGTGCAAGTCTCTCTGCCCCGCCAATGTCCTAGTAGCTCAGGCCGTGGCAAAGATTCTAGATTAATGAAAACCACAAAGGTAGAGCGTCAGCCTTTAGCTGAAGGGCGTTGGTTCGAATCCAACCTAGGACTCAATCCTAATCTAGCTTAAGCCTCAGTAGCTCAGCGTAGAGCACCGGAAATAAACCGGAGGTCGCAGTGTTCAACTCCTGCCTGGGGCTCAATTTTATTGACCTGTAGCTCAATGGTAGAGCATTAGACATAAACCAACGGTATTCCGTATGGAATATCAACAGCAAGATTAAACACTCTAGCGGTTGAAGGTTCGATTCCTTCCGGGTCAACTCCAATCTTAGCTGTAGATGATTGCTATAGCACTGTTAGCCGCTTTTTGTTTATACCTTGGATTTGTCATAGGCAGGACTTCACCTAGAGGCAAGGGCCTTCATGATAGCGTTAAGCCTGGACAAGAAGACGCTATCAAAATAGTCTGGAACGAGGTCTATGGCATGCAGGGCTTGCCACCAAAGATTATTTGGGTTGAAGCCCCTGATTTAACTTGCAATGACTGCAACAGCTTCTGGAATCCGCTTAGCAAGGAAAAAGACCATTGCGTGAATGGTTTGTTTTGGCCCTTTGCGACAATGATAGCGTGGCCAAAGAAAGCTAATTTTAGTCGTACGGCCTTTAGCCATGAACTCCTGCACGCCTACTTTTTCGTAAAAACAGGTAAGGCTGATGTGAAGCATGAATCCCAAGAGTGGACTAACAAGAAAGGAATCTTGTACGAGGCAGATAAGCGCTTAAGGGAAAGCGGGCTATAAGTAATCATGGGAATAAACTACCTCTGGGAAGTATGTCCACATGAAAAGACGAAGGACTGCGAGACTCGCGGTCACTCTGGAGAATTCTGTATAGCGCCACCGCCAACGGGTCCTGGACAAAAGCTCATTATGAACTTTGGTAAAGAGGACGAGAAGAATGGCGTTTATGAGCTTCAAGGGTGGAAGTTGCGTGAGGAAATTTTAGAAGATACAGATAGCTGGTATGACATTTGGGAGCCTTCTCTATCCTCTCACAATCAAGGAACTTCATTTGACTTCAGCTGCTCCATGGAGCTTGATAAGAAGGCTTTCGATGAAGCTAAGAAGATTATGGAAGAGAGCTTTGGAGAGCCCGAGCAACTAGTTCTTTCGCCTCAGGACTATGCAGCTATTTCTTTAGAACACAGAATCCAGCAACTAGTTAAGGCTCTAGAAGCCGGTAACTACAATGTGCCTCCAGGTAAGCTAACACAGGGAGCAGGACTCTACATTGAAGACTTATCTCCTGTCATGCGTAATGTGGTTTATGATAATAGCCACATAAAACTGTATAAGTCCGATATTGAAAAACTATATAGGTCCGACATTGTCATACCCTGCGCTTGTTGCAAGGCACCAGAAGTTAATGCTTCTCCTGGAATTGGAGATGTTCCAATTCCTGTTACCGATGGTTGGAACGAAATGTCTCTACCTGGAGCCAAACGAGAAACTGCATCCCCTGAGGAGATTGACCGCTTCTCAGAACATCAAAAGCCTTACAACCACCCAACATATGGGTCTGACCTTGATAGAATCAGCCGTGCAGACCACAAGCACGACATTGACTTTAACTTTGACTTAGAAGAAACACCAAAGGACTATCCTAGAATGGAAGATGCTCCACTAGTCAATGGTAGGTCATCCAAACTTAATTGCTATATGTGCGGGAAATATACCGAGCATATGTACGCTAGAAGCGTGAACGACAAGTTTCCTTGCCATATCAACTGTGCAAATGACCTAAACAAAGTTGACGAGTAATTGTCCCGTGAAGGAAAATAATCTTATTGTTACAACAATGTCTGGTAGCAATAACGACCAAGTACAGGCTCACGAAGAGCGGCTGCAGCGTCTAGAAGAAGACGCCGCCGAAATCGCTAAGCAAGGTGTACAGCTTCAGCATTTAACGATTCAGGTATCTGAGGGATTTGCCCAAATAAGCGATAAAATCGAAGGCCTTATTAAGCCTCTTACTGAGAAGCTAGAAAAGACAGATACTGAACTTGAGGCAGCAAACAAACGAGTTGCCGCCCTTGAAGTCGTAGAAGAACGTAGAAGCAGGTTTAGCGCAAACCTAAAGAAGGGTTTATGGCTAATGGCAGCAGGCGCATTAGCCATATTGGGACAAAAGGTTCTCACCCTAATCTGGACTCTGTTCCCATAACAGCGCCAAGCCCTAATCTTTAGGGTATGATGAGCGATGGTGGCGTAACTAGCCGTAAAATGTGGTTCTGTGTAGGAACCAGTCTTTCTGTAATTCTGTCAGGCCTTTTCATTCCTGCCGCTATCTTTAGCGAAGTCGTAATGGGCCTCATTTCCGTATGCGCAATCTATGTCGGAGGCAATGCCGCGACTAAGTGGGTAGCTACTCGGCACCTAACTCGCACGCCTGCTCCTGCACCTTCAAAAAAGAAGGGCAAAAGGGGCGAAGAATACCTGGGTGAGTAATGGTAATGCCAAAGCCCGTAGTAGATAAGAACGCCAAAGCTATTGAACTGATTCGTAAGTACGCTCCAGCCTTTACCGTCGAAAACAAGGCCGACAATAAGCTGCAGCGCCTAATTGGAAAACTTATGTTTTTTAATAAAGGCTACATGACCAACTTCTACACGACCTTTGGGTATACTACCTATAGGCCAATAGGCGCAGCAGGAGAGCCTTGGGAGTGGGAAACACTACTTCATGAGGGTAGACACGCTATCCAGGCAAAGAAGTTCACTCCTGCGCTAATGGGGCTTCTGTACCTACTTCCATTTCTACCATTGCCAGCAATTTTTCGAGCTTGGTTTGAGTTTCAGGCATACTGCGTCACAATGACGGTAGCATACCTTAAGAACCCAAGCGATGTCAATGACTGGTACATCGAAAATCAACTTGTTCCGTATTTCACTGGACCCGAGTACGCTTGGATGTTTCCCTTTAAGAGACTTGTCAAGAGGGCTTTCAAAGGGTTTCATGATAAACTAAAGTCAGGGGAAGCATTCAAAGACCCCTATCTAAATGACATCAAGGCCCTAATGGGCAAAGGAGAATAAATGAAGGGGTTGGTATGCGTTGTTCTATCATTCTTTATGGTCTTTGCAGGATGTGCCGGTAAAGTTCATAACATTGTTCAAAAACCTACCTCCTCAGTAGCCGCCGATTCTATTCCAAAGACAGGGCAAACATTTAACATACTTCTTGGTATGCCAGAAAAGCCAGATGCACAAAAGTGCAAAGCTAGCGACGGCAAGAAATGTACTGCCTACCACAAGATTCATGGAATCATTGATAGCTCCCAGAGAATTGCTTTCCAGAATTGGCTGGAATCCTGGAAGGACGCAAAGAATCTCAAAAACCTTTTCATTGAAATCAACAGCCCAGGAGGTTCTGTATTTTCAGGATTCTCTATGTATCAGTCACTGAACGAATTCAAGGCTGAGAAGGGCGTTAAGGTTCATTGCACTGTAAATGGATATGGAGCCAGCATGGCCTTCTTTATGTTGCAAGCATGCGATGTCCGCACAATGACACTTACCTCGGTTCTACTTGCCCACAATCCAAGTTTTGTAGTTGAGGAGGGTACGCAACTAAACCCAGAAACCCTTCTAGAACTTCACAAGAGCATTTCAGTGATATCTGAAATCATGTCCAGGGTCATTTCTGACAGACTCGGGATTTCAGCAAAAGAATACAATGCTAAAATTGAACACGGCAACTGGGAACTAAATTACCGGCAGGCTACTGAAGCCAACGCCATCGACTTCATTGTTCCAACTGTCTACGACTACCTCAAGTCCATTAAAGCAGGTAAGGCACCTAAGAGGGTGAATCCTTAAAGCACTTAACGGCTGTATAGCCTAGGGGTCCAACAATTTTCATTAAGCATTTTTCTTCAAAGGTAGAAGGGAAGATGCGTGCTTCTTTGAATTCCGCAAAAAGGGTTTTGTAGTCTTTTTCTGTAATTTCTACGTAATCTGCATCAAGTCCAGTTTCTCTGTATAACTCAAGAAGGCCCTCGGCAATGGCATAGTGGACCTTGTCATCATGGGCTATGATTAGTTTTGGTCCATGCTTTGTGTAGAAGCACATCCAAACCTCATTCATGAGGCACTTCACAGAACGGTCTAAGAACTGGAGTAAGTCCGAAAATAGGCTTACCCTCTTTGTTCTTGCTTAGAGTTAAGCAAAATCTAATTCCTTGAATTAGGAGGTCGCACTGGAATGCTATTGTAGGCGTTTTAGCATCCTGTTCTACAACTTCTTCAGCCGTAGGACAAGGTATGTCGCCATCACACGACAGGGTCAGGGCTAGGAATAATATCTTTAGCTTCTTCATGTTCGTTGAAGACCCGGCGTAGCTTGCCTGCTGCTACAGCCTTTCTCATGCTATCTAGCGTGCCCCTGCTTTTGCCATCATAGAAGGCGTAAACATCGTCAGCGTAAGCCACAATGTCGCTATTTCGGGCAATACCTGCACCCTTGCCCTGGCTCCAGTCTGGGTAGAATATCTGAACTTCAAAGCCATTTAGAATAGCTGTGTTCTGAGCCTGAGTATCTACTCCTACTGCGCCTCCAGACACTATTTCGTGCTCGTCTTTGTTCAGTTTGTAAATGAGCGCATCCACCAGTTCTAGTTTGGCGAAGTCACGACTGCCTACAATAGCTATTTTGCGTTTATTCGTCATCATAAGTCGGAACCTTCGTACATCTGTCGCAGGCGTAACGTGTAGGCTCCTTTTCCTTCTGTCTTTTTACGTAAGCATTCCACTCTTCTAAAGTGTCTCCATAGTTTTTGTGGAGTAGGAATCTCTGGGCTCCGCATTTTGGACAGACATTCCTAATGCGGACAAGGTCCCTTGCCATTAGTCGAAGTCAGGGAAGTCGTTGTGGAAGCCGATTTTGTTGTTAGCCGCAGGAGGCACGTATCCGTTATCGCGAGCCATAGAGTAAATCTCAGCCAAAGTATTCCCACGCTTAGCATCAAGCTGGCCAGCTTCAGGGTCCTTGCCGGTCAGACGCTTGAAGACTTCGACTGCATGAGATGGATTCAGGCGAGACACATCGATGCGACGGCTAAGGCGGCCTGGCCGTAGTATTGCCTTATCAATCTCTGTGATTTTGGCATTGGTGGTGGCAATGATACGAATATCCAGAAGCGAACCCAGGATACCGTCAGAGAAGTTCAGTAGCGTACTGATTGCGTTGACATTGTCAGCTGCGCGTGGCACCAGACAGGCATCGGCGTCTTCAATTACGAAGACAATGGGGACCGTTGACTCACGCTTTGTACGAATCAACAGAGGAACCAAGTTTGGAGAAGTGAGCATTTCAATTGCTCCTGCAGCCACCATGATGAAAATAGCATCAGGAACTTCCTTGAGTAGAGACCGAATAAGGAAGGTCTTGCCTGTTCCTGGTTCTCCATCGAGAATGGCCACTCGTCCACTAGGGGTCACGGTCTTCAGGTCTGTGATGACATGGCGAAAGCCATCTGTTACGTCCTTTGTGTAGTTGCCTGGTTCAAAATTCACGGATGCCACACCAATGGAAGTCAGAGAAGGCCCTTCAACACCCGACACAATCACGTAAGCCTTGCCATGACTGACCTTAGCTCCAACAAGGGGCTTCAGCCAAGCGCAAAATTCCTCAATCCAGTCCTTGTCGTAGGAAGAAAAACGAACATCAAAGGCATTGTCTTCGAAACGAAAATTGCAGATTCCGTCTTTGATGAGGTAGACGCGGCTATTGCCTTCGACTTTGCGTCCCCACACCGTATCATACAACAAACGACCGCCCTTCTCAGCCATCTTTGCTTCGAAGGAAGCCAAGAAGGTCTTGATAAATTCTTCCTTTAGAGGACCCTCACACGAACGAGAGTAAAGAGTTAGGTTTTCGTCCTTCAATGTCCCGTAGGAGAGGGCCATTTCAGAAAATGCCTGGTCCAGATATCCACCTTCAGAGTGGTATGCTGGCGCATTGATGTTATTCCACCACTTATTGTCTTGCATTGGTACCCTTTCTTATTCTGAAAACACAAAATTGTGGCATGTTTCACACATTTGTGGGCCACCTTTTTCTAATGCATCTAATAAATCTATTATAGAATTGATAGTCCTTCGAGTGCTAATTGAAACATCCTTCAAATCGTCCTTCCATTTTTCTTTAGAAGATTTGTATTTTTGACCACACCTTTTACAGGTCATAAAAATCTTTCAACAACTGAAACTAGTAGTACGTCTATCTTATCAAGGTCAGGACTATTTCGCAAGCTGCTTTTTTGATATGTGTCATTGAGCTTTGTGTCTTGCTCAGTGGCCCATTCCATAAGCTGGTCGTAAGTCCAGCTACCCCCTCTAATAGCCTTTAGTTCTTCTGCATCTGGCCGCTTAACATGGACGACACCACTTTCCATGATTTCAGTACACATACGCATTAGCCGAACAAGGTGAGAAGCATGCTTTGTGTCATATCCATATTTTGCTTCTAGGGCAGAGCGGACAGGGTTACGTTCTTCTTTCCATTTTGTGTACTGGTCCCACTCATGACTGGCAGCCCTATACTTACGCTCTGCAATAATCAAAGGGAAAAGGTCTTTGGCTAGGTTCAGCTTGGTTGCGACCTGAACCACTATCTCGTCATCGTTCTCTTGAACGCGGTCCTTAGTGAAACCTTCGCCACCTAGCGTGTCTTCAACTCGCCTGATTTGACTTTCAATCAATGCCATGTCCTCTTTGTTTAGAGTGGCATTGTGTGGACTAAGTCCGAAGTCAGAACGGTCTGGCTTTTTGGCTGGAGGATTAAGCAACCATCTACGATGGGTCTTGATACGCTTCAACTGAGCCATTGCGTATCCACTGAAGGTATATCTGGCCTTCTTAGATAGAAACAGGTCTCGGTGCTGAAGAATGAGAATCCATGGAGACAATGCACTACTAAATGGATTTGGAACCATCCAGTCCATTGGGTCACAGTACAAAAGCTCTATGATGTTTGGATTGCATGCAGACGCGAGCTTGAAGAACTTCCTGATGTCGTAGACTACGGCATCGTAAGGGTCTTTGCTTTCTGCTTGCTCAAATTGCTTTAGGAAACCCAAGAAGTATTCACGGGGTGGAATAGCAACACCTCGTAAGTCAATATCTGAGGTTTCAATGTTGGTGCCATAGGCATGGGAACCTGCCTTGGTCAGAAATATTGTACGCTCTGGAAGCCAAAGCAAATTTCCTTTATACCAGTCCATCAGACACCTCAAATTCAAAAGGCTCCACAGGCTGATGGTCATCGAACTTAAACATCCAGCGACTAACCTCTTTCGGAGTTTCAATGCACTCACCAGTAGCCACATCTTCTAGGCGCCAGCGCATGGCTTTCATTGGCTTTCCAAAGGCCCTGGTTGCTGCACGCGCAACAGGACACCAGGCGCATACATTTCGTACTCCTTTTTCAATGTCTTCTTGTGTGACCTGAATTTTCATTAAGCCTCAGGATGCGGGAACAGGACGAGCGCCATATACATTCTGCCATCAGGCATTGTAACTGTGTCAAAGGGCATCAAAAGTGTGGAAGCTAGTTCTTCTAAAAGTAACCACATATTTGCCGTTGCATCAGAAACACCAGTGTCCTTGAAATCAACGGTCTTGGTAACTGTACGACCATCACTTCTACGTACACTCTTAACAGAGATTTGTGTAGGAGTCAACCCAATGTGCCAATCCATTGGGTTGAGCTTTACATTTTGATATGTTGTGTTCTCAGACATTAGACCCATAGTGTAAATCGGAATGGTTTTACTGCTACCCCTTGGTCATAATCATAGATGAAATCCATAGCCTTCTTTGGCAGGCTTTGATAGAGCCCAGAGCCCTTTGTGAAGTTAGTAGTTCCCACCCCAGCATCAGGCCATCGCCTCCGTAGAGCCTGAGCTACGGGGCAACAGGTGGTGCGCCATTCACCAGACTTCAGTGCCTTTTTAGAGGCCTTGATGTCATTTGCCGTTACTGTAACGGTAATTTTCTTTGACATGTTTACTTCTCGATTCTTACGTGAAACTTGAAAGGATGTACAAGGTAGTTATATCCTGTATCAAACCAAGTAACAAAGTCCTGAGCAAGTGGTGGAAGCTGAACCTGCTGACCATTGAGTGTCAGGAACTTGTATCCTACTCGTATCTTACCTCCATTTGAATGGCGCTTAGCAGCCAAAGCAATAGGACACTTGGTGTAGCTACCCTGCTTTCCAGAACTGATGTCTTTGGCAGTCACACAGATAGTAATTTGCTTCTTCATAATTACTTCTTGCTGACGAGCAAGTGGAACTTGAATGGGTAAACGAAGCGATAGCTGTCGAAATCGACAACAAAGTCCTGAGCCTTTGGGGGCAGCGGATGACGAACGCCATTCAGTAGAATAGTGTCATTCGTAACACGAACATTGCCATTCTTGGAATGGCGCTTTGCTGCCTTAGCGATTGGGCAGGCTCGCTGGCTGCGGGGCTTGCCGGTGTCAATGTCTTTGTCGGTGATGCATACGGTGATTTGCTTTTTGCTCATATTCCTACTCCTTGATTTTCAGGCCGTTTTTTACTACAGGTTTTGTCATCCAATGTTGGTCAGTGGAGACATGATTTTCCCTCACGAATTTTCCCACATTTGCGGTCCATTTGTCAACAGGAATTTCCTCAGCCAACCTAACAACCAGACCCTCTACCTCATCCTCGCAATATCCTGTCTCAACTAAACCCTTAAATAGCCAATACATTGCTGTTTCCCCTTGCCATTTTTGCACTGAAACGACTGGTACAGTTTCTAGTTTAAGGTCTTGACAGAACTGCTTTGTGTCTTCCCAAGACCAGCATTTATCGCCTTCCCAGATTCCAAAGACTTGGAAATACGAGGCAAGATTCTTGTAGTGGATTGAGTGCTTAGCATATAGGTTTTCTCCGCATATACGCACTTCAGGCGGGATAAGGTGTTGCCAGGAAGCATGAAAGGCAGCCAACCAGTTCCTGGACAGATGCTGGTTTTGGTTCATGCTTCTGGCATGCCAATAGTCATGATAAAGGGTTGTGTTCTCTCCATCCATCTTGAGAGTAACTACGACATCCTTCTTTGGCTCAAAGGCAGATGTGTCCTCCATAATCTTGTCGCTTTTGTCTGCACCTGGCGACGTAGGGAAATGAAAGGTTCTTGGATATTTGTATCTCATACTATTCCATTGCGTAATCGTAGCACTTAATTTCGCCAGTTAAGGACTTTCCTACTTGAAAGAAATCGAGTCCTGCATCACAAAGGTCGTTAACCCATTCTGGTAGCCTACTTATGTTCCAGGTTCTCCTGAATGGAATAAGTCTTTCCATGAATAATATGGGCAATCCAGACTGTTTGTCAACTATGAGTTTGCATGCTGCAGGGACATAAAATGGCTTTAAGCCCTTTTTAAAATCCCTATAGACCCTCGCCTCTTTTTGGTTATCCCAAACTCCTGCTTCATTTACAGGAACCTTTATGATTATGTTCTTGTGCCTGAAGGCTCGACGTGAGGCTCCACAACCTACAGCCTTCCCATATCTGCCCTTCATTCGGAAGGACAGGGCACTATATTTATCTGGCATAGCAGACCTACGTCAGTAGCCAATAGCACAGCGTAAATGCTGAGGCCGAGTACATTACCTTGCCAGGCAAAAGGAAACCAGCTAGAAGCGCAGGAAGGATAGAGACGTGCCTGAAGTGTCCAAGATGATTAGTCCAGAATTCTACGTCCAGCTTGAAAGCTAATGCCCAAATAAGAGACATAAAAATAAGTCCTAGCAATGAACCAGCGGCCTCTGCGGCAGTTTTCTTTTCCATTAGTTTCTCCTTTAGCATCTAATTAGAATATCGTGGTCAAACGGATGTTTAAAATCTGGCTGGTCTTTCTTAGGGGGCTTTGGAGCCTCTTCTATTTTCTTTGTAATGGCATCGTGAATTTCTTGAAGAGTGGCCTGATGGACTTTATCTCCATATGACGGGTCAATTTCATGCTTGAAGACCATGTTGAGGTGAGCCTTGATTTGCTTAACCTGTGGTGCTGTCAGCGGCTTTTCTCCTCCGCTCAATTCAAAGAAACCCTGTAACCAGTAACAAAAATCTTTAGAGGTCATAATTTACATATCCCTTATCCAGTTCAGTATACCATCAACTTGCAAGTTGTCAACAAAATCCTTGATATCCCTGTTATCGTATTTTGCAAAGAGTACACTGCGGTACTTGCTTTTCCCAGCAATTGCAGCAAACTTCTTTCGGCGCACTTTGTAGTCGTCCGTGATAGAGAATGCAGCTTCCTTTGAAGCACGCTCAAACTCAGATGCGCACTCCTCAATGATTCGCTCGTACTTACCTTTGATTTCCTGAATCTTATCTCCCATTTCAGGGAAATAAGACACTACTTCAGGAACTTCGCCCAAGCGGACAAGGTCCAATATGCGACGCTCACTAAAGTCAGAGCGTAAGTGGTGCAGGGCCACATATTTAAGGCCCTTCACCTTAACTCTGTTGAAATTCCCATCGACTACAACAAACCCTTCATGCTGAATCGGATTAAATTGCTCTGCAGCATCAAGGCACTCTTTCATGGAAGTAAGAGAGTAAGTCTGTGCTAGCTCAAAAACGTTAGAATACCCTTCGATAGGTATCTCTAAGTAACAGCTTTCTGGTCCTATTTCTCTAATGCCATGTAGAACTAGACGCAGTTCATCGTGCTGAACTACAACCTGATTCTCTTTGGCACAAAGCTCAAACATATAGCAGTGGTCACGAAGAAGGTTGTCTGGATTGCAGTAACCCATCTTCTCCCAGGCTTCCCAAAAAAGCATGGCAAATGTCTTTTCTGTGTAGTTAATTAGACAGTTGGCATCAGGAGTTCCTGAGGTCGAAACATGCCATTCATTTTGGTGCCAGTACAGCGTACATAGGCTTCCGTCCAGCTTTTCAAAGACTTTGGCAGTGTTCCAGTCAATTTTAGCAGCATGCCCTTCCCCATGATTGAAGAACTTCTTATAGGGGAATGAAACGATGTCCCAGTTACGGACAGAATCAAGGATGAGCCCCCGACACTCCTGTACAATCTCTTCGCCCATGGGCGAGCCAATGTCGTACTTTAGAAGTACAAGCCACAGATACTTGCCTCGTTTGGCAACAATCCCATACTGGGACTCCAGCTGCTCTAAAGTTCCTCCATTACGGAGGAATTCTTGTACTTTAAGTGCCATTGTATTTCTTCTGGTGTCAGTGCTTTAATTTTAGAGGATGGATTCGCACCAAGTTTCACGCCATTTTGAGGCGCCCGATACTCAACCGGCCCACTGACGTACCTCTAACTATGTTTGGTCCCAGCTTAGCTATACTGGAGCAGCGATAGTTACGCTGCCGCTATTCTATTATAGACCCTAGTCAACCCCTTGAACCAAACCGTTTTGTGTCAGCCGCTACAACCACATCTTCAGGTGTGTGAAAGACCATTACATTTAAGCCAGCACTAAAAATGTTCTCAGCAACATCAAATGGGTTGCAGTCTTCAATTTGCTGGCCATGTTCATACCCAAGTGCTCTTAGCGTTTCTTTAGCTTCGTATGCCCAGTCCCAAATAGTAACCCTCATTAATCATTCCTCTACATAGTGCTTCGGGTCAAACTGACCCTCTTCAAGAGCCCAATCCGAAAACTCACGCAACAGCTTGATGTAAGACCTACGCCGATTCTTAACGAACTTGGCATCATTCAATCCAGACAGGTCGTCCAGGATGGACTGAGGAAGCTTTCCAAGGACCATATGCTTTTCAATTTCCACATAAGCATACAATGCCACATTGACATCTTCGAAGGCCTCAACAAAGAGGTGTCCAACGATGTCAGAAGGCTCCACGGGCAAAGAAGAATAAATGTTTGTGAACACGGTGAACGGCTTAAATCGTCGCAGGTCCCCGTTCTTCTTGAGGTACTTAGAAATGCGCTTTGCGGCATTTCCAAGAGATTCCCGGTAAAACTTCTCAGTCTCCTTGTCCAGTTCCATAGCAGCCTCCTATGGTTTATACTTTAGCAACTGCATCGACCAATTGCAACCAATAAGTTGGAAGAGTATCCCATGGGTTTGAAAGGGTGTCTCCAGTAACATAGATGAGACCGATTCCCATAGCTCTCATGCTACTTGCAAGGGATAGCGCCTTAGTAACATCTGTTGCATAGCAGATGCCTGTAAAGTACTTGTCGGGGGCATCCTTGGCCCATGTGGGCAAAGCCAGAATATTCCCAGCCATTTCAGAGATAAGAATGGAGTCTGGGGCAGCCTGCGTATAATACTCCTGAGGGCAAATTGTGCCAGGGTTTGTAACGACATACGCACCAGGGCTCTGAGTCTTAATCCACTTGATTAGGTCCCTGTAAAACGCAACGTGTTCAAGCTTGTTTGACTGTTCATCAAGGAAAATATTAATTACTCCGTAATACGACTTCCACTTGAGTATGTCGGCTTGAATGTCGGCTAATGGGCGAGTTCCATAAACTGTTGAAACATATCCTAGAATCTTGCCGCCAGCTGCAATTGTTCGCTTGATAACGTCTGTGTACTGAGCATTGACACTTGTGCCTGGTCCATTTCCAGGGTTTGCAACAGCAAAAATTGGCACCTTGCTTGCAGCAGCAATAACCTGATTCCAATATGTAAGTCCTGTACCTCCTGGATAGAAGTAAGCGGGAACTAGGATTCCTGCCTTGTCCTGAACAACGGGAGGTGGAGGAGGAATTACAACGGGGTCAGGGACCGATGCAGCTGCAATTAGGGTTTCTAGAGATGAAGTCGAAAGATTCTTCTGAGTCAGAATGGCATTCTTTAGGCCATCTGTATCTGTCTTGACGTTGACCTCTAGACTATCGCACTCATCTATAAGTGTATTCCTAAGGTTTACGACATCGTTTAGGATTTGGACCTTTGCGTCCTCTACTCCAGAGACTAGAATGTCGTAGGCCTTGGTGTTTGTTACCTTCCAATCAGTTAGCTTCTTAATTAGTTCGTCTTTTGTCATTGGTTACTCCTTCGATGTGGTCTTCCAGATTGCCTTATATTCTTCCGCAAGCTCCACCAGTCCCATGACTGCATAGAAGCCAGCGTAGACCACTGCCGTTACCGGAGCAAAAACAATGATAGCTGTGCGAAGCGCCCAATTGGGCAGAAAACAAAACGGTGCCTTGAATTCAGGGTTGAATACTTTCATAAAGTTCGGATTCCTTTACAGAGTAATAGCTAAATTTTCTTGACTTCTTTAGCTTTAGCTTCTCTGCGGAACCGTTCTTTCTTTCTCACCTGTAGCAACCACTTGTCAAGCATTGGCTTGTAATATTGCATTGAGTAATGCGTGTCTATTTCGGCAAGTTGCTTGTCGGTAGGACAAACCATTGTCTGCTCGAAGGCTTTCATTTCCCCGGTTTCAAATTTGTGCCAGAAATTTGCTGCATTCCATGCGTCATGGGCAATGTATACTGTTACTGTATTTGTATTGTCAATAACAATCCAGTAGAGCCCGTCCTCCAGGTCTACTGTGCCTCGTGTTATAATACTGTCTTTAGGTTTATCAAAGGCGCACACGCTGAAGTTGGGACCTATGATTGTTTCACCTTTTGTAAGGGTGGCACACACATCCATTGCCATCTCTTCCCAGGTCCCAACTTCAGCGTATATCATAATTAGACAGAGTCTTTGTGTAAAGCCAATGCCTGTGCAGAAACTCTAAAAAGCCTTGCAAGGACAAGGTTATCTTTGTTTTTATTCCATCCCTTATGGTCCTCTTCAAGTTCCTTCGCAAGACGATGAAGTTCAGATGCAATCGGGCCTGGTCGTACTGACATTTTTGTTTCTGTATTGAAGCTAATTAAAAAGGCCTTACCCAATTCTTCTGATGGGGTGTAGTCAAATAGCGGAACAAGATTCTGGGCTACCTTTGTTAGAAAGGAATTAGCTGTAGGGTTATTTTTCCATGAAAAACGAACTGTTTTTGGTGGGACAACAACAGAGACAGGCGCAATGGGTGTAGAAACCTTAGCAGGACTCTTGACAAGCGGTGCCTCGTCCTGGAGAATATGGAAACCCTGGTCCTTTAGGAATTTTTCAACAACTGGCTTCATGTTAAGGTCTACATCCCAAGACTTTTCTGGGGCTTTGTTCCAGACAGCATCTGGGAATATTTTGCCAAAATTCCATGGCATATATGGAAGATAAATCTTTACTCTATCGCTTCCTGTAGAGGTTTTAACTGTTTTGAATTTTGCAATCTTAGGTATATTTACCATTTCGAGCGTTCCTTTCGACGAACTTCGTGATTTGTAATAAGCCCGAAACCACGACGGGCTGGACACTACGTCCTAGCCTCAACTATAACTAAGTTTAGTAAGAAAGTCAATAGACTTTTAGGCCAAAGAATTTGCAGGCGGGACACCATGAGTGCCCGCATGTACAAAAAATTTCATAATCAACGCATTCTTTCTCTGTTGATAAAGAGAGTCGAGCATTCACCCTGATAGCAAGATACTCTAGGTCTTCTTCGTCCATAGAATTTACGATTCCGTCAATGAGCTTGTTTATATCGGTCATAGGCTCCTCAGGTAGTCTTGAATGTTGGAAACATGAAGGGTCTTTTTGTCGGGGGTTCCGACTGCTCCACAGCTTTCACACAAAGAAAGCCTGGCCCAAGCTTCATATCTTGCAAGGGCCTTTTTAGAATACTTTGGAACCTTGATATAAAGTGCAAGAGACACAAATCCGAGGCCCATCATCAAAACGGTGCTGGCCTGACTTAGTTGTCCTCCTAGAGCAAGCGAGAGAGCGGAAACTCCAAACATACCAATGGCTACACACAAAAATGGAAAATCCTGAGCAATGATGTTGGGTGGTCTACAAGCATGCCCAACTGCATTCATTTGCATTGTAATGCCACCACCCACGCCCTCAGTGGTCATACCCACAACCATACCAGCGACATTAGATTTTTCGTAGACCATTTGAACCAACTTCATTCGGTCTCCACAGTATGGACAGAAGTTCATCATGAACTAATGATAACAGCCTTGAATCTTAAGTCAAGGGACAAAAGAGTGAAACAGAGCAACAATCATTTAGGCTATAAGGGATAGAGGATTATATCATGGCGAACAAGTACGAGTCAAGCTTTACTATATCGGTAGTGGGAGAAACTACGGGTGAAAAATGGAGCGGTGCATTTAAAGTTAAAACACGGTTTTCCCATCGCGACGCATTAATCAGGGACCAGCTGTATCGTGACTTCATCGGCAAGCAACCAGGCGAGCCTAGCAAGTACGTTAGCCAGCTTGCAACCATTTTTTCAGAGCTAGGGGTCCGTATTGTTGGTGAACCACCTTCATGGTGGGTTTCTAGTAATGGTGGCCTAGACCTTGAAGACCTTGATGTAGTCGTAGACATTTACAGTAAGGCCATGGAAGCTGAAAAAGCCGCTAAGGAAGAACTGAAGGGCAAAGCAGAAAAGGCCACGGAAAAACTCAAGAAAGAGTAATGGACCTATATACCGCTATACGCTTAAATGCGTTAAGCGATGTTCTCAGCGGAGACGATACAGAATATATTCTCCGGTATATCTTTCGTTGGTATTCAAAGACCTTCGCTACGCCCCTACACCTAGTAGAGGAATTACCTCTAGAGGATGTTCTCACTGCGTACTATGAATCTAAGTACGAGGAGATGAAGGAGCCTGAGCTTGACATGGAAAAAGCCTCTCTCCTGGAAACAGAAGAAGAGAAAGCTTCTCGTTTGCGCCAAGAAGATGAAGAAGCTGCGGTTCAAGCAGACCTCATGAGTAAGAAGGAGATGATGGAGAATCTTTTCAAGACAGAAAAGAAACACATTAGCAAGCTCCCAGGTCTGGGTCAGGTAACTGAACAGCTTTCTGAACAGCTTATTGATTTGTCTTCTGTTGTATCTGGGGACAAAAAAGGTTCAACCATACTTCCTCTAGAAAGACCATTTAAAATGCGAGAACCTATCCTGCCCTCGCCCAATGTAGAACCAGAAATCAGTATGCAGTTTCTATCTGATGACGAGGAACTGCCTTTAGATATGGACCCAATGCTATTTAGCATGTTGAAAAAGTCGGACCCTGACAGCAATCTATAACTCAGTAAGATGGCTGATAAAAATATTAAAATCAGCATTATAGTTGACCAAAATTCAGCTGCTAATGCAAAGCGACTAATTGAGGGCATTAACTCTGAAGTCACTAAACTCATAGAGAATGCTCAGCGAGCAACCCAGGTATTGGGTGGAGTAGGTGGTGGTGGTGTTAAAGTCGCAAACAACAATATCAGCATTCCAGGTCTGGGTGGTCCACAGGGAGCCGTCTCTAGAGGTATTGGTGGAATTTTCGGTGGCATTGCCAGTGGCATTACTAGTATCAAAGGCGCTATTTTTGGTAGCAAGCAAATTTTTAAAGACATCTCTGATGGTCTAAAGACATTTAGTGACCAGGGAACTGTAAGTATAAATACGCTGACAGATAGCGTACAAAAACTAAACACAGCCCTTACTTCTCTACGTGGTGCTGCAGGTAATATAGGCGGGATAAATTTAGGTGGAGGTGGATTCGGTGGTGGAGGTGGGTTTGGAGGAAGAGGGCCAACCGGAACTTTATTAGGTATGGGTCCTCAAATGCAAACCGCTTCTCCAGGTATGCCATCGCCTGCGACACCTACGATGCCTCCAATTGCACCAGCACCAGCTATGTCACCACTCAGAGGCATGATAAATCAGATTGGCGGTGACATGCTTGGCCAATATCTTGGCCAGGGTATTATAGGCAGAGCAATGAGGGCTGGTGTTCCGGGGGCGGGTTATGGTGGTGCAGTTGTAGGTGGCCTTGCAATGGCTGATAAGTTTACGGGATGGGTTAACTCAGAAGAAATGCAGGGCAATGACTTTAGACAAAAGTCCGCTTGGTTTGCAATGAATCAAAGAGCCTCCTTCGCTGGATTGACTCAGCAGGGTCGCTCAATTCAAAAAGGTAACTATGCTCTAGCCTATGCCATCCAAGGCCAGCAAGAATTACTAAAGCCCATTCAAGCGCTATACAGTGAAAAAAATGTAGCAGACATGGACCGCATTCTGAAGATGAAGGCGGGCTATGCTTCAGAAACAGGAAAGTTTGGGGATATCTGGAGTACCGTCTCAGAAGAGACGAAACATGCAATTCTTCAAGCTCGTGAAGCTGTAGGTGGTGAAAATGCTGCGGCAGGAATAACTGAAACAGAAAAAGAAAGAATTTACAAAACAAGTAGAGCAGCCCTTAATCAAAAAATGGCCGAAGACCAGCAAGCTGCAAATGCAAAGGCTATGGAAGCTCAGATGGCAACCAGCCCTAGAATGGTTGAGGCATTTCAGAGAACAAGCGCTGAAGCTGCTGGAAGAGCAGCCATGGCACGCGCGGGAGGTTATGGGGGTTTTGGCAGAACCGTAACTATAAGCGGAAGGCAGATGGAAGCAGGGACTGCATTAGCTGGACGTCTTGAAGCAAAAGGCATGTCTATAAGTGAATTGATGTCAGGTAGAGCTTCGTTGATTCAGAGCATGGGCGGTCGATATGCTAAATTTGCAGAAGGCCTATCTGATAGGGCGGCGGGTGGATTTACTGGTACACCTGGTTTGATGCAGGCCTTTATGGGAGCCGGTGGAGACCCCGGTACAATGTATGGGATTGCAAAGTCTATTACAGGAAGAGGTGGATTAGGAACAGCAGCTGCAAATGCACTTAGTAACCAGATTTCAATGCAAATTGAAGCTGCTCCAAACTTAGGAGCAGCTGGTGCTGAGGTGTGGGGTGGATTTACCAGAACCATGGCAGGAGCATCTGCTACCGGAAACGCAGCCACTGACCTAACCATTGCTAGACAGCTAGGCAAGGGAATGATGCTTGCTGACGTTTATGCTGGCGGCAAAATGGATAACCTAAACGACGCCCTTAATCAGGCGGCGATGGTCAGCGCATTCGGAGATAACAACCTTGCAATCTCTGCATACGCAAAAACCTCTGAAGCAGAGAAGATGGCAATTATGAGGGCAATGGACGAAAATCCCGAATATATATTGCCCGCAAGATTTGCAAAAGCAGGAATCACTAAGGAGTCATTTAGGCAAGCTACCAACAAAATTGCTGGTGGAATTTTCCATGGCCTAGCAATGACACCATCTGCGAAAGCAACTCCTATGGGAAAGGCAATAGAGGCTTTCAAAGAAAGAGGATATGATTCCCTAGAAAGTTGGAAAGAACTTGGCTTTGAAAATAAAGCTAGCATGGCTGGTGCTCTCGGTGGTGGAGCAAGTATTAGAGCAGGCAGAGGCGTTGGCATGGAGGCTGGTCTTGGTCTTATTAGACTTGGCAGAGCAAATAGGGGTGACTTCAAAGACCTGGAAGGAACTGGTACTGGACCCCTTGG